GCACTGAGGAACGGAATCTGTTTGAACTCGTTCGCAGTTTCGCAAATGACGTGCGACTGGTTGAGAACGAGAATCTTCTGCTTGCGGTCCCAATACTCCAGAATTTCCATCTTCTTCATCCGGGGGTCCGGTGATACTTGGATGTTCATGTCTTCAGAGTGGTGGACGATTCCTTTGGCGTGTGTCAGCCCTTCGGACATCGTTGTCTTCTGGGGCGCTTCTTGGTCCCAGATACCTTGCAGTTCAGATTCGGTTGGGATGTTCCAACCCTTGATTGCGTCACCTTCCTCGCCGTCTTTCTTCGCGTTCTCAATTGCCTCGCGGAGAGCGTTGAGTTGGTAGTAGTCCATGTACTGAACGTCTACAACCCACGCGGCGCGACGGATGTCACTGACCCAAAGCTGAGGGTCAACGTACACCTTGTCGATTGGTCGCCATTGGAAGAACGGCATCGGCACCGTCTTGACTTCCTGTTGGATGTCAGGCGGCACGTCTGTCGGCATGGAGACGGTGGTGTTAGCGGCTTGAGGGTCGCCCGCCGGAATGTCCAGCTTGGTCGCCTTCCGCTTGTAGGTGATGATGTCTTTCCAGTTGTAGCCCCACTTGAAGATGCCCGTTCCGAGGAACGCCATCTGTTCGAGTCCCCACTTCGTCTGCGTTTTGAATCCGCATTCGTCGAGGATGAAACTGAACAGTGCCGTCTTCGCATCGACCACTTCCTGCTTCGTGCCGGGATGTGGACGCATGAGCATCGGCGGGTCGTCGTAGAACAGACCCTTGTAAAGCTGAGGGACAACCGCGTTGCAAACCTTCGCCACGGTAAACCGCTGGACGTTTGGTTCGAGGATGTAGGTGTTGTCGTAAACCGACATCGGTCGCGGGGATTGATAAAGAAGGTCGGCATCGCGCCAGAGCAATGCCCACTGGTTCTTCTCAATGTAGTTCCGCGCCATGTTCGCGCTCTGTACGACGAGAGTCAGCTTGTTGTTCTTCGTCTTCAGAGAGCCGTCGGGGTTGAAGTCTCCCGGCTGGAGAGAACCTTTCGCCATCCCATCTGTAGGCGGTGCCACAGGCAGTTTAGTTGCTTCCATGATTCTCCTAGCCCATCAAGTCTGAGAGCGGGTTGTTGTTTGCCCACAACGCTTCTTCAGCATTGCGTCTGGCAACCGCGTCCGGTGCTTGGTCGGGGAACTCCAACTTCGTATTCTGTGCGTTGTACTTGTCGTATTTACCGAGTCCATGCACCATGTCGTAGTGTGACTTCGCCATCGGGTCGGGCGTGAAGTCCAGTGACGCTGCCTGAATCTTTGCTTCGGCGTCTGCGTAGCTGGAGAACGTGTTGACCATGATTGCGAGGGCATCGACGATGTCATCGTGCGTGCTCGACGCCGTGCCGAACTTCGACAACTCATCGTAGAGTTCGTCGAGGGACGGGCACGTGTTTACGAACTTCAGGCGGTCGTCTCCAAGGAATCGGAGAACCGGACCAGCCTTCATCTGCTTGGAGTTTTTCTTGTTGCCCTGTCCAAGCGGGATGAGTTCAACGGGACAACGGACTTTCAACTTGTCCATCTCGCGGTAGACTTCCCGCTGGATGTACTTCATTGCTCCGGTGTCTTCAATGCAAACTCGTTTCGGCTTCCATTGGAGAGCCGTCGCCGCAATCATCGCGGGGAGCGTGTACTCGTCATAGCGACCGCGTTTCATGTCGATGACGTAGAACCGTCCGCCGTAAATCAGTGCGGTGATGATGACCGTGTAGTCCGCCCACGACTTCGTGCTGTAAGCGGTGTCCACGCACGTCACAATCATCCCGGTGCCGGGAACCTCAACCGCGTTCACAGTTTTGCGAATCAGCAGTTCCCGTGGGAACTTGATGACGTGCATCTGTGTCGGGTCGTTGAGGTACTTGATTGCGAAGTACGGGTCGGTCTTTTTCAGATAGCGCAGGTTGGCATAGGTGAGAGAGTTCGGATTGTCGGGCACGTTAAACCACAGCGCCCAATCATTCTCGACCATCTCCTCCTCAATTTTGCCTTGCTTGACAGCGTCGAGGTTTGCCCACCATGCAGGACGGATGTAAATCTTCATGGGGAACTTCTCCCCATCTTCCTCATACGCCTGCTTGTTTTTGATGTCTTGACCGTAGGTATCTTCGGCGTCGTACCATGTTCCAATCTTGTCGTAGAACCCATACGGGTGCAACATAGCTTGGTTGATACTGACTTGCTTGTTGACCGCCTTCAGGCGTTCAACGGTGAGCGAGTTTTCGTTGGTCACCACGTCGTCCAGTTTCAGGACGCATACGTGGAAGCCCGTCAAGGACTGCTCAATAGACGCGGAAAATATCGTCGGCTCTTTCCCTTTGATGGCGGTCGCGGGGGTTTGGAACTCGTTCGCTTTACCTTCATCAACCGGGATGCAGTGCTCCGCAAAGAGCACTTGGAACATTTTGTAGGTGCCGTCGTCGAACTGCTTCGGACGATAGCACTTCTTCGGGACCATCAGGTCTTGGTACTCAGGCGTTCCTTCTTCGAGCGTGAAGTGCTCTTTGATTTCACCGATGAACTTGTCAGCCAGCTTCAACACGCCGGAGAGCACGAGAATCGTGACTTCGGGGTACGTGATGATGTACTGGATGCTGTCTGCCATGTTCATCGTGGATTTGAAGCCGCCACGAGGGACCAAGAGAAGCCGTTGCTTCTCCTCAATGTATTGCATGGCGAACTCTTTGAAGTTCACCTTGGTTGGGTCTTTGCGGACGAAGAACTCGTTGCAGATTTCTTCGTGCGTGTTGTGAATCGTACCGTCTTTCCAAACGTACTCGCCGTCGGACATTTCTTTGTAGCCGAGCAGCTTGCACAGGAAGAACAGATTAGTTTGCGCGAGGAACCGCGCACGTGCGATGAGAGTTGGGTCAACGAGACCGAACTTCGCCCACACCTTCTTGCAGCGTTCGAGGCGCTCTTTGTTCATGCGCTTCAGGCTGGCTTTCGCCCGCTCGTCGAACTCCACGTCCGTCATGTCTCGGTGCTGGTAGTTCTTATCCAGCCGATGCTTCTCCACAAGGGATACGAGTGCGTCCACTTTCACGGCGTTGCCTCCACAATTCAGCGTAGGCAACAATCTTTGCGAGAACGGTCGGAGAGTCTTTAGCGAAGCCGAGTATAACATTGCAGGAGTGGCAAAGAATGCCACGAATACATTTCCCACAACTTCTCGAACTATCACAGCAAGCATGGTCGTGGTCAACGCACCATCCCCGCCCTCCGGGTTCTGTAGCCCCGCATGAAGCGCAACATCGACCTTGCGAATCGAATAGCGCATTCCACGCATCCGAGGTTAGCCCGTATTTCTCACGTCTACGTTTCTCAACGCATCGTTCGGGATTATCATCACGCCAACGCTTTGCGTAAGCAGCGTGCTCCTCTGGATGTTCTTTCGCACGCTTGCTAGAACGGGCGATAACTGCATCACGATTTCGGTCGTAATAACGACTAGCCGCGTCTTTCTGGTTCTGCGTTTGCATATTTCTCCTGATAAAAGAAATGGGCGATTGTTATCAGCAATCGCCCGCCAACGGGTAATTAATCCGTCAGGATGTTCTTTACTTCTTATGCGACCAACCGTGCATCGCCACTGCGAGACGCCCCATCGCCGCCACATGCGGATTCGATGAATTTGCCGCTTCTTGTTTCTTCACCATCGGGATAGGTTCTCCCTCGGGAATACCTAGATGCCGATGCAAAGCCCCGCCATGCAATTTGTGCATGGAGCGGGCGAAGTGTTGTTTTTCGCTAGGACTGTGTTCCATAAAAGCATCCTCTACTGCGTTCGTGTCTTTGTCGTGATTGTCCGGGTTCTCGTGAGCCGGGACAACCTTCTCGCCCTCGTGGAGTTGATAGACTCCAGTCTTCGGGACGCTGTCACATCCGTCTTTGTACGAGCCGAGTGACTTCGTCCAATCACCGATGTCTTTCGGTGAGATAGGTTTCTCGCCTTTGATGGGCGCACGTTTGACGTGTTCCCAAGGCTGCATTGGTTCTTTCGCACGCGGCTTCGTATCGACAGGTGCCGTCGGCGTTCCGAGAGCGGCAGCGGTCATCGCCGCACGCTCGTGCAGTTCGTTCCCCAGACCGTCGGTCTCGGCGTTGCCCGCCTTGATTGCGTCTGAAGTTTGTTTTACCTTGTCGAGTATTCCCACGTTACGCTCCCGGCATTGGTGATGGAGCAGCCGTCATCGGTGCCGGAGCAGCCGCGCCTTCAGCGGGAGCCGCTTCGCCATCGTTCGGTGTGCCCGCGTGGTCTTCCATGTGATTGTGGAGTTCACTCATGTCCGACATGACGTGAGTCTCGTCGGGGTGATGCTCCGGGTGGTGATGTTTGTGGGTGATGATGTGCTTGCCGTTCGCGGACTTGGTGTGAACCATTTCCTTGATTTCTTTCTTCGGCTTTTTGTCACCCTTCGTAATTCCTGCAAACGGGTCCATTTTGTTTTCCTTTGCGGGGACGACTTTCTCCCCTTTGTGAAGCAGCGCGGGACCAGTCTTAGGTACGAAATCTGTTCCGTGCTTGTACGAACTGATGTGCGGCTCACGAAGTTGTTCGGGCGTCATCACATCGGAATGAATTGGCTTGGTCTTGACATCGACCTTTTGCACATCGCCTTTTGCGCCGCCCATGCGATACCACTTGCCTGAACTGTTCGAGGGCAACTCAGTATCCCATCGGGGTGCGACGTTGTGCGGGTTGGGGAACACGGGACCGGGGAAATCGGCGGGTGCGCCCTTGCCCTTCGGTTTGTCAGCCATGAGACCTACTTGTTCGGAACGAGAGCCAGAGCATCCATGTCAAGCGTGAATGCTGTCGGGTCGATGCCGAGTTCTTTGACAATCTCAGCGGCGACGGCGTTCGTCGCGTTGAGTTTGTCCATGTAATCGCGCTGGGTTTTGTCAAACAAAATACGTGCGCTCATCACATCGCGCTGTGCCAAAAGCAATTTCAGCTTGTGGTCAGCCAACAGCACCGGAACGATTTGCTCCGGTGCCGTGGTAGTTGCTTCTTTTGTCGCCATAAGTCCTCCTCAGGTTTATGCTTATCCGAATCCTAACACTGTCGGAACAACCGCGTTCAATCCTGATGTTGCGGGGATTTCTTGGGGTGCCCCAGATACAAATCGAAACAGGCGGATTTTACCGCCGTCTAATACCGAGAACAGTGGAACATTTAGAGAGTTTTGCGAAGGAGGAACTTGTCCCAAGCACACCCCTAAAAAATTGTTGTAGTTAAGACCTACCACAGAAACAGGTTCGCCGCCTGCGGGATAATCAATGATTGTCACGGTTGCAAAAACCGTAAGACTACTGAGTTGACTCAAAGTATGACTCATGGATTCCTACGATTCAAACATGACGAAGGGAATACCCGTTCCCATCGCTACCGCAGACGCCGAAAAGGTTCCGAGACTCGCAGGGATGTCCCCAGATGAGGCTCCGTTAGACGCTTTGAAGAACTTCGTGGTATTCGCATTCAACGTCGCCATCAAAGATGACCCGATGTTCCACGGAGAAAATGGGTAAAAGTTCGCCGTCGTGTTGGACACTGTCCAAACAAACCGATAGGCTCCCGGCAACAGGAGGTATGTCGCAGTCAACGTGATGGCGTAACTCGTGTTACTCGTTGCTAGACTCTGGGAATTTGAAGAAAAAATTTTGTTCCCCAAGGAGTCGCTAAGACCGAAAGCCCCGGTCACCCCAGCCGCACCAACAGAACATCGCGCAGAAATGTGTTTCACTATCTGGGCTTGCCAAAGGTTAAACAGAACTCCATCTACGTCGCCCCCAGCGGTAACGTTAGCAGTACCTGCCCCTGACCCAGACCATTGCTGGCTGCCGGGAGAGATGAAGTAATTGTTCGTGGTCAACGAACCAGAGTTGAGCAACTGGTAATTAGTCCCGTTCGAGAACAGAAGCGCCGACGAACCCGGAGGCATGACCATGATAGTCGCACTATCAATCGTGGATGTCGTAGGCGTCACAGTAATAACGCCCGTGCCGATGTTCTTGAGCCAGCACCACCAGCCGTCAATGAATGTCGAACTCGCTCCTGCTTGTGGGAGCGTAACTGCGATAGCCGCTGCGTTGCTGAAGGTCACCGTCGTCGCACGGTCAGAATCTTGAACTGGGTAGGAAGTTCCAGTCTGGGCATTGCGACCGAGTTTCATTTCAGCCAACTTCAACATCGTATTTGAGTCAAGACCCGCGTAACCGCTGGCGGTGTCTTTTTGAGAGAGTAGTTGGTACGTCGCACTCAACGAGGGGATGTCCGCCGCGACGAGAGCACGAAACGCTGGAGTAGCAGCGCCGCCAGAAGTGGGACCAGCAAACACAAAATTTGCAGATTCATTCGCCCAAGAGAGAGCGATAGTTCCACTCGTCGTGATAGGTGAACCGCCGACAGTAATTTCCGTAGGGGCGGTCAACGCCACCGAAGTAACGGTTCCTGTGCCGGGGGTAAGAACTTTCAGCTTGTAAGACGATGACGCGTTGTCCCAATAAATGACGTAACCATCTTGACCAGCACCCGCCGTCCCGATAGTTGCATCAAGAGCAGCGCCGCGCAGTTTGATGACCGAGGAAGCCGTGCTTCCAGAAGTCGTGACATCACCAGTGAGGTTGCCGACTGCAATTGCAGAGCCGCCTGCTCCAATGATAAGTCCCCCAGCAGTGAGGCTGGTGCTCGTGACGTATGGCAGCGCCGGAATGTCGGCTGCTACCAGAGCACGGAAACCGGGGGTCGCCGCACCGCCAGAAGTCGGACCAGCAAACACGAAGTTTGCGGTCTCGGTCTTCCACGTCAGTGCGATAGTCCCGGCTGAAGTAATCGGTGAACCTGAAACGTTGAACTCTGTAGGAGCGGTGAATGCAACCGAAGTGACGCCCAGCGCCGCGAGGGTGATGGTCGTTACATCGTTGGTGTTCGAGACCGATGCAATACCATTGGTGAAATCAAGTTCCGAAATTCCATTGATATTGATTTTGGTCGTCGCCATTCGCTATCCTTTGAACATATCAGGCAGCGTCCGCCAGTGGTCTCGCGCCGTGACCCACATGCCCTTGGCGGGTGAGTACGGGTCGTAGAGAGTCCTGAAGATTTCTTGCGCCCTGTAAAAGCCTTGTGTCAACTCTCCGATTGCTCGAAGATACATCATCACCGTGATAGGGCTGCGGGAGTGTCCCGCATTGCAGTGGACGAAAACCGTCTCACCCTTCTGCCGCATCCTGTGAATGAATCGAAGCCCTGCTTCCAGAGGCTCCCACGGAATCATCGCGGGGTCTTCATGGTCGATGAGGTTGAGCGCCATCACGTTGCCGCGTTGGACAAAGTAATAGTTGTCATCCTTCGGAGCGCCGAGAGTGGTGTACTCTAACATTGAGCGGTGGCTGTCAATCCCATCTTTGCAGCAGCAGAGCCGCGCCATTCGCCGTCGTTTCGCTTCGGGCACGTCCTTGTCACTTCCAAGGTAAAGCCCATCAATAATTTTCTCCACCTAGCAGTCCGTCAGGATGATGCTAGACTTCGGTGCCGGAGCAGGATTGACTTGCGTTGGCACAGCAGTTGGAACTTGTGTTGGTCCGCCCTTGGCGGCTTTCGCTTTCGCGGCTTTCTCCACGAGGTCGTTGACATACGACCGGAGAACGACGTTCGCAAAATCAACTGCGAACTTCAGCGACGTGGCGTCGAGAATCATTTTGATTCCGTTGCAATCCCACGCCTTTGCGAACATCTTCACATCATTTGGGTCAACTTGCGGGTAGCTTATCGGCATCGGAATCCTCCTCAAGAAACTTTGCCATCTTGTCGTTGAACTCGCCTTGGGTCAAATCGTCCGTGGGCTGGTTGCCCGAACCTGTCGAGTCATGGAACGAAATTTTGTAGAAACTGCGGAGCACGCAGAATCGGTCGAACCACCGCAGCCGCGTAGCGGGCGGATTTGATTTGTTAAGTGTTTCCTTCAGCGCAATCTTCGCTGCATACTCTCGTCCGAGTTTTGGCATGTTGCCTCCCCGGAGCGAGATGGGTAATGGGGGCACGTCGCCGCGTACTTATTTCCTGTGGTGACGGCGCGGATTCACAGTTGTCCGCGAAGTGATACGGGTCCAAGAGAACATCGTACAAGATGTTCACGGCGGTATCCTTCTCTCCTCCGAATTGAAATCTTTGCCTCGCCCCCTCGCGGGTCGGCTGGGCGTCGAGTCCGTTTGTGAACGGACAAACATTTTCGATTACTCGGTGTTGGGTGCTTGCGACAGACCGTTGGCGGGTTGAGAACCCGTTGGCGGGGTTGGGTCGCCATGCCCTGCGGTCGAATCATAGGATGGGACAAGCGTGTTGCCCACGTTTCCTGCGGTGCCGTCGGAGAGCAGAACTGCTGCACACTGCACAACGCCACTCACCAGCTTCAAACCTGCTTTGCCGGGAGGAACGGTGCCAAGAATCGTGCCGCTGTCATACGGAGTAATTGTTTCGAGGGATGATGCGGAGCTGCCGGTGCCGCTCAACTGGTATTGCTTCACGACGCCCACGGGCTGTACGCCTGCGGTCGCATCGCCTGCTGGTTTCAGAATTGCGCCTGCCATAGTTTTCCTTTTAGTTGTCGTACCAGTCTATCGTCAGCCCGTCCGCCGCGTACTTGCTTGTGCGTTTCGAAACGAGTCCTGTTCGGTAGACATCTCCTACGGGGTTCTTCCACTCCCGGTTGCGGTCGTACTGATGCACGATGCAGAAGGGCTGCGTGGAGCCTTGAGGATAAAGGATTCCTTTTTTCAGGTCGGGCTTAGGGTCCAGCCAGAAATGATTCGGAAGGTTTCCGAAACAGTACCCGATGACCGCGAATCCTTCGCTCAGTCGTGGGACGAGTGTGATGCTTTCAAAATCTTTGTCGCGGGCTATGATGTTGAGCGCCGCCTGCTCTGCAATCTCTTTGGTGCCCGCTGCGATGTCGCACGTGCGCCGGAAGATTTCCGCCAAAACTTCAGGCGTTCCCGCGAACGTTCCACCGTTAAGGGCTTCGTGTTCTCGGATACGAGCGTAGTCTTCAGGAGTAAACATCGCCTTGCACCAATTGTCGTTGCAGGCTTCGTTCTTGATGAAGTAACTCTCGGTTGCGATAACCAGTTTCTTATCGCCCAGATTTTTCTCCAACCATTCAGAAGGGTCGGACTGGAAGACCACGTCCCTGATGTCCATCCAGAGAACGTATCTGAACTCGTGTCCACGGTCGCGCAAGAACTGGTAAGCCAGCCTGTCGCGGTACTCGTAGAAATTTTTGTGCGCGATGTGCCAGTCGGAACTGGTCTCGCCTTGCGGCACGTCAATCAACTCGAACCCATGTTCGATGAGTTTATTTCTAACATCAGCGGCGAGGTTCCACACAAGCAGAATCTTGCGACCACGAAAGCCACACCGCTTGGAGGAGACCATGTAGGCTTCAATCCAATCGAAGCCGACGTTGGCGAAGACGCCGAGAAGCAAATCGTTCGTGGCGTCCATTAACCCTCCGCAAATTCCGTGATGTACTCAGCCAGCGCCGCTTTCCAGTGACGCGGCGTGAAGCCGTCGATAGGCGTGTTGACGAGAACTTCCGAGCGCGGTCGAGCCGCGTGATACTCCGTCGAGAAATACGAGGAGTCCACTGAGACGACCGAGACTTCCCGGTCGAGCAGTCGGACGAACTCTTTGGCAATTTCGTATCGGGTTGCGGCTCCCTCACAGCACACATGAAATGTGCCGAAGTCGCCGGAGTCCAGAATCTTCTCCAGCGCGACCGCAAGGTCGGGGAGGTACGAGAGGCTGCCTGACTTATCGCCCACCGCAGCTATGGGCGTTTGCCCGCGCTCAATCTGGCGATAAATCTTTCCTATGAATTTTGTATCGTGCTTGGGTCCGCCGCCGAAGCACCATTCGGTGCGAAGGACGACGTGCTTGATGAGAGACCGTGCGACGTTTTCACCCATCAGCTTAGTTTTACCGTATGTTGAAATCGGTCGCGTGGGTGAAAGGATGTCATACGATTCACTCTCGCCGTCGAAGACGCAAGCAGAACTGAGATAAACGTAGGTCGCGCCGATGCGCTCTGTAACGAACGCGATGTTCGCGGTTCCGAGAACGTGAGTCCGCAGAGCCTTCTCTGGGTTGAGTTCGCATTTCTCCATGTCGCAGATGGCTGTCAAATTGATGACAACGTCCGGGGCGAACAGATGAATGTCCGTCCACACCGCTGAGAAATCCTCAACGTCGATACGGGGGATTTTACCAACTCCGGGTGCTCGAAGGGTGTGACGCTTGCTGAGATGTTTGATGAACGCGTGCCCAAGCATTCCTGAGCCGCCGAAGATGTAAATCTTCATCAGAATCCGCCTTCTCGCATTCCCCCCTTCGGGTCGGTGTGAGCCTGAATCAAAACTTCTCCAAGCTGTACGATATTGTCGCGTGTCCAACGTTTCTTCGCAATGATGCCGCGATAGTAAAGCTGGTCGTGAACGAGTGAGCCGGGAGTCCACGTCGGAGTCGCGTCTTCCTTGCGGAGCCACGCCTCTTGAGTGTCGTAACTGAAATCACAAACCCCTGTCGGCAACCGCATCCCGCAATGAACTACTTTCACGAGAGGGTCTGCGAACGGCGCTACCATCTTGGAGAGATAGCCGGGGAGCATGTCGTTGTCGTCGTCGAAGCAACAGACGAGGTCGCCTGTCACATATTGATAGCCACCGTTTTTCGCGTAGCAAGGATTCGCCTGTGCGCTGTGTTCGTAAATCTTGATGCGCGAGTCGTCAGGCAAATCGACTTTACCGCCGCTCTCGTTGTTGATGACAATCAACTCCCAATTGGCGTAGTCCTGCGCGAGAAGTGTTTCGACCGTTCGCCCGATGATATGCTGGCGACGGTAGGTGCCCATGATGATGCTGACCTTGGGCTGGTAATCCGTGAGCGTCACATGCGGCGTGACATCGACGACCATAATCCAGTGATACGTGCAGTAAGGAAACAGGTCGGAAATTTTTGGTTCGTCCAAGAACTCCAGAACTTCGTAGTCGTGTCCGACCATCAGCGGCGCGATGTGCGCCTTGAACGCGGCGGCGAAATTGCCCTTCGCGTTGACGATGCAGTACGAGACTCCGCGCTTTCCGTCGATGTTGTGCGTCCACCATTCGGGGTAGGTTTGATAACCCCAATCCTGTGTCAGCCCATCAGCGGCGTAGCGTCCGTTACGCGGCTGCCGTAGTATCGGCGGGCGTCCCGGTATCGGTTTTAGTTTCGGCTGGACTTGCGACATGCTTCCCCATTGCTCGTCGAAAATTTCTTTCTGCACAGCGGGCTTGCATGAGTGAAACGATGCGAACCTGTCGAGGTTGAACGCCGACGGTACGATGTTGTACGACTTGCCGAATCCGTTCTGAACTTCAGGATGACGGAATGCAATCATCCCCTTCTGCTCCATCACACCGCCAATCCAAAGGTCGTCAGCGTAGTTGGTGATGGGCGCGGCGATGATAGCTTTCATCGCGGCGGCAGACAACGTCATGCAACCGCCGGGAACAAACGTTCCATTCGGGCTACCTGCATAGTCGTGTTGCCAGTTGAGTTTGAAAAATTTCACAGCGTCGAAGTACGTGTCGTCATCGCAGCGGACGATGTAATCATATCCGTTGTCGAGAGCGTACTTGCAAATCGCTTTCATCTTCGCGGGGTTCTGCGTGTACTGGTCGCCGCACGAAAGAAAAATTTCATCTTCGAGAGGCTGGCGGTCGGGTCCAGTCACAGCAACGGTGCGAGGATTTTGATTTGACTTCGCTCCCTGCGTGCGGAGACGGTTGCCGTAGAAAAATTTGAGGGTGAGTTCCGGGTCGGAAACTTTCGGAACGAGAGTTGCCCACGTGCTGCGAATCGTATTCACTCGAAGGGGCTGGTCAAGTTGGCGTTGGTCCTTCAGCCAGTCTTGCGTCAAATCGTCGATGTAGTAATCCAGACGATGACATGTCATAACCGCGATGAGAACTTTCAATGTTCCTCCTCAGAAACAATTCGAGCCGCATCAATGGGGTATTGATGCGGCTCTTAAACTCGGGAACGAGCCTGTCGTTAGACAGGGGAGGAGGTCTCGTCCCGTTTTTCAATCTTGTCTACGTAATCAAGAACTGATTGCGCCACAAGAGTTCGTAGGGAAGGATTCATATCAATGGCGTACACAAAGCCATTATTGCACACGCGGCAGAGAAGCCCTCTCACGCACTTCTCGCAGCCAATCTTTCCTGAACAATGTTGATGGTCGTGGTCTACGTGCGGCGTCTCTGTGAAGGCACATCCACAAATCGCGCAACCCTGAGCGAACAGAGTGTCATACGTTTCCACAGACAGACCGTGCATGTTGCGCCGCCCTGTCGAATATTCTCGTTTTCGTTTTCGTTTCTTGGAATGTTCAATACCACATGGAACACACCAGCGTTGCGCCGTTCCGGTTCCTTCGTAGGAAGCGCCGCAGGAGATACAAACCTTCGTTTTCATGTTCTTCCCTTCAAGAAGAATTTGGGCGGCGTTGAAGGCACCGCCCAGACATGGGTAATTAGTCCACGTCGTTTCGTTTAAGATGTAACCGTCTTTCGTCCAGTCTAATGAGCTATGTCTGCTGGATGGGCGGCGGTTTAGCCGAAGTCTCGAAAGTCTCTCCATACCTTCTCACCCATCGTAGGATAGGGGCTGTTTGGCTGGTTAAATTTGGTCAAGCTGTTGAAAACACTCAGAAAATAATTGTTTGCGGATTCCGCGCTCCTGTGCATGTAATTTTTACACAGATAACGCGTACTAACGCGTAAACGGTTTACGCGTTTCGATTTCCTTTGTAATCAACGACTTAACTCATTTTTCGCTCTAACGCGTAAATTTCCCTTATACGCACACCCCCCTAAGAAAGTATCTAAGTATAAGAAAACAATCAATTTTTCCTGATGACTATATCAGGTGGGTGTGTAAGAGTTCCGTGTTTACGCGTTAGGAAAGTCCGAGGTACGCCCGATTTCCATGCAGCCTACCGACCTCCGCTTCAGACTCGTGTCGCTGGTCGGGCGTGAGGTACACCGTGAAGTCCACCATGCGCCGGAAGTCCGGGTCACCCCGGTAGAGTTCCGAATGCCTGTCGATGAATCCCGCCTTGCGCTCGAAGTCGCGCAACTCTTGGTCATACATGCCGCACCGCCTTTCTCGCTCGTCTTGCAGCCTAGCATTCCGCCGGAGAAAAAATCAAGTGTTGACTTTGAGTGGTGACCGTGATAATCTGACTTTGGTGGGACGTGGACGTGTGTCCCGCTGTTGTTTTGAGTTGCCCTCATGGGCAGGAACGGAAACACAATGGGTCTGGTAGCGAAGAAACGGGAGTATGAACTCCTGAACGAAGGTCTGCACAATGCGACGATTACCCGCGTCGAAGACCTCGGCAAGCAGGAGACACAGTTCGGCACGAAGGAACAAGCAGCAATCTACTTCACGAGTGCCGACCAGAAGGACAAGGAAGGCAACGCTGTTGACGCCCGTATGCGAGTCAGCACCGAGTCGCTTCACCCGAAGTCGAACGTCGCAAAGTTGCTCACGCAGCTTGGCGTGCCGTTCGGTTCTTCCTTCGACCTGAATGACCTTGTAGGCATCAAGTGCCAAGTCGTCATCCAGCACAAAGAGACTGAGCAAGGCACCTTCGCCAATATCGTCTCTGTCCTGAAGCTGAAGGGCAAGCCCGCCCCGGCTGCGCCTGCGGAGCAGTTCTAACCCACCCGTCTGTTATTTGTAACAGGCTCAACGGAAGTGTGGACGCCCGTTCGCACTTCCGTTTTAGTTCGGAGGCAAGATGAGCACACGTTGGAATCGGGCAAACCCCGAACGTGCTAAAGAAATTGCAAAGAAATCATATCACATAGACCCGTTCCGCGCAAAGATGCGTGATTTTGTGCCGGAGCCAGAAATCAATCGGGCAATCGAAGCGTGGAAAATTTTTGACGGAGTGTGCCAAGGGTGCGGCACCCGGTGTTCTACGAAGTTCGATACGGACCACGACCACATCACCAAAAAGTTTCGTGGCATCCTTGGGTCGAAGTGCAACAAGACTCTCGGATTGATGAAGGATGATATTGAGCGGCTGCTTGCACTCGCTCAATACCTCGTGAGGATATGATGGGCGACCCCAAGATTGTAGCAGAACTTCGAGCAGCCGCTCAAGCATCTCTCGACCGTGGCTTCTCAATTCTTATTTGTGAACCCCACGACAAGAACCCGTTCGTAAAGTACAGCCCACATGCGGTGAACTCCGCAACGAACGATGCGACGATTGCACTCAAGGCATGGGATGACGGGCACGAAGCAAACTACGGCGTTGCTGGTGGTAAGAGCAACCTCGCCCTCGTTGACTGTGACCAAGGTCTCGCAGATGAAGTCGCGCTCGACGCGTGGATGAAAAAGAACAACCTGCCTGAGACGTTCACCGTCCGGTCGGGTCGCACTACGTCTGCCGGATTCCACTTGTACTACAGTGGCACCGTCCCCACGACAGGCTACAACATCGACGGCGTCATTGGAGAAATCCGTGGCGTTGGCGCATACGTCGTTGGTCCCGGCTCCATCCACCCCTCCGGCAAGAAATACGAAATCATTCGTGACGTTCCGGTTGTCTCCCTGCCGGAGAACTTGAAAGAGATTGCCCAGAAGAAGCACGAGACGATGGCTGCGTACCAGCCGGGAATCGACGAGAAGATTCCAGAGGGCAACCGCTGGATGCACCTTCAGTCGATGGCGGGAAAACTCCGCAATCTTGGGCTGGACCGCGACGGCATTTACACCGCGCTCAAAAATTTCTGCGTCAACAATTGCGTTAATGGTGACAACTATCCGAACGAGAAGATTGAACTCCTCGCGGACGCCGCCGACGAAAAATTCAAAGCGAATGTCGCGGGCATTGTCAGCATCGGGAAGCAGGACACCGAAGCCGACACTACAATTCCTGAGACGCCAATCTCCACGATTGACGGCGATGCTCTCGGAGACCTAAGCCTTGCGCTCACCAACGGGACATTCATCCCGGCAGGGTTTGCTCGTGCGTCTCTGAAGGCACTCGCTGGCGCGATGCTCGACGACAACATCGGATTCCCCGGAGAACCCAGCCTACACATGCGGCACTGGAATGCGCTCATCTCATCTCGCCCAGAGATGGGAAAGGGCGAAGCCTGGAAGCGCATCATGTCTTTCATGGCACCGCTTGCGGAGCAATGCGAAATCATTTTTCCGAAGGGCGGCTTCTTCTCCTCCGGCGAACACGCCATCAAGACTCTCGCAGCCAATGACGGCAAGGCTCACCTTGCGTACTTCGACGAAATGCGAAACCTGTTCGAGAAGGGCAACTCCAGCGGGTCAACGCTGTTTGCCAAGCTGCTCGAACTCTACGAACAGAAGCAGGGCGGCGTCGGCAGTCTGACGCACAACGCGGCGATGTTTGAGAACGTATCGCTCTCTATGACGGGCGGCTTCACTCTCGACGGCTTCGAGCGTGCGACATCCGGTAAGGGTGTTGGCGGCGACGGATTCCTGTCGCGTATGGTGCTGGAGTATTCCGGCGGCGTCAACTACCACGGTGATTGGGATGACCTTGACGCCCAGAAGGTGAACGCGGCTGTCGCTGCAATCAAGGACGCTGTCGTGTGGCTTCGCAACTATAAGGGAGAACACAAAGGCGAACGCTTCGTTCCTGTGGAAGACTTCGACGCGAAGGCCCTCCGCATGGACTTCCAGAAGTGGCTCAAACAGCAAAAGGAAATCATTGAGAAGAACACTCCCGGCGCATCCTATGCGGCTCGTCTGGAGTCACACTTCAAGCGCGACTTGCTCATCCGAGTTGCCTTCACCCCGGAGAAGAAGATTACCGGGAAGCTGACGCAGAAGGCAATTGATTGGGCGAAACACCAGTTGAAACTCCGATGCGAACTCTGGACGGTGGACCGGGGCGGCGACGTTCAACAAGCCGAACTGAAAATCGTCAAAGCCGTAAGAGAAAAGGGTCCGCTCACCAAGACTGAACTTCAAAAGTTCACAAACGCAGCGAAGGGCGCAGGCGGCTTCGATGCGTGGAACCGAGCACTCACCAGTGTTACTCGCGCTGGTCAAATCGTTCTGATGCCGTACAAGAGTCAACGCGGCAAGGAAGTGTTCGGGTTCGACGGAATGTTCTGGAGTAAGAACAAAGGCACTTGGCTACCGGAGATTGATTTATGAAGCGCAAAAGAGCACAAGCACGAAAGTCAACAGACCTTCGCACCGTAGACAAAGAATCCCAATCATATTGGGAGGAAGTTCTCGCACGAGAGAATCTTCGCATGACACGCGGCAACGACACGCGGCTCGTGTACGTCGGAGACGGAGCGGCTGTAGAACGTATCCACAACGAGGTCATCTCGGATATGGGTAGGGTTGAGCCACATTCTGCTGGAGAGTAAATGAAGAAACTTTGGTTGGATTTTGAAACGCGGTCCTTCATCGACCTGAAGGACTGCGGGCTTGACAAGTACGCGAAAGATGTCACGACTGAAGTGCTCATGCTTGCGTGGGCGTTCGACGACGATGCGGTCAACCTCTGGTTGCCGTGTCTCGGAGAGCCTATGCCCGAAGCACTCAAAGCGGGGTTGGAAGACCCCGACGTGATGAAGATGGCGTGGAACTACAACTTCGAGAAAGACATCTTCCAGTATCGCGTGGGAATCATCATCCCGCAGGCACAGTGGTTTGACCCCAGCGTGCTCTGTGCGTACATGTCCCTGCCTGTCGGCTTGGACCGCGCCGCGAATGCGCTCAACATCGACATTGAGTTGAAGAAGACTGTTATCACTGGCAAAAATAAGCCTGTGAAGCTATTTTCGGAGCCGTCGAAGCGAACGAAGACGTTCCTCAAAAAGAATCCGGGGATGCCGGAGTTCTACTACAAAGATTGGAACTCGGACCCAGAGAAGTGGCAGGAGTTCTGCGATTATTGTAAGCAGGACGTTGTGGCAGAACGTGCCGTGTGGTATGGCGCGGTCGCACTCAATTGCCCCATCACTGAGGAGGAAACTCGTGCGTGGCTGCTCGACCAGCGCATGAACGACACGGGCGTCTACATCGACACGCAGTTCGTCGCCAACGCGAAGAACATCGCTATCGTCGAAGCCGACGGTCTCGTGAAAGAGACGAAGGACATCACGGGGCTGGAGAACCCGAACTCCCCGAAGCAACTGAAGGAATGGTTGCAAGCGAGGAAGTATCCGTTCAACTCGCTCGACAAGGCGCACGTTGAGGAAGCCCTGAAAGAAAAAGGGCATCTCTGCCTGCCGCCACTTGTCGTTGACGTTCTAGACCTGAAACAAAAACTCGGCGGGTCCGCGTACAAGAAATTGCAGACCATCGAAGACCGCATCGGCAGCGACAGCCGACTGCGTGACCAGTTCGTCTACCACGGTGCTCACACCGGACGGTGGTCTGGACGCGGCGTGCAGTTACAGAACTTGTTCAAGCCGAGCAAAGATGTCAGCACGTTGCGTGACCCAATCGTCAACGCAATTCGCGGCAACTCGCTCGACCTCGAACTCATCGTTTCGGAGTACAACAAATCCGTCGCGGAGTTCAACGCGAAGGAACCCGACGCGAAAAAACATAAGAAGCCCATCAAGGGCGTCACGACGATGCAGGCGGTCGCAGGCACGATTCGCGCCGCATTCATCCCGACGCCGGGATACAAATTCTCCGTAAGCGATTTGGCACAGATTGAGTCCCGCGTTCTCGCGGCTCTCGCTGGTTGTCAGACGATGATTGATGCCTATGCGAAAGGTCTCGACCTTTACAAAGACATCATGTCGTTCCTGCTCAACAAGCCATACGACACGATTACCAGCGCAGAGCGTGCCGACGGCAAGGTCATCATCCTTGGTTGCGGCTTCGGCATGGGCTGGGAGAAATTCATTGACTACGCGGCAACGTTCGGTGTTACACTGGACGAGAAGACGGCGAAGACCTACGTCAACGCCTTCCGCGAGAAGTACAGCGAGATTCCGGCATACTGGAAGGCTCTCGACAAGGCTTGTGTCACAGCGACGAAGCTGAACATCTGCGTCTACGTCAAAGGCGTGGTCGTCGATGGGCGCAATCCTGAAATGCTCAAAATCAAATTGCCGTCCCAACGGTGCTTGCATTATCTGCATCCGAAAGTGACGCAAGAGATGACTGAGTGGGGCGCGGTTCGTGAGGGAGTCTCTTACGAAGCGTTCGACGAGAAAGGTCTTCAACTCAAGCGGCTCTACGGCGGACTCATCTGCGAAAACGTTGTGCAGGCTGTCGCACGCGACATCCTACTCAACGGAATGTTTGAAGCAGAGAAGGTCGGCTTCAGAATCGTAATGACAATTCACGACGAAGTGGTGGGAGAGTCACCGCTCACTTCTCCGCTCACGTTCAAGGACATGGAACACGCCATGACACGAACGCCTGAGTGGGCAGAGGGCATGGGGTTCGTTCTCGCTGCGGAAGGATATGACTGTGCTTACTACCGAAAGTAAAGAAGGTCTCAACCCATCCATCCCGTGCAACCTCAGCCGAACATTCGATGAGGAGCGCCACGCTCCGGCGGGGATGGTCGAGCCGTCGAGTTTTAATGAAAGAAAACATGACACGACAAACATTGTGGGCGCGACGGAATTATAAGAAGAACCGTCGCAAACGTCTCGCATGGGAGAAGTCACACCAGATTCTCCTCATGTGGCACCGAGCGAAAAATCGCGCAAAGAAGTTGGGCGTGCCTTTCACCATATCGGTCGAAGACATTCAGATTCCGAAAGTCTGTCCTGTTCTTCACACCCCTATTCGATGGCGTGCGAAGAATCGTGACAACTCTCCGAGTTTGGACAGGCGACGTGCGGACCTCGGTTACGTGCCGGGAAACGTCGTGGTCATATCAAACCGAGCGAATCGAATCAAGAGCGATGCGACTGCGGCGGAACTCTGGTTCGTCTGGAACTATTGTCGTCGTCAAATTTTGCTTGACACAGGCGTCGATAACCTGCTAGGGTAAAAGAGTGAGCGGGGATGGCAGATGCCTCGACCCGTAGGGTGGCAACCTGCCTATCCGCCATTTGTTACAAATAACAGGAGGAAACATGGACATCCTGGGATACCTGATTGGACTGCTGGTGGGCGCTGCCCTCGGCTACGCATTTCGCGGACGCATTCGTTCGACCATCGGTACGGTCGGCGCGACTGCCAAGCTGGGCGCAGTGAAGGCGAAGACGGCTGTTGTGAAAGACGCCGTTGATGCTCACGCCGCCGTGGTTGCCGATGTGCATACCGCCATCGAAGACCTCGACAAGAAACTTTAACCAAGATTCCCGAACGGATGGGTAGCGTGCGGCTGACCAGTGGATGCGACAAGAAACCCCACACAGCGGACGAGGCTTTGGCTCAGTAGGGAAATGACATCGGGACGGCGAGGGGCGGAAGAAGGCTAAACTCATACCTCAACTAGTTGTGCCGAGCCTTTCTAGTAGGCACATGCCGCGACGATTTACGCACGTATGAAGCGCAGGCTTCTGTTGTCGGACGCGGGTTCGACTCCCGCCGCCTCCACCAAGAGCACCAATAATTCCGACGGCACCCTTCAGAGGGGACTCGCCGCGAGTATAGAGGGATTTCTGAATTGGTGTTCTTGACGGGGGCGTCATGGTTTCGACGGCGGCTGATGCAGGCGGGGACGTGCCGGGGTGCTGTGGCTCACCGACCGAAAGGTTAGAGCGCAAGAACGAGTTGCGCCAACGAGACATCAGAAAAAACACTTGCTAAGACTAACACTCTTGCAATGGGCGCTGCCGCTGGTCGGTAGTTCTCACGCGGCTTGGTCCCCACCGTGTCAAATAACGGGGACACTTTTTCTCAGGAGAACCAACATGAGCAAAGAATCGACATCCGTCAGCGTGGGCTTTCCGCTGGCAAGCATTCTCACCGTCATCTTCGTCATTGCGAAGTTGATGGGCACCGTGGCGTGGTCTTGGTGGTGGGTGTTCTCACCGCTGTGGATTAGCGCCCTTCTCGGCATCGGTGTCTTCGTCATCATCATCATCATGGTCGTGGCGGCAATCATCGCCGTCATCGCCGCAATTCTCGACAAGTTCACGGGCACACGCTGTTGTGGAACACCGGGGAAATCTCGGTGAACAGCTACGCAAAGAGTCCCTGACTGATTGAACGGCTGGCAATTCTAGAACAAGCCACGCCTAGTAATCTTTGTGGACCGGAGGTTCGACTCCTCAGGTGCCCACCAGATTTACGGAGGAAGCATGAGTGAAGAACGCGACATGGACAAAGCGATGACTGACAACGTTCAGGAGCGCATGGAAATCGGGCGTGCGATGATTCGCCGTTCGGTTGCTGCCGACGCAGTGTTGGAAATTCACCCGTTCGACCTGTTCCACAAGATTCGCAACCCTCTCGTCATTGACGTGCTGATGCTCAACATGTTCGACCGCCAGTTCTACGTCATCGACGGAGAAGTGTGCGAGGTCGCCGTCGTCCCGAACAAGACCAAGTTGGCTGATGTGATGGACCCGTCCAAGTGAACAAGGTCGCACATTTTCTCGTTGCGCTGATGGCGTGGGAGTGTGGAGCAACTACACTTGCGTTCGTCTACACCGGACAGTGGAAGCTGGCGGCTTACTGGCTGGGCGCGACCATCAACACCGCCGTATATTATTTCTAGGAGCACGCCATGAGTGGAGTTCTCATCACCAGCGACGAGCACTACGGGCACGAGCGCATCATCGAACTCGCCAATCGTCCGTTCGTCTCCGTCGAGGAGATGCAGGAAACCATCATTGAGCGGCACAACAAGAAAGTTCCGAACAACCCTAACTACCTGACGATTCACGCCGGGGATTTGTTCTGGCATTCGATGAACTCAAGCGATGCCGCTGTCATTCTCACGCGGCTGCACGGGCGTCACGCGTTCCTGTACGGCAACCACGACGAACTCATCGAAGGCAACCAATTTCTCCAGATGATGTTCAAGTGGGTGAAGGGTAAGAACAAGGTTGGCGGCGCGACCACCATCAATCACAACAAGCACAGCCTGACCATCTCGCATTTCGCTCGACGTGTTTGGCAATCCAGCCACAAAGGACACTGGCACGTTTACGGGCACTCGCACTCGGCGCTCCCCGGACTCGGCAAGTCGTTCGACATTGGTGTGGACGGCAATGACTTTACTCCGTGGGCGCTGGAGGAAATCGAAGCGAAGATGAACTCGCTACCTCAGCATCACACCATCAACACACCGGAGCCGGGAGCACTGATGTGGTCGATGATGGGAATCTGACGGCGTGCCGCGAGTGCGGACAAACGGGTTTTCACAAGATGAGTTGCGACACTGGCGGTTTCCGAAAACTGGAGTTCAAATGAGTGACTTCATGTGGCGGGCTGGTCTTGGTCTGATGTTCACGTTCTCTGCGTGGGGCTTGCTCCACCTGAACCACGAAGTCTGGGCGACATTGCCCGCAGGCGCGGGCGTTATCTCTTAGCGGTCACGCTCTGGGACGCTCTCGGGAGAAACTACTAGCGAGGGCGACATGGCATCAGAGGCGAACGTCCAACTCTACATGGAAGGGTTGTGTAAAGTTGCGACCCAAGGAAACGTCTCTGTCAATTTCGCGTGGTTTGCGAACCGGATGGAGTTGTTCTGCAATAAGTGCAAGCAGACGTTGACCGCCGCGAAGCCTGAAGACACGACCATAGATTACGCGGTCCAAGAATTTCTCAAGCTGCATCTGCACAAGGTTCACCCGGACTATTGCTCGTGTGAGACCTGTGCTGCCATCGTCGCGCAAAAACAGAAAGAGACGTGGGGTGACAAAAAGAATCCGTGGGCTAAGAACGAAGTCCCTCTGACTGCGGACTTCAAGCCCGTGCCGCAACAATCGTTCACTGGCGAGGAAGCCTACAAGACCGCGATGGATGCGGCGCTCACGAAACCCGACGCGGTCGTGATGACAAACATCGAAGTGCCTGACCCGGACGGATATGGGCTGACGAACCTGCCCAAGATAAAACCGCCGATGAACAACTACGACAAGGATGCTCCATACCTTGCGGAGAAATTGAAATCGGTCCAGCAAGAGTACGCCGCGAAGGTGAACGACGTAGCGAACAAGATTAAGCTGCTTCAACTCTCGTCGCAGGAAGCGAAACTTGAGGCGATGCAACAGAAGGTAGCCGCCGCTCAGAAAGCATTTGAGGAACAGGCGAAAGCTGTCACGGCGGAAGATGGGGTTTACTACTCGAAAGAGACCGTCGAGAAACTAAAGCAGCAACTAGAAGGATTCGGCTATAAGAAGCCGCTGCAAATCATACAGCATCAGCCTTACGTTCCGCCGCAACCGCCCGCTCCGGCTCCAAAGAAAGAGAAGCCGCTCAAGCAGGCAGCGGGAAGGAAAATCCGATGAGACTCTACGTCAAAGACAAGGGCTTCGAGGATTCAATAGTTGCGCTGAATCGGGAAGCCTTCAGCGGCATCGAACGTGCGCCGGATGGAATCGTCCGCGACACATTTCAGAATGCCGACGCGGTGTTCACGATTCACAACGACACGACGATGCTGGGCGCTGCGATGGTGACCACCAAAGCGGGCTACGGTCCTGAGCCGTACATCTGGAGTATCGCCGTCAAAGAATCGGCACGAGGTCTGGGGATCGGCGGCACGCTGCTCGACGAAGTTGCGCTCTACGCGAGGGAACTTCCCTCGACCGGAACATATCTGATTGTCAACAGCAACAACGCGAACGCCCAGCGACTTTACCTGAAGCACGGCTATCGCGTGATGAAATTTTTGCCACGTTACTACGGAAGCGACGGTGACGGGGTTATGATGAGGAGACCACTATGAGCCAAAACATTGAATGCACCAACTGCCACGACGTTATCACTCTCGAAGGCGGACGCACGATTGAAATCCCTTTCGTGTGCAATCCCTGTCGCGTTGAAGCGGAACCCGTCGAGTCCAACTACGAAGCGTCGGCTGAAGGTGAGCCGGAACTCGAACACGATTTCGCCACGACTGAGAACACTACGATTCTCATCAACGATTTGTCAGACCAGCTTGCCGCGTCACAAGAAACAGTGACGGTGCTCGTCGAGAAATTGACACAGGCTGAGGAGTTCATCGGCGCGGAAGTTGACCGCTCGACGAAGTTTCTCGAAGACCTGACGAACCTCACCCAGCGCAACGCCGAACTGGAACTCGAAGCGGAAGGTCTGAGAACCGCCGCCGCAAAGTTGCTCAAAGCGTTCCTTGAAAAAATCGAACTCTAAGAAGGGTGCTGCGCCCGTCCAGGCTGAGCACTCGTTTGAGCAGGCGTATATGGTGCAGGACGGAATCAAGCACGAGTTCACGGGCACGCTGTTCATCCCCGCCCCGGCGAGGCGGCGAAAATCGAAGCCCGTGAGCGCGAGAGCCGACCGACACCAGAACTGACGCGTGACTCGTCTGTCGATTACACGACGGTCATCGCGCCGTTTCCCGGCAATGGACAACACAGCGAGTCAAGATGTCCGGTATGGACATGCTGAGATTGAGGCAAAAATGAACGCAGCTATCTTCGTCATATCATGTTGGCAAAATTATGCGCGGCGTCAGGCTATCCGTGCGACGTGGGCGAAGCTCTCGCCACTTCCCGTGTACTTCGTTCTCGGTCGTCCGTCGTACCTTATCGGAACTCCGAAGGAACCGGATGCGGTCGTTGTCAACGCGTTCGACGATTACATTCACCTTCCCGAAAAAGTTCATGCGATGGTCGATTTTGCGTCCGCGTCCTACGACAAGATTCTCAAGGTTGATGACGACGCGTTCGTTGCCGCCGACCGATTCCCGGCGAACATCCCAGACGCTTCCTACGTAGGGCACGTCTGTCAGAACAAACCGGGGAGCACTGTTTACTGTCACGGCGGCGCGGGCTACTGGCTCGACATGAAAGCTATGGCAGCCATCAACGTGAGCAAGCCGTCGGGTCTGTCCGAAGATGCCTACGTCGCTCGTGCGTGTTTCTCTCAGGGCATTCATCCCGTGAACGACACGCGATACATCGTTGAGTCAGGACCGTTCCGCTGGCATCGCTTGCCTCGTGCGTCAAACGACTTGCTCGTGACGAGTGAGTTCACCGCCGAAGAAATGGAGCGTTGTCTCCGCATGTATCAAGCGGACGACCGCGAAGACAAAATGTCCGCAGACGAATACAAAGCGAAGGTGCTCCGTGCCCGACCCGAAAATTCGCCAACGCAAATTTGAGTGGGCGGAACCTGAACCACCTAAACTTGAATCTGAGTGGACGTATCAGTACCAGTATCAGGTCGGAAACAAAATCAAGACCGCGACAGGTCTGAAGACAGCGACCGCGACGAACGTATTGCTGGCGGGTAACACGCAGGTTCTCACGAAGGCGAAGTTGCAAGCGGCTGTGAAGGCTCTGGCGGCAATGCCGTCTAATCCGCCCGCGTTCATCATACACCCATTCGCAGTGAAAGACTTGCTTGACGATAGCAAGGTCGCTGTGATAGATTTGGAGACAGTGGAAGCGAAGGCGCTAATCGAACTTTGGGAGGAGAATGCGACATGGAAAAAACCAGAGCCAAAAGTCTATTCCTTCCCCTCATCATCTTCGCTCTCCTGACGCCCGCTTTCGCTGCGAAGAAAATGTTTCCGGCTACGCGTGACAGCGTGCCTGCGGAGAACCGCAGAGCCGACGCCGCCGGGATACCGAGATACAGGGACGAGCGTTCGATGGCTGGTGACGTTGAACGCAGAGTGCTTGTCCCTGTTCCAATTACGTGCAACAAGAAGTTGCCGGAGAACCGAAGATATGTTCGCGTGGACACCGCCGACTTCATGCTCGAACTGGACACACGTTTCCATTTGGCGACTGGTGGCTGGCTTGTGGTTAACTCTGCCGTTCGCCCTGCGACAGTCCAGAAACGATTGGCGTCTCGCAATCGCAACGCTGCGCCTGCCGATGGCGCGAGAGCGTCGTCTCACGAACGTGGCACGACATTCGATTTGAGCAAGAGGATGCGGCGCGGGCAACTCCGCTGGCTGCTCATCCAGTTGATGTGTTATCGGTCGATGGGGAGAATCCTCATCATCGAAGAAAGAGCGTGCATTCATGTTTACGTCGATGCCGGAATCCTACCGACAGGAATTGCTGTCGGAGCCGAAAGCGGTGGTGACTACATTCACGAAATGTAGGCACGAGCAAGTCTCCGGCGGGAACGTCGCGGACCCCGGCGCTGAAATGAAGCGCCAGCTTTTGCACGTTGAGTTCAAGACGCAAGAGGGGATGTGTCCCGTGTGCAACGGAGAAATCCCGGCGCAAAATTTCGTTCGTAGCCGATGGGCGTTATGGGGAATTGGCTGGCCCCGGCTAGGGGAAGCAGGGTTACAGCCTAGTGGGAGTGGAGGTTCGATTCCTCTCGTGCCCGATGTGCGGCACCCAATCGTTCTGCGGGAGCACGTCCCTGGGGGATGGTGAGCGCCAACAACTGCTGCGTTGCCTCAGTCCAGCGCCACTGTAAACTCCATGCGGCGCGTATCAGAATGTAACAAACAAGCGCGAGGTCATCAACGCCCAGCGCCCGTTACCGCCGCGTCTTCCCGTGCAAGAAATGGCGGGTGAAACCGACCAGTTTCCGCGACCATGAGGGCGGCGTTTACACGGTTGTTATCTAGTAAACAAAAATTTCTAAAAATTATTTTTGCCCACCGCTCATCCCGGTGGGCGTTTTTATTTTGTACCGCCGTCGGCAGCGGGACGACCGGGACGTTGACGCCGGGGAACCTACGACCGGGAGCGGGGTAACCACGAAAAATTTTAGAAAAATTTCAGGCAGGTTACCTGCCCCCGGATGTAATTTTTACACGCACAAGTACAGGGCGTTGGCTTAGGCAAGGCCTGGCGGCGGCACAAGGACACCGGGTGGGTGACCGCACCCGCCCTTCGCCGGAGAGGAGGTAACATCCTTTGGCTCAACGACTTAGCAGGTTGACCTTCGCTCTGTCTTCTCCCTCGAACTTTATCGCGGAAGTCCTTTGGTATGCGTCAGATGCAGACCAGCCCGTCACTCACTGCCAATTGTAGTCCCAAATGTAGTCTTATCATGCACTTACAGCGATGAAACAAAACGTCATATTGTTTCATGGCACGAAAGTGGTGTGCGATAGCGCGAAAGTGGGCGGAACAAGAGGCGAAGTTCGGGGCGTAGCCTCAGCCCTTGGATTGGCGAAGCGATGGCGAAGGGTTTCGCTCTCTGTTCCCTGTTACCTTGTGCTGTTAGATAGTAACAGCGAATGAGAAGCGAAGGCGAGCTGGCTGGGCATTCGCATTCCCTTCTCCCCTGTTGTTACAAATAAACTCCAGCGAAGCCACGAGCCTTGACACCGACGCCTGTTGTGTGCCTCTGCATATCTCTCTGGTATCTCCTCTGCGTTCTCCTGGTGACCGACTCTGGGTGCGTGCCCGAATTGCTCGGTGAGCGTGTTACGTTGTAACAACACGTAGGCGAACATAAAGCGAACACGCGGAATAGACTAATGGACGTGCATCGCAATAGACTAATGAGAGCACAGCGAAGGAATAGCGAACATCACCACGAGGTAGGAATGCCCTTCAGGGCGAACACAGAGCGAAGCTGCGCGTAGCGTGCGATGGCTCGTAGTTCGTCTGGTGTGCCGTCTGACTTCATGCGGTTTGCTCTGCCTGAATGGGACGCCACGTTTGCGTGCTCTTGACTTGGCTGCACGCCACAGGTACAATGCGCGGTTTGTGTGCGCTCGTGCTTGCTGTAGACTGCTTTGCACGTGGCGATGTTCTTCGCGCCATGCGTGCATCGTTCGATTATAGGCATAGAGACCTCCATGCTCAGAATAGCACGATTTGCGCTCACCTGTCAACCAGCCTGTCAATGGCACGATGGTGTTATATGTAAACGACACGAAGGTGCTAGGTCGGCATAGCACTCTCGTGCCGTTCCCATGTGTGCCCGCTTCCTATATGATTTAGAAAGTAAATCGCAGTGAGGAGACGGCAATGACATCGCAAACACTGGCAGCACTCGAAGGTTTCATCGCAGCACTGAACGCGAAGTTCAACACCATCGACGGCACGACCACGGGCTACGTGTTCAGCATCGACCGCCCCGGCATCAAGTTCACACGCATCGTCCAGCGTGGCGTCAACGGCGGGCTATCGCGGTCGGTCTATTGCTTCGTGGACGCCGACGGCAACATCTACAAGGCGGCTGGCTGGAAGGCACCTGCTAAGGGCGTGCGGTCCACGCTGGCGACTGTTGATGTGTCTAAGGTTGACCCTTACGGCTCGTGGCTCTATCGCTAGGTCGAACGCCCGCAAGGGCGTCCAGCCGTTAGGCGGCTGCTGAGGAGACCAATATGGGACACGCATCAACAGCAATGCGAGTGAGAGAAGCGAAGGAACGCAAGCCCGAAGACTTCTGTGCCAATCCACGCTGCCTGGCGCATTCGCACGGCGCAAGGTTTGAACCCTTGCAAGAAACATCCGGTCGCAACTGTCCCGGCGCTAGTGCCGACTCAGACCACGTTCGATGTGCTCAAGGTGCGCTAGACTTGACACGCGTGTTAGACTTTAACTCTGGAGGATGCCATGTACGGTTTTGAAGCGAAGCACATAGCACGGCGCATTGCGATGCACGACGACAAGTGGGCGAGGATGAGCGCATGATTGACCCTAACCATCTGTTCACCGTGCATCACACGTACACGGGGCTGGGCTGCGCCGTCTGCGGTCTCGCGCCGTGTGAGCACCCGTCGTTCGATTGGCTGGTCGAAGGCGAGAAACGAATCGACCCTCTAGACAGGAGCAATGCGCCATGCGTCGTCATCACAGGCAGCACCATTCGCAAGTGGAAGAACCGCGACTGCCGCACGCGAGAGGTCGTGGAACATGTATAGGCATTTTCAGCGCAACAAAGCGGCGGCGAAGATTCAGCAACGCGAGTGGGAGAGAGCCGCCAAGCGTGCTCAACGTGCGGAGGAGTTTATAAGTAAACCGTGCCCGTATTGCGGCACGATGATGACAATGGGAGACGACAATCCGAACACACTCACGAGTGAGAGCGAAGACCACATCGTGCCACGCTGCAAAGGCGGACGCGCTACCGTCGTCGTCTGTGTCGCGTGCAATCGCGATAAGCATCACCTGGGCCTGGGCGAATATCGCGCCGTGCTCTGCGTTCGTCGGCGCACGTTTCACGTGTTCTACTTTGAGCGACAGGCGGCGCTGCATCTGCTCTGGAATGCGCTGGCATTGTTCAACAGGTTTGCGATATGAACACGCGTCGAAATTACTTCAGCGCATCAAAGCGGGCACGCATCGCAGGCGATGAACTCGCGGCTGCTATCGCGGCATCTTCACGTGAATGGCACACCTATATGATTCTCGCAGAAAAGACGAAGCTGGTGAAGATTGGACACGCACGCGATGTTGCGAAACGTCTTGAGGGTTTGCGTGCTGTCAATGCAGACTCACTCCGGCTGCTATGCGTGGTGCCTGAGACCGAGAAGGAATTGCACAAGCGGTTCGCGCATCTCCGCACGCACGGCGAATGGTTCAAATATCACAACGATATTCGGTGGTTCGTCGAGCACCGTTCCTCACGGGAAAATCACCAAGAACTACCTGCCCAAAGCGAATTATCCTCGTAAGTCGTTGATTCTAAACCGAAAATAGTTGAAAGATTTATGTTGCAAGGTTCCGGGTATCTGCTATGATTGTTTCAGTTCGACGGTCCTTGACAACCTAAGCAGAAGCCCACAGGGGAGAGGCAAAGCAAAGCCCCTGAGACTAGCCGAAGCGGAATAGAAGTCCTGAGACGGTGACCGAAACCGTTTCATACCAGCGTAACGCACTAATGCAAGCCGAAACCGGACAGTCCTAGAACATCCGGCAGGGGCTACAGGATGCGAACCGCGAGACGCCGCACAACGGCACGGTATGAGGCGCAACGGCTGAACCCGTAAGGCTGAGTGAACATCCTGACCACTCAAATCATCGGCTCCACGGAGCGAGATGGAAACACAACGACAGCGCACAATCGAAAACGTGTAGCGTTCACGAACCCAGAAAGCAGATTGCCTTCGATGGCAAACGGCACGTGCAGACGACCGTATCTGACGACAATGAGAAGCGTGAATGCTGCGAGTCAGTCGATTGACTAACGATTACCTGTTCCGCATCTCCCGCGAAAGCGGTTGGAACAACGGGCGCATCCCTCGTGGGTGCGCTCGAAAATTTCTGGAGGCTACGAAACGCAGACGTGTGGACCTGGATGAAGCGAAGACCGAAAATCCTAGCAGGGTATCAGGGCGTGGTAGTAGAGACGGCAACACCGTCAAATCGCAGTGAGGAGCAAACATCATGGCATCACTCGCACCCGCATTCAATCAGACAGTCAACGTCACGAAGGCAACCCAAGAATGCGTGTACATCACGACGCACTATCACATGGGCATCGGTCGGATGCGACAGATTAGCCTCGACACGAAGAACGTCACGACCGCTGACGCGTCGGAACTGCGTCACCAGAAGCGGCTGATTGATTCGCCTGAACTCGACGCCATCCGTTCGCAGGATGGATTCATGCAGCGCCACATCGACAGCGTCACCTGTGCTTGCGACAAGAGCACGCGGTTCCTGCCGAAGCCCGAACTGGCGAAGCTGTACAAGGCGCTGGTCGCATACCAGACCATCCGGCGTCCGAAACTCGTGGACGCATTCATGGCGAAGTATGAAGCCCTCGAAGCTGCGGACTTCACGCCACTGGCTGAAGTGCTGGGCGACAAGTTTGACCGTGCCGATTATCCGAAGGCTGACACGGTTCGCGCTGGCTTCTACATGACGTTCCGCATTCGTCCGGTCGGTAGCGTGAACCTTGAAGGCTGCCCTGACTTCGTCATTGCGATGGAGTTGGAGAAAGAACTGAGCGAACGCACTGCCGCAATCGAAGCGTGGAAGGACACGCTGCGGTTGGCTGGTCTCGCTGCCGTAGAGACCCTGGCGAAGGCACTGTCGCCTGACCCGGATGGCAAGCGCAAGAAACTCTACGAGAGCAACGTCGAGAACCTGAAGCAATACCTCGACACATTCACCAACCGCGACCTCGCCTCTGACATCGAATATCAGAAGACGGTCGTCGAACCGCTGAAAGCTATGATGCGCGGCGTCTCAATCGAAAAGTTGCGAGAGAGCGACAACCTGAAAGTTGAAATCGCTGCCAAGCTGGAAGGCATCAAGAAGAATGCCAGCCGGCTCGTGCAAGTCACTGGTCGTAAAATTCGCTAGACAACAGCCCTCCCCCGGCTGTACACTTCAAAAGTTCACGAGGAGAACACAATGAAGACATTCGCTACGTTGTTCGCTATCGCGGTAGGCTTCTGGTGCTTCCCGCTTATCGGCATCGCGGTCGCTGCGATTGCTCTGGTATGTTTGCTCGTGGACGACAGCAGCACTCGCACGCAGAAAGAACTGGTCAAGAAATATGCTCAAGCAAAAAAGATGTCAACACAATCGCGCTCTACACCTTTGCCGAGAGTGTAACGGCGTAGGGTTTTGTGAGCATGACAAACTTCGCACCTACTGCACACGATGCAAGGGCGGTGGAACCTGCCAACATGGGCGGGTTCGATAATCGCATGAAGATGTCGCAAACCGAATCCGAATTTCTGAAACAGGTTGCACGTATCTACAAACTTCGCATTGAGGAGATTTAGTCATGTCTAAGACATTCATTCAGATGTTCACGGATGCCCGCGCAGTCTCGACACCGAACGTCGCAATCAAGACGTTCGACAACGCGTCCACCATCCAAGGTATTCGCGCTTCACTCGGCGGCGAACTCGCTGAGTTAACGCCGTTCGTATCGTGGGATGGTATCCACGGTCTCAAAGGTCTGAACGACTCCGGCGTCGAAGCGGTCGATGCGATGTGCAAGAAAGCTGACGGCGGCGCTGGGGTTGACCGCGCTGCCACGGTTGACTTGACCATCTGTCTCGCCACGCTTGAAGAAGCGGACGAGGATGTCATCGCCTTCATTCACAACCCGCAATTGTTTTGGGACAAAGACCCGCGTGCCATTCAGGGCATGTGGAATCTGCGTGACCCCAACAAGGCGGCTGGCAACATGCTGGTGCTCTTGCTTGGTCCTGGCGACGAACTGCCTGCGGAACTTCAGCAGGACACGCTGGTGCTCGAAGAACCGTTGCCCACGCGTGACCAGCTTGCGAAAATCGTGACCGACACCTACGGTTACTTCGCACAGAAATATCCCGCGTGCAAAAAGGGACCGTCGGCTGAAGTGCTCAAGGCTGCGGTCGATGCACTCATCGGTCTGCCAGCGTTCCCGGCTGACCAGGCTGTTGCGATGTGCTTGGACAAAGCCACGGGCATTCTCGACATCGAAACCCTGTGGGCACGCAAGCGCAGCATCGTGAGCCAGAACCCCGGACTCAGCTACCACGCTGGGAAAGAGAAGCTGGCTGACATGTACGGATGCGCCCCGATTCAGGCATTCGGCAAGGCTTTCATGGGCGGCAAGTTCGCTCCCACACTCATCGTCCGCATGGATGAAATCGAAAAGCAATTCGCTGGCGCTGGCACGGATAGCAGCGGCACGAAAGGCAACCTGCTTGGTGAGTGGCTGACGTGGGTGAACGACAAGCGCATCGTGTGCTCGTTGTTCGTCGGCGTTCCGGGTTCGTCCAAGTCGCACAGCGTTTACTGCATCGGCGGCGAGTACGGTCGTCCGGTCATCAACTACAGCATCCCCGGCATGGAGCATGAGCACGTCGGCATGTCTTCACGTCACCAGCGCACAGCGCACCGCGTGCTGGACGCAATCAGCGACGAGAAAATCTGGCTCATCGCTACTGCGAACAACATCGACGGCTTGCCGCCGGAGCTAATCTCCCGGTTCCAAGTCGGCGGCATTTTCTTCTTCGATGCTCCTGACTCCGATGAGAAGCAGGGCATTATGAAGCTGAAGATGAAAGCCTACGGTCTCGACGCAAACCAGGACGTTCCGAACATGGACGACTGGACTGGTCGTGACGTTGACAACTGCGCTCGTAAGGCGCTCACGCTGGGTATCGACTTGGACAACGCGTCGAAGTTCATCGTGCCACTGCTCCAGTCACACGGGGCGCAGATGGATGCACTGCGGCAATCCGCCAGCGGTCGCTTCCTCGCAGCCAACAAAGAAGGCGTGTACAAATACAGTCCTCCTGTTAAGAAACCTATTGTCACCGTCACAAACCCTGAGGGTAGGAAAGTCAGGTAGGTATGCGCGATATTAAGAAACTGAAAGCGAAATGGTATCGCCATGCTCACTCCATCGGTGGAAAGTATCGAAACACTCGGGCGAGTGCTAAGAGACGAGGACTCCAATTCACTCTTACACTCGCGGAGTTTAGGGCTATCCTAAAGAAGCCGTGTGCCTACGGTGATGCCATCCACAGTCTGAAGTTACACGTCGGCATCGACCGGAAGGACAACCAGCGCGGGTACGTTCGAGGTAATTGCGTGGCGTGTTGTGGAAAGCACAATCACATCAAAGGCACGTGGGCGTCGTATCGCCAGATGCGTTCTCTGATGCAAGAGTGCAAGAACAAAGCATTCACCACTTGCCAAGACAACGTGGGCGGGCGTAAAATTCCATCTTAGGAGCATTCACGTGAAAGCATTCCCGAAGACAGAGCGAAAGATTCTGACGGTCACCATCGACGAGAACGGTGACATGTTATATCTAAAAACTGATTCGTGCGATGTGCTTCTCGAACTCGGTGAGACAGTCACGAAGCGTGCGAGTCACGTTGAGCCTGTGAGCGTGCCCCTGCGGTACGCGTTCAGGTTGCTCCGCATGTTCGGAGATAAGACACGCGTGGCAGAGTGGACGCGTCACTGGCAATGCGAATGGCTGGTGGACACGAGACCCGTCGGTGGTCCGGTGCTCACGTATGCCGATGTCGAGCCGCGCTACAAAAACTTGAGTGCGCCAATCGGCAAGCGCATCGCAACATGGCGCAATCGCCAGGACGCGATTGACGCCGAAATTATTTTCTTGAACGAATGGTTCCTCACGCGGTAGAATCCAATTCTCGAAGGGAGCAACACCATGAGCGAGTATCGCAAGAGCACGACGAACTGCAAAGACCGGGAAGTGCTGATTGGCGCACTGATTGAGATGGGCTACAAGCGTGAGCACATCGAAATCCACGAGCAAGCCCAGCAGCTAATCGACTTCCAAGGGCACCCCACACGCTACATCGACCCGACAGGCGACAAGGCGAACGTCATCGTTCGTCGCAGGCATGTGGGCGGCGCTGCGAACGACCTTGGGTTCAAGCTGAATCCAGAGACGGGCACCTACGACGCAATCATCAGCCGCTACGACAGCGGCAAGCACAATGCGAAGTGGCTTGCTGGTCTGAAGACGAACTACGCTGAGAAGGGCTTGGCGAAGACCCTGAAGAAACAGGGCTTCAAATATCTCGGCAAGGAAATCGTCAACGGCAAGATTCAAATCAAGTACATGGACATGAAGGCGTAGAGCCAACATCCAAATTCAACCAGGAGAAAAACATCATGGCGAAAATTCTGACAGCGACGATTGACCCCGCGACCGGAGAGATGGAAGTTGACCTCTCCGGCTACAAGGGCAAAGGTTGCCACGCGGTTCAAGAGGCAATCAGCAAAGCGATGGGCAGCACGACCATCGAAGACAAACGCAAGCGCGAGTACAACGACGTGGAAGTGAGCAAGGTCTGCGTCCGGTCGTGAACCAGCCCGCATACAAGGGACACGTCGTCGAGTATCGTGCATACCACGATGCCCGACGGCGATGTCTGAATCCGAAATGCGCAGACTACCCGAACTACGGCGGACGTGGAATCCAATTCCTGTTTGCATCGTTCGAGGAGTTCTTCGACGTGCTAGGCGAACGCCCGCCGGGGAAGATGCTTGACCGCATCAACAACGATGGGCACTACGAGAAGGGCAACGTCCGGTGGGCGTCTCGTGCCGTGAGCCTCAAGAACCAGAGGCATCCGAAGATTGCCAGCCTAGCGAACTTCACAACGTCCGAACTGCTGGCGGAACTCGCCAAGCGAATCTCCAAAGGGGAAATCAAATGTTCATTGTAACGCCAAACGGAGTAATCATCGACGCTCAAGAGTACGCACGCATCATCACCCGCCTTGCCTTCAAGGTGCTGAAGTCCAGCATCGAAGACAAAGACATCCAGCGTTTGCTGCCCTTCCAGACCTCTCTGGAACTCGGCAACCACGTCCACATCGTGAACGAATCAGCCTACGCGGTTGAGACGAAGTACCACGTCATCACCGACGGCGATACGCTCTGTGCTCGTGGCGGTCGTCCGCGTGGCACCGTGACAGGCACAGCGCCCACGTGCCCAGGCTGCTTGGCGAAGGCTCAGGGCATCGTCGTCAACCACCTGCTCGACCAAGCGGCGGGAGATTTTCTCGCGGTCGCTTACAAACTTCAGGAGGTTGCTGAGGGCAACTAATGACCGAGCACTAGGAGACCCTATGAAATTATTTTTCTTCGCAGGCGGCAGTATCGTGTATGCTCTGTGTGTGGTCGTAGCCGGAAGATTTTTGAAACTGGTTCGCACTCCCCCAACTCCAACACCGGAGAAACCAAGTGCCACTAGCAACATTCGCCGGAGTGCCTGATGGTCCCGTCATCGCATTGGCAAAACTGAGGCTGGAGAAATCCAAACTCAAAATGCCGTGCGAGACGCGGGCGCAAGCACTGAACATCCTGCGTAGCATTCAACCAGCACCAGCGAAGAATGCGCCGCTCAACATCAAATCAGCCTCGGTCGTGCATGACGCGTGCCGCAACTGTGGTAAGCCAATACCGTTCGGGACTCCATGCAAGGTGTGCTTCAACGGCGAACTGCCAGAGCACATCTCGTGCAAGAAAGTCAGCAAGACCAAGCGGCAAGAGGAAGCGGCATTGCGTAAGTTGTACCTCGAAGCCATCAAACAAGTCTCGTGGTAATTCGCATTTCAACTCAGCCCTGAGGAGGGTCATCATGCCTGGATACGGAGCGAAGGAAGCACGCATCAACAAAGAGCGCCAGCCGCGAGTCAATCTGTGTACCTGCGGGAAAGAAATTGACAACGGTGCGCTCCTGTGTCAAGATTGCTATGAGGAGATTCATGGACAATCAAACACAGAAGTTAACGAGGGGCGCGAAGTCTCGTAGGAAATGGCGTAGTCGTTGTATCGAACAGGGTTTGTGCGTGGGGTGTGGGCGAACTCCCAACACGGGTGGTCCGCCGCACATGTGCGAACCCTGTGCAACGCGCCAGAAAAATTATGGAACTGAACGTCGTGCGCGGGCAAAGTCAATCGGGCTGTGTACCCTTTGCGGTAAGAACCCTCCGATTGTTGGACGACGTTTATGTTCCGCGTGCGTGCTCTACCACAAGTTAAGCGATTTGAGGAGTGCGGGTTTATCGGAAGCTGAGGTAGACCGTGCCCATCATGCCGTCATAAATTTTCAAAACCTGTGCGATGCGTGTGGTCGCAATGACTGTGGAAGGTGGTGTCTAGACCATGACCACGACAGAAAAATCTTTAGAGGAATCGTCGGAAACAAGTGTAACCTCGCCCTTGGGCACGCCCGCGACAATGCAGACACCCTACGGCTACTCGCCGCATACATCGACCGAAGATGAGGGTGAGGAAGCGCGGCGGACCCGATGACGTGCAAACGTTGTGGACTCGCCCGCCCAGAGCGTTACGGCATAGGCTGGCGCTGTGGGTGCTGCGGGTTGTTATATGTAACAGACGGGGTTGGGGTAGTGGTATCGGCAGGGTCTCCAAAGCCCATGCCAGCAGGTTCGACCCCTGCCAGCCCCGCCAAATAGCCAGAAATGCCACTTTCCCGCCCCCGCCCTGAGGGTTTGGGCGTCGGATGGGTCTTAGCCTACCCTGGCACGCCGGAGGGCTTAAATCGACCGCAAACGCAAAACGGAGGGCTATGAGCCAAGCTGAGAGTAACAGGACGCGCCGGGGTGCCATATCCGAGCTACAAACCGCCGCCGACCTGAGCGACGACTGGCGAATGGCGTCATCATTCGACCGAAAGGAATCCATGAGCTACTGGACAGAAAAAATCGGATGGCGTGAGAGCATCACGACGCTGTGCGGCTGGCTGAATGAAATCATCCCGCTCATCGCGTTCGCGTTTCTCATCGCGCTGTGGATGAGTGGTGCCCGATGAGTTGTAATCGACAACAGAAATATGATGCACAAACCTTAGAACGGTTAGCAAAATACTTGAGGAGGCGAACATGAGTTTCACAGCCTTCTTTCAGGCAGATGGTGAACTGCGCTACACCATCGGCACGACGAAGATGCAACACACCGCAGACTTCGCCGCAGAGAATTTCATCAAGCGCATGACGCACCCTGAGGTTGGTATCTGGTGGGTGTGGGTCGAGGAGACCAATGACCCGGACGACGAAGCAAAAAGAAATCGCTAGTCATTGCACGTGCCCGCATTGTAAGCTGGCTCACAAGATGCCCGCCTACGTCTACGCACATTGGGAAGACGCGTTCACCGTGACGTGTGCCGATGAAGGCGAGACCAAGGGATGCGGCAAACAGTTCGAGATGTTTCAGGGAGAGACCGAATGTATAAACTGAACGGTAAGAACCTCAGCCTCGCACGTCTCATCCCACGAGGGAAAGACGCGGACAAGCGTTTGAAATATCTCCACGTCAACAACAAGGGCGTCACCGCTGTCAGCCCCGAACTGGTCGCACGCGTCACACTGCCTGACGGTGTAGCGCAGCCCCAGCAGTCGGTCATCTACCCGCAGGAGTCTCTTGATTCGATTCCGATGGGAGCACGTGCGCCGGAGAGCAACGAACTGGTGACACTGACTGGAGACAAGCCCGCGTTCACAGGTCCGCACTATCTCGTGCCGATGGTGGACAAGTGCTTCCCAGAGCCGACAGAGACCACCGCGACGTTCACGTGCAACGGAGAACTTCTCCGCAAGCTGCTCACGGTCGCGTGCGAAGTGTGCAACGACAGCAACAAGACTCTGCGTCTTCGCATCGTTGACAACGGCAAGGCTCTACGCGTGGACACGTATCGCCAGCCGGGAGAACAAGAATTTTGTGGCGTCATCAAACCAATTGAGTACGACGGCGATTACATCCCCGGCGAGATTCCATCAGGTACGCCGAAGGTCGAGAAGAAACCTCAGCAGACAGGTCTGTTGCTGAAGACCAGCGCCGGGAGGAAAATCCGAGGCGAGGGTGAGTAACGGTTGCTTCCATGAGATGCAGAATGGCGCTACCGCCGTCATCCGGCATCAAATGATTAACGGAGACATCTGGGTTAGGTGTCTTCGATGCGGCGACACGTGGCACTCCGAGGAGGAGTTCGCAATGAGCACAGGCACGGGGAAAGCGAAATGCAAACACACTCAGTGGACCACCGACAAGGTGACCGGGGTGAAGATGTGTACGGATTGCGGCACTGACCTTGCCAAACATCCGAAGTGCAATCACGCCCTGGCGAAAATCGTCATCGAAAATGGAATGACGAAGACGCAATGTGAGAAGTGCGGAGTGATTGTCACAGAGGGTCCGGTGCAATCCGTGAAGGTTCCGCTGGGCTATGAGAAGCGATTGCTCCCGATTCCGAACGTGCGCCCCGTCGGACAGTGGGTCAAGGAAGGATTCGGAGCATTCCAGCCGAAGACACGACAGCAAGCGCAGATTCTCATCGACGAGTGGAACGAAGCATGTCAGACGAACGGCATGAAAGTTGAGTACCGCCTGCCCGTGGTGAATGTTGACTTACGTTGCAAGAAATGCGATACTCTCGTGAACGAGACGTACAAGGGCGATGTCTGCCTCTCGTGTCACCTTCAGGAGAAAATGGCAATGGCGAAAGAACCTAAGGTCTCGAAGTCGAACCCCGATTTTGATATTTACGGAATGCCTGTCTGGAAGACCAAGAACAAACCCGCGTTCAACGTTAACAGCACTCCGGCGAAACCTGTCACGAAGAAACCAACTCTCATGGTCGTGCCGAAGGCTCCTGTCGTTCACACCGAGGGAGACATCTGGGAATTACCACACGTCAATGCTCCGTTTATGAGTAAGCAATGGGCGTACCAAGGCAGCGCATCGACGCCGTATGTCATCACGCACTACCAGACCAAGCGCGATGGCGCGGTGACGAAAGATGGTTGGGCTTGCTCGTGCATGAATTTTACGCGGAAGACCCCACGCACCGAATGCAAGCACATCCTGAAGACGATGATGAAGAACGGCACGAAGCCCACGGCTGATGCGAAGCTGGCGGCGGTACCCGATGAGACCCTGAAGGCGTTCCAGAAGTGGCAGCGCGAACAAGCGGCGGCGGGCGTCCCGGTCGGTGCGGGCGTCGGCGCTGAGAAGGGCAAGCTGAACATGTTTGAGAACAAGGGGAGGAAAATCCGATGAAGCATATCGCAATTTTCAGGGTAGAGGGGTACTCCAAAACGGGAACCGACCAGGCTTTCGTCACGGGGAAAGGCGAGGAGTCAGTGACCACGCATCTCAAGGCGGACAGTTGGAATCCCGGCGCACGCATCGGAGCGTTCACACTGCACTCGCTGGAGAGCAAAGCACCTGAGTGGAAGGATGGTTTCATCGTCACTCTGGAACCGTTGCCACCAAAGCCCGAAGGCGCGGACTACACCGGATATCTAAAGCAGGTAATCGCGGAGAAGCTAGACCCAACTCCAGCACCGAGCGGGAGAAAAATCCGATGACGGACAGAGACGCACTCATTCAAATCGGCAACCTTGTGGGCGCACCCACGTCGGCATACTTCCCAGAGCAAGAGCGCAAGCAACTGGTGAAACGTCTTCAGGACATCAGCGCCATTGTACAGGCCCAGCTAGGCGTTCCGACGCCGCCTGCGAAGCACCCAGACGACACTAGACAGAACCCCGGCATCGGTGCTATATTGAATGGGTCGTTCTATCGTCCGAGCCGATTCAACAAAATCGACGAGGAAGACAACGGGAGGGACATCGGAAAATGAGCATGTCAGCCAAGGCAGTTCTGGCGCGGTTCGGCGGCAACGTCACCGCAGCCTGCGATTATTGCGAAACGATGGCGCGAACCTACGCCAACCTGACCACGGAGTATCGTGGATACCGTGAGGAGATTCTGAGCCATGTCTAAATTCCCAAAGCCCATGCTTGCTGAAGCGGTCGAGAACTTCGCCGCTCTCACTTTTCCGAAGATGGCGTCACCGAAACTCGACGGCATTCGTGGCACCGTTCACGCGGGCATTCTCCGCTCACGGTCACTGAAAGATATTCCGAACGTTCACGTGCAGAAGAAATTCGCGGGACTCCGCGAAGGGCTGGATGGTGAGTTCATCGTCGGTGACCCGTATGGTCCTGAGGTCTACGACCGCACTCGCCGCGTCATCATGGAGTCGGGTAAGAAGACCAACGCGGACGACGTTCGCTACTACGTCTTTGATTCCCAGCCTCAGGATGACGCGCTGCCTTTTCACGTGCGCTACGACTCCCTGCCGAACGCAGCCGCCGGGAAGACGGATGTCATCGTCGTGCCCCACATTGTTATAAGTAACTTGGAAGAACTGGAGCAATACGAGAACGCGATGTTGTCGAAGGGCTTCGAGGGCGTCATGCTCCGTGACCCTGTCGGACCCTACAAGCACGGTCGGTCCACCGAAGCGGAGGGCTGGCTTGTGAAGGTGAAGCGTTACGTCGATGACGAGTGCCGCGTGCTCTCGTGCTACGAGGAGATGGGGAACAACAACGAATCGTTCACCAACGAACTTGGACGCACCGCACGGTCAGCATCGAAGGCTGGCAAGACTGGCAATGACACGCTGGGCGGATTCAACGCCGTCGGTCTCACCGGGAAGTACAAGGGCGTCGAGTTCCAAGTCGCGGTCTCCAGCCTGAAGCACCCAGAGCGCAAAGCAATCTGGGACACGCGTGATGAACAGGTCGGAAAGATTCTGACCTACAAGTGGTTCCCAATCGGTAGCGAAGAAAAACCACGTCACCCGATGTTCAAAAACTGGCGAGAAGTCATAGATATGAGCGAATGATGTACGACCCAAAGACCCACAAGTTTGTTGACAAAGCCAGAGCCGCCGTGGTAGGCTTGTAGGCATGTTGAAATCAATGACACGCGAAGAACTGGACAGGCTGCTCGAAGTCGCCAAGCAAGAGTCCTTCATGGACTACCTGATGATGCTCGTGACGTTTCTCCACGGGCTTCGAGTCTCCGAGACGTTGTCGCTGACAAAAGACAACATCGTCAACGGCTACATCGTCGTGAAGCGCGGCAAGGGTTCGCACAAATGCGAACATCCCCTCTTACTCACGCCGAGCGAAGCCGAGCACCTGTCCAGTATCGAAGGCAAGTTCTTCACGATGTCGCGCATCACGTTCTGGCGCAGGATGCAGAAATACGGTGCGACCGCTGGGCTGGCTCCATACCTGAGGCACCCGCACACGCTGAAGCACACGTGCGGCAGGCTGGGGTTTAAGGGCGGCATGACGGTGCCCGACCTCGTCGAGTGGCTTGGTCACAAGAATCCAGCGATGGCTCTGGTGTATTCCGCCAGTGATATTGACACGGCGTCACGAGCGTTCGCCGCTGCGGTGGGACGCTGATGGACGGCTTGGCGTGGTTGCTCAAAGACATGAAGCCTATGCCGCCGGAAGTGAAAGAGGCATACAAGGGGACTGAGTTCACGTGTGAGTGCGGCGGGATGGTCATCCCGCAAACGATGGATGACGGCATCTGCTTTTCTTGCAAAGCAATTCTGAAACTCGCGGAATGCGAATACGAGGAGGCTAACGATGACACCACCTAAAGGGCGCTACGCATGGTTTGGACCGGACGAACCCGTACACCGGGAGAAGTCGCAAATTCCGTGGGGGAGAGCAATCATCTGGTTTATTCTTGCGGCGCTGGCGGTCTGGGCGGTAGATGCCCACGGGCAAGAAAGGCTCTATGACATCGAAGACGGCACAACAGCGGTATCTCCATTCACCCAGGGGTCGAGCGGCGACCGACCGGAGACATGCGCGGTATCGCACGCGACCCAAGAACAAGTTTCGCATCTACCAGTATCGTGCGACCCGTCTTCTCAAGGTGGAATTTTCTTTGGGGTTCGAGCATTTCTGCAATCTGATTGCACAAGCGTGCCGTTACTGTGGAGACCCTGCGACGGGGATAGACCGACTCAACAACGCCGAAGGCTACACCGCGACGAACAGCGTCCCCTGTTGCGGGATGTGCAATCGCATGAAACTCAAATGGGGCGAGGACTTGTTTCTTGCTCAAATCGAGAAGATTTATCGGCATCGGTTCATGCCGTCGCCTGTGCAATCGCTAGAACTGAAGGCTTCTTTACCAAGAGAACAAAACCCAATCGCTACAACAATCCGGGGGACATCCGAGGGTTTGGCGAGACGCGATACGCCGGGGAGATTGGACGAGACCGATTCGGTTATGTGATTTTTAAGTCCTCAGCGTTCGGCTGGGCTGCATTGACGCGGAACCTCCAGCGCATCGTGGACGGCACGAGCACGTACTACTCGACCGACCCGACGTTCGCAGAGATTGCGAAGGCATACGCGACCGACAAACGGTGGGGCAAGAGCGTGTGCAAGATTCTCCAAATCAATCCGCGAGCAACGATGCGGGAGTACCTTGGGCTGGCTCCACTGGTGAGGATGACATGGAACTCAAATGCGGACATCTTGAAGCGCATACTTGCACCGCTTGCGGACAGTGTCGGGCTTGTCGCCACACCTACGTTGAGCGTGCGGACGGGTGGGTTTGGTGTCGGTGTCCTAATCTCAGATGGAGGCGGGTATTACAAATCCGAAACATATCAACGACCGTAAACGAAACACATGTCTTCGATGCGCCCAAACTTTCTTAACGTACTTTCGATTAGAGAGTGGACGATACCTGAATTGCGCGAATCGAAAACTGTGTTTCGAGTGCAACCCTTTGAAGTCCGGCAAACACTACGCAGAAAGAACACCCGCCTGCGAGAAATGTGGTGCGACAGAACCTAGCGGGAAATGGTGTGACTCTTGCTACCGGAATCAACGACGGTGGGCACACAAACGTCGCGCAGTGGAACTGTTGGGCGGCAAATGTAATCGCTGCTCGTGGTCAGGACACATCGCAGGTTATGACTTCCATCATCCTGCGGACGATAAAGAATTTACGCCGAGCCAGATGCTATCTTTCAGTTGGGAGAAATTCTGGAGTGAGGCGCAGAAGTGCGAACTACTCTGTGCGATTTGCCATCGCATCGAACACTCAAAATTCGAGGAGGAGCCACATGAAGGGATTGAAGGAAGCAACCAAGAACCTCAAGCTAGTTGACACCGACGCGATTGCCGCGAAGGGGAAGCTGGCATACCGGATGGGCATCGAACGCCGGAACAACCCGGAGAACACACCGACCGCACGCACCGTGTGGGAGCGTGGCTGGGATGCGGCGAAGGTCGAGTTCGAGGCGATGCAACTCCGCTGGAAATCTCTGTAAACCGTTTCACAATTAGGTGACGACCTACGTCGATGTATTGGAGTTCACAATGGGAAACGATTCTGTTTCTGCTTTTCCTCGTGTCGCGCACGGGGAGAAAATTCGGAGTAATTTTGGGCATCTATCAGAAGAACCACTACGACCGACGCATGGTCGAATACCAGCGGTTGAAGTCTAAGCCGTGTCGAGATTGCAAGAAAAAGTTTCATCCGGTGTGCATGGATTGGGACCATCGACCACGCACAAAGAAACTCGCAGATGTCTCACGTTTGGTCATCGCCCGCTGTTCGTGGAAGCGTGTCCTTGCGGAGATTAGAAAGTGTGACCTCGTGTGCGCGAACTGCCACAGACTTCGCACGTTCAGAAGGGAACAATACTAATATGCCTTGGGACGATTCTTTAAGTGCGGTCCACAACGATGACACGAAAGTCGTTGGTCGCGCACTCAACGCAGTAAACTTTATCGAAGTCGATTGGGAAGCCGTCGAACGCCGGAACGCCGGATACCTCGCGGTCAACATCGCCAACAGCCGAAAGCGAGAACAAGATGCCAAGTAAAAAGCGCAAGCTGCTACAAGCTGAAATCGAATACCTCGACCCGCTCAACTGCGGCTCGACACTCGGCTACAACATCGTCGACGGTCGCCGGGGACTCTATGGCGACGTGGACATCACTGATTGCAATCGCAAGGTGACGTGGAACTTCAGCGTCAGCGACGAGAATCCGCTGGCGAAAATCGACTGTGCTATCGGTCTGCTCATTCGATTCCGGTCGAAGCTGGACCTAGAACTTTCCAAGGCGAAGAAGCGCCGCCCGCGAAAACCGAGGGCTTGACACGCGTGGTATACTAGTGTCTGGAGGATTTCTCATGGACAAAGAAAAATCGGTCAAGGTCGTCACGCTCGAAGGCACATTCCCTGAACTGGTCGTGAAGCACGTGTACCAGCAAGGGCGGGGCACCGGGAGCAACATCCGTGCCGCTGCCGCCGCTGCCATTCGGGATTTGATGAGTAAGCCGGGATTGAAAGCCCGCCGCATCACATCTGCGAAGTTGACAATGAGCATTGGAACGCGTATAGTCGATTCAGTCGAATCCACGGAGGGCACCAATGTCGCTGATGGTCTACAAAAATCGAACGGTTGAAGTCATCGAAACGTCCGGCTCGTTGTCCAAGATTAACGACGACGGCAACGAGTACAGCGTGAAAACCGCCAGCCTCAAGGCACCGAAGACGCCCCGGCGTCCCAAGAGCCTGAACATCGTCACCATCACGGAGAGCATGAAGCCCTTTGTGACATATCTGCTCACCGCTCAGGCGAAGACCTTGCTCACGCTGGAAGCACAGTGTGAGGAGATGGACTTCGCGGTTCGCAAACAGTACACCGCTCTGACGGGCGGCGACGAACTGGTCGAGGGTGCGGGCTACCACGTCGCGCCGGAGTCAGCCAAGAAAGAAGGCTGCGAGGGTAGTGTCACATTCGTCATGCCAACCGACGAGTCCATCATCACACCGGAGATTACCGCCATGATGACACAGCGTCCCGGTCTCATCAACCGAATCGGTTTCGTGTGGGCTTTGGTCGAAGCCGGATTCAAGGTGGCGCGGGTTCTCGGATAGGAGTCGCATGGCTCTCAAGATTCACAAATACCCGGACCTGTCGGGACCTCTGTACCATTACAACAATAGCGTCAAGCTGAGATTCAGCCCGAAGCACTGGCTCTATCTGCTCGAAGGTGCCGACGGTTCCCTGACTCCAATCTCCGGCGTCACGAATACGCTGAAGATTGTGGACAAGAGTCAGGCACTCATCGGCTGGGCGACTCGGCTGTTCATGGAGAAAGCCGTCGCGCTTCTTCAAGAGTGTCGCCGGGGAAACATGGTCGAGGTCGAGTACGAAGACTTGATTACGATTTTGATGAAGGCGAAGGACGAGCACCGCAACGTGCTCGAAGCGGCGGGAGACACCGGACACAGCGCACACGCGTTCGTCGAATCTCTCATCCGTGCGACCGCAGTCGAAGACGAGAACCGTCGGCTGGAGATACTGGCGAAGTTCCCTGAGGATGAGCGTGCATCGAACGCGGCTATCGCGTGCTTGGCGTTCTTCGCGGAGCACAACGTCCGGTACATCGCGGCGGAGCAACGCGTCTTCTCACTGGAGTGGTTAGTCGCGGGGATGATGGACGGCGACGTTCTGATGGACTCGTGCGACGATGCCGACTGTCCCTGCCAGCAACACGCACCGTTCAAGGACAGGCGCATGGTGCTGGATTTGAAGACCAGCAACCAAGTCGTAGCGACGTACTTCGCGCAAGCGAATTTCTATTGGAAGGCGAAGGTCGAGGAGTTCCCCGACACCAAGTTTGACGGTGTCGTCATCCTCAGGCTGGGCAAAGACGACGCGGCTGAGTTCGAGCCGTGGATTCACTTCGGAGACGAAGCGCACGAGCGGCATCTGCGGTTCTTCAAGCGGGCACTGGACCTGAAGCAATCGGTCGAAGAAGTCGAAGGCGAGATGAAGTCGGTCAAGGCAGCCCTACGCGCTAAGGCGCAGGCGGCGAAGGACGCGGCGATGCGTATCGCGTGCCCCAAGGCGAAGGTCTATAAGGGCAGCCGCAAGAGCAAGTGCTTCGACGACGGCACACAATGTGAGGCGTGCGCGAAGATTTACTTGACAGCCAATAGCACGAAAGTGTAGTATTGAAAGAGTGGAGGGACACATGACTATCGGCAAAGTAGGGAACATAGCAGTCAGCGGAGTGGTCGAAATTGCGCAGCGGTACGAAGCTGCTGGTAACCGTCGTATCGCGTGTCAAGCCGCAATCGACGAGTACCTCGACCGTCCTGAGTACAAAAAACTTTGCAAGGCTTTGCGGGATGCCGACGCTGCATGGCGTGCGGCAGGAGCCGAATATGAAACTGGTCGTTTGGTCTAACGGGAGGGATACATGACTTTTGCAAAGGATGCACTCAGGCAGGCGAAGCGCCTTACACGCAAAGAGCGCAACAAGGCGGGCAAGCTGGCGAAAGCCGCTGCACGTGAAGCTGCTACCAAGATTCCCACCATCGAAGTTCCCCCGGTGCCGCGTAGTGTTTCGTCGCTGGCATTTCTGGGCGGCAAGCAGTACCGCCAGCACGGTCTGAGCATGAAGAACCGCCCCGGCAATCACATGCTGCACGAGGAAGCGGAAGCTGAGAACCACGCACGTTCACTGACGGCGTATCAACCGAGCGCGGAGTTATAAATAAAATGAACTTCTTCAAATACATGCGACCAGAGAACGAAAAAATTTCTTCTATCCTGTTCGCCATGCTTGACAACAAGGATGTGCGTCCGGTAATCTGGAAGAAGGTTAAGCACGTGACCGCCGGGGGTCAACCCGATGGTCGATTCGCATAGCCTCTGAGGAGGGACACATCATGGCAACTTCAAAAACCAAAACCGGAGCCACACTCGTCTCGACCATCGGCGGTCGTGTCAAGTATCGCTTCACTTCCATCCTGATGAAGCAGGTCCAAAGCAGATACGCCTACTTCGCAACCAAGAACGAGATTTTCTCGCTCATCAACAGCCTGTTCCGCACGGAAGTCGCTGAGTTCCCGACGATTGTTTACACCGGGACGCAGGGTCGCACGACCTACAACGCCCGCAAGAACAGCTACGGTGGATTCAGCATCGGCTGTCAAGACTTCGACCGCAACACGGTTCGCGCTATCGCAGCCAGCGTCGGTCACTCGAAGTCATTCATCAACGCGTACCTGCCCCGGTTGGCGAAAGCCGCTGCCGCTGGTCGCTAGACTGTACAGCAGGGAGCCTGAACTACCAGCCCTGTCACTCGCGTTGAAACGGTAGACTGATGCGGCGAATAACACGCGTGCCAAATTCAAATTCAGGAGACACAAACATGAGCATGACATCGAAAGTAATCAACCTGCTCCGGCTAGCAATTCTCAATGCTCTGGCGAACGGTTCGAGCGCCAGCAACCAAAGTCTTCGCTCCGTCGTCGGCAGTGTTTACTCACTGCGTTCGATTCAGGAAGCGACCCAGAAGATGACCAAAGAGGGACTGCTCGTCGCGTCCACTCGTGGTGTCTACAAGTTGAACACGAACGTCCCGCAGGCAATTGGCGCGACGGCGTAGTCCCTTCGAGGGGCGTGGTTCCTCACGAGATGGGGACTAACGCGGAGGATGCGAGCCTCCCGCCACATTGTTGTTTGATTCAGGAGAGTTCACATGGCTCGTGCAGGAAAGAAAGACGTTCTCGCCGCAGGCGGGAGCAAGATGGTCATCGCAGGCGGCATTGGAGAGAGCGACCCGCTACGCAACGTATCGAAGGAAGGGCGTGACGACACACCGATTCCAGCGTTCGAGAAACCTGTCGAACCCAAGATGGAGTTCATCCCCAAGAACGGTCACATCCTCGTTCGCCGCGACACCCCGGTCGAAGCGAAGGGTCTGGTCGAACTGGTGCAGGACGAAGCCGCGAAAGAAAAACCTGCTCAGGGCATCGTGCTTGAGACGAATTGTGTTGACTACGTCGTCGGCACTCGTGTAGTGTTTGGAAAGTATTCGGGCACTGAGTTCAAGCTGAACGGCGAGTTGCTGCTCATCATGCGTGACGAAGACGTTCAAGGGCTGCTCGTGCAGGCGGAACCCGACAGCGAAGTAGAAATCGAAATCCTTCCGTAGAGGAGTCCAACATGGAGAAAGCTGCAATCGTCGGAGACGCGGACGTATCTCGCGCAACACACGTCCGCCGCCGCATCACCAATCTGGTCAAGGCAGCCAACACGAGCGACTTTGACCTTGCCGAATTGTTCCACGAGTCAAAGAAGAACCAGTACCCCGCGATGTGGGGCTTCGAGTCCTTCTCTGCTTACGGCAAGGCTCTGGCGAAGGACTACAACTTCAAGTGGACGAAGGTCTACTACCTGACTCGCATTGCTGAGAACATGGAAGCCGCGAAGCTGGAGCGTTCGCAGTACGAACCCGTTGGCAAGACCAAGCTGCGAATGATTTCCCGGCTGAAGCCTGACACCGAGTTCAACGGCGTCTCCGTCTCTATCCTGATTCGGGAACTGACGCTGAAGGCTGGGCAGATGTCACCAGACGAAGTCCAGTACGAGGTCGATAAGATTCTCGGACTGACGGAAGATGAGTCGATGTCATGGCTCAACATCCGTGTGAAGAAGATGGCGAAGGACAACGTCATCATGCCGTCCATCGCTCTCGCAAAGAAACACATCGGGAGCGTTGGGCAGGACGAAGAAGGACAGTCGCAGGACGCAAGTGAAGGTCGCTGTCTCGAACTCATCTGTGCGAACTTCCTCGCGGACCCGAACTACAACAACGAGCAACCGCCGGATACCGCCGCGAAGATTCAAGCAGCCGCCGATGCAACCGAGGCGGCGCAAGAGGAAAACGAACAACCAACCAACGACGAATAACTGGAGGGTGCCAATGCCATTCCGAAAGCTGGACATCACCCGCAAGACTGGTGAGGCAACCGCTCTGGCAACGAAACTCGAAGGACTCATCGTGGGACAGCGGGCACCTAAAGACGCTCTCCTGTCGGTCGTAGACCGCATCCAAAGTGGGTTCTATGACAAGACGAGACCCGTCGGCATCTTCCTCTTTCTCGGACCCACCGGGACGGGAAAGACCGGAGTAGCCGAGGCGTTCACGATGGGTCTGTTCAATAACCCGAAGATGTTGATGAAGGTGGATTGCGCAGAGTTCCAGCACTCGCACGAGATTGCGAAGCTAGTTGGCAGCCCTCCCGGTTATCTGGGACACCGCGAGACGCATCCGTACTTCACCAACAATTCGCTCAAGGCGCATCGCACCGATGCCTTTCCATTCACGCCGATTCTGTTCGACGAGATTGAGAAGGCAAGCGACTCACTCTGGAATCTCCTGCTGGGTATTCTGGATAAGGGCACGCTCACGACGGGCGCCAACGAAGTCGTGGACATGAAGCCCACAATCATTTTGATGACCAGCAACGTCGGGGCGTCGGAGATGTCGGAAGACAAGTCTCTGGGCTTCGTCGGCAAGACCACAGTTGATGATGCCAAGCTGGAGTCAATCGCTCTGGCGGCGGCACGGCGGAAGTTCTCGCCGGAGTTCCTGAACCGCATCGACTACATTTTGAACTTCAAGACTCTGACTGAAGACGAACTCAAACAGGTTCTCGCGCTTCAGTTGCAATTGCTTCAAGACCGCATCGTCGTTGACTCGAAGGTGCTCTTTGAACTGCGTGTCTCCAGCCGGGGACTCGCGCAATTGCTGGTGGATGGTTATGACCGTCGCTACAACGCACGGCATCTCAAGCGGACGATAGACAAACACATCTCCGCTCCGCTAACGAGTCTTGTCGCCACGGGGCAGATAATGAACGAAGACGTTGTCATCGTTGACTACCTCGAAGGCGACTGGCGATATGTGGCAGTACCGAGGGCGAATGCTCCCCAAGGCGATTTCTCAGGCAGTCTACCGTAGAGACGGCTGGAAATGTCGTTCCTGCAACAACCGCAATGGGCTTGACCCGCACCACGTCATATTCCAAAGCGCAGGCGGACCCGACACACTGGACAACCTGCTGGCGCTCTGCCGCAAATGCCACGATGACATTCACGCCGGGAGACTGGTGCTGGAAGTCCTTCGTAAGCTGGAGAGCAACCTTGACGTTCGATTCTGGAAGCGTGCTGCGTGGGAGATTTACAGGAGTGTAAATGAAGACTTGCACCAAGTGTCAAACATCGAAGAACCCGAAAACGGATTTTCATAAGGATAAGAGTACGAAAGACGGGTTGCGCTATTGGTGTAAGGCGTGTGCGCGACCCGCTGCGGTGAGCTACGCTCGACGAAATCCTGAGGAAAAGACGCATCGTCACCGAGACTACAAGCGAGACAACCCTGAACACTACTTATTGTGGCAGGCGAAACATCGCGCCAAGCGGAATGGTCTAGTCTTTGAGTTAGTGCCGGGAGATATACAAATCCCGCCGACCTGTCCGGTGTTGAAGATACCCATCTATCCGGGGAAACGAAACTCTCCGAACTCACCGAGTCTCGATAGGCGGGACAATGACGAAGGCTACACGAAGGCGAACACTCAAGTGATTTCGTATCGGGCGAATGTACTTAAACGAGACGCCACGGTCACTGAGTTGAAATTGTTCGCGGACTGGATTGTGGGGACGTATGGAACTTAGGAGTTACCAGCAGGACGCACTCAATTCCATCGTTACAAACTATGACGCGGGGGCGAGAAAACTTCTCATTCAATCGGCAACTGGAACAGGGAAAACGATAATTTTCGCATCCCTGTACGAGCGCATGAAGTCCCGAATACCCGGACAGATGTGGGTTCTGTCTCACACGGAAGAACTAGTTGTCCAGAATTTGAAGAAACTCCAACAGGTGAACCGAGCCCTGAAGGTAGGCAAAGAGATGGCGGGGAGTTATGCCGACCCTGATTGCGATATAATCTCGGCGTGCGTGGCGACAACAGGTAGACACGGAACGAAACGCAATGACAGATTTAATTGGGGGAATGTTTCCCTGCTCACAATCGACGAGGCTCATCACTCCACCGCTGACGCATACGGACGAGTCATCGACCTTGTCGGCATTAACAGCCCCGGCTCGAACAAACTTCTGGTCGGCGTTACGGCAACGGCTCAACGTCCTGACGGCAAGGCTCTGTCTGAAGTTTTCGACAAAGTTGCCTACGTGTATGGGATGCGGCAAGCCATCGAAGAAGGATGGCTCGTGCGTGTTCGGGGATACCGAGTATCGACGGACACATCCGTGGACGACGTATCGGTTTCATCTGGGGACTTCTCCGTCACCAAGCTGGCGGCACGTGTCAACACGGAAGCACGAAATCGACAAGTCGTAGAGGCATGGGCGAAGCTGGCGGGCGACCGCCGAACGGTTGTGTTCTGCGCCGACATCGACCATGCGAAGGCAATGGCTGAGGAGTTTAAGAAGTCAGGCGTACTCGCGGAAGCTGTCTGGGGTGAAGACCCGGAGCGCGAGTCAAAACTGGAGACACACCGTGCGGGAAAAATTCAAGTTATTTGTAACTGCGCTGTACTCGTGGAAGGCTACGATGACCCAAGCATTGCGTGCGTTGTACTGGCTCGTCCTACCACGTCTCCTGTCCTATTTTCCCAGATGGTAGGACGCGGGACTCGTCTCGCAGAAGGCAAGAAAGACCTTATCGTCATCGACGTGGTGGACGCATCGTCCAGCCACTCGCTCATCACCCTGCCGACGCTGTTGGGCCTGCAAGGCATCCTAGACCTTCGTGGGCGCGACGTGCTCACGGTTGTTGAGGAGATGGAGGAGATTCAGTTAGCGAACCCCGGCATCGACCTGTCGAAGCTGGACGACGTTGCGAAGCTGAAGACCCTCGTCGAACAAGTCAACCTGTTCACCATCCGGTTCCCGGCTGAAGTCGAAGCGAACAGCGAGTTGACTTGGTTCAAAGCGATTGACGGCGGCTACAAGATGCTCGTGCCGAAAGATGGACCGGAGCCTGCGGGCTTCATGCGAATTTACCAGAACCAACTCGGCTCGTGGGACATCATCGGGAGCATCAAAGGCAGGGCGCTTCAGGCGAACCGCGCCACGATGGAAGACGCGTTCAAGGCGACTGATGAACAGATTCGTAAGCGGCTGTCGAAGATGGCTCTGTCTTACGTGAAACGTGAGGCTACATGGCACGGCAAACCAGTCACGAGTGGACAGATAAAAATGCTGGCGCGGTTGTTCCCGAAGAAGTTGTTTCCTTTGGAGTCGATGACATCGGGGATGGCGTCCAAGATAATCAGCGAACGCCTAGCACGCAAGCACAAAGGTTGAAGAAGCTGGAGGAAGACAAGGGTGGTCGTCGATGTGATGATTGCCGCCGGGGATTTGAACCCGGACGCGATTGAGACAGCCAAGCACGAGAAGGCTCTCACCATCTGGAAGTACCTGCATCATCAGGAGGGCTAGTTGCTGACACCGGAAAAAGAACAACGCATTCAAGAAATCACCGCAGAGATTGCGGCAGAAGTGACCCGCGCCACGAGGATGTTTGAACCGATGAACTCTCCGCATGAAGCCGAGGGTGTCATCCGTGAGGAGTTCGACGAGTTCTGGGATGAAGTGAAGGCGTACAATCCCCGCAAGAACCGCGACACCCGTCCCGCGATGCGAACCGAGTTGATTCAGTTAGCAGCGATGGCAACACGAGCAGTGCTTGATGTCATCGACTTTGGGAAGCACTACGAGGCGCAACCATGCTACAACCCCGTTCCGACGCAACCTACTACCGAAACTTCCAACTGAGCAAATTTCAGGTGGGCATCCTCAAGCGCCTTGCCAACGGTAAGGTCAAGGTCTACTGTATGCCTGCCGGGACGCTGCGCGACAAGCGCCGCGACGAGATGAACATCCAGTTCAACGAGGTTCTGCAACTCGTGGAGATGGGGATGGTCAACGACGTGAGCGACGGTGAGAAGTTCAAATCCATCGTCGAACAGCATCGCGTGAACGAAGGGCGCGACGTTGTGGTCGTGTGGCTCAACGGATTCGGGCAAGAGATGTGGGGAAGGACTCCGTGGGACAAACAACGAAACTGAACACGAAGGACCGAGCCAAAGCAAAGCGGCTCATGGATACTTACCAGCAAACTCTGGAGGAACACAATGCAAAGCGAACAGACCAAACCAACGCCTGCGCCATCTGCCGCCGACCGTTCAGCCAGTATCAAGCCTACCAAGACCACGACCATAAGTGCTGTGCCCGTCCCCGGAAAAAAGAAGGTCGGTACTGTGGTAAGTGCAACCGTGGACTCCTGTGTTTTCTTTGCAACAAGAAAGCCGTAGCGTGGCTGGAGCAACTAGCGAAGTGGGGCATCGACATTGAAAAGGTGCTTGAATACATTCGCTTCTGGACAAGAGAGATTACGTTGAAAGGTGGATATGCCTCTAAAGCCCCGAAAGCAAAAACCCCGCGAAAGCGAAAGTCCAAAGCCGGAGTACCGCGCAAACAAAAAAGCGTTCGACCAAGTTCTGAGCCGAGTGCGCCAGAACGGGGAAGTGACAGTGGGTCCGGTGAAAGCAGTGAAGTCAAGTGGTGGCGGTGGGAAGCCAGCGGCGATGAACCCAGCCGTCCCTAGCATGGTCGAATTTCTGTGCGACGTGTTCCTCGCGGTGAAGCGTGTGCTCCCGCGTGACATCTCGTTCGAGAAGTTCCGTCAGGCTTACACGTTCCCCATCACCGATGACTACATCGAACAGGAGCGGTTCGCTCAGTTCGTTCTCCGCGACCGTCGGCATAGTGCAGAGCAACGCATCGGCGCTGAGTTCATTCGCGTCGGGATTTTCCCACTGACCAAGTACATGAAGTGTCCCCGCAAGCCGCGACCGAAGAACGCGGTCTAAATTTTTGTGTCAAATCCAACCTGAGGTACAACGCAATGACAGCTACAGCGGTACTCCACAAGGAACGTAAACGTAGGGAACGCAAGACGAAGCGAGGGGCGGTGACTCTCGAAGTCAACGTGAAGCGGCAACTCTCGGCTGAGATTGGCGAAGACGAATTGCCGCAGGGTGAGAAGTTCATCCTGCTTCAGAAGTACGGAGTGGCGGCTCCACGCATTGACCGTCTCGTGACAAAACCCGTTTGGATGGAGGAACGTTTATGGCGACAGAAGAACAACGATTGGATGCGGGCAACGAAGGGTCTAGTGCCAGCGAAGCAGCAACCGCGAACGCAGGCGCAACAGAGGCACCAACAGTCACAGCGCCCGACTACTCGAACCTCCCGCCAGAGCTAAGACCTGACGCAGACGGCAACCCGCCCGTGCTCACCGAAGCCCTGATGCGGAAACTCCGGGGGGAGTATTTCACGGTCAAACATGCGAGGCTCGACAACTGCGAACACCGCATTGACCTGATTACGGAGCCACGCACGAATTGTCAGAACTGCTGGTGGAATTGGTTCAACATCCACCCGCAGTTGATTGAAACCACCGACCAGTTCTTTCGGACTAAGGGGAAGGAACCGCTCATAGCCATGAGGGGCAAACGCTACTTCAAAATGTTTCTTCGGTTCATGAGCACGGTGTGCCAACTTCAGAAAGAACAAGAGGCACTCAATGCCAAGCAGATACGTGAAGCGAACCCGCCGAGCGTTGAAGATGAACGAAATATGGAGGATATGTGGCGCTAACAGCGGGAGTCAAATCGACGGCGGCAACGCCGGAGAAGTCGGAGGAGAAGTCGTTCGTGAAACCACAGACCAAGGCGGACAAGTTGCAAGCGGTCTCGTCGGCGGCGAAGTCACTCAATAACACGTACAAAGACCCGAAGTTAGTCCAGAAGCTAGGGAAGAAGGCAGGCGCACTCCGCTTGCCTTCTCTCGCGCTTGGACTACCGACGGTAGACGAAGATGTCATCGGTTGCGGCGGATTGCCCGACGGTCGCATCATCGAAATCTATGGACCGGAGTCGGCTGGTAAGACTGCCATCTCCCTGCACGCAATCGCGCAGGCGCAGGCTGGTGGTGACCTAGCTGCCATCGTGGATGCCGAGCACGCACTGATGCTCTCGCACGCGAAGACTCTGGGCGTCAACATCGACGAACTCATCATCTCGCAGCCTGACTACGGTGAGCAGGCATTGGAGGTTGTCCTTGGTCTTGCTGAGACTGGCGCGGTGCGTCTTATTGTCGTTGATTCGGTATCCGCACTCGTCCCGAAAGCCGAGTTGGACGGAGATATGGGAGACAGCCACATGGGTCTCCAAGCGCGACTGATGTCTCAGGCGATGCGGAAACTCGTGGGCGTCTCTGCGAAGACGGGCACGACAATCATCTTCATCAACCAAGTGCGCGAGAAAATCGGCGTCATGTTCGGCAACCCGGAGACCACAACGGGCGGGCGTGCTCTGAAGTTTTACGCGTCACTCCGCTTCGAGGTTCGGCGTCTGTCGAAGACTGACGGCGGTGAAATCATCGACCCCGTGACCAAGCTGCACATCGGTCACCGGATGCGTGTGAAGAACGTCAAGAACAAAGTAGGCTCACCATTCCGCGAGACCTGCGTGGACTTGCTCTACGATAAAGGGTTTGACAAACGGGCGGACACTCTGGAATACTTGCTTGGGCAGGACGTTGTCATCGTCGGAGACATGACGAAGGACAACAAGGGCAACGGCGTGTCGAAGGGTTGGCTGGGGTTCGAGGGCGAGAGCTACCGAAAATCGGACTTGACATTGGACCCCGTTTACGATAAGGTTGCACTAGCGGCGAAGAAGGTCATCGACGCGAAACTTCAACAGCAGTAAACACGTGGGTGCTCCGTTCCGTAAGGACGGGGAGTTCGCCAAGCGTGCGGCATAGCCGCGAGAGTGGCTTGGTGATTGGATACACCCACCTTAGCGGGCGGTAGTTGAATATGTCACAACACCGGGAACGCAGGGCAGTGCTCTACGAAAGCCTGCTCGTGCCCTCGGAAGCGTTGGTTAAAACCCAACCCGCCCCATCACTTTCTGGAGGGTGCCATGAGCAAGAAGAACCGTGTCGTGCCGAAGACTGTCAACCTGAAGGACGCCGTGTTCGCGTACTTCTCCATGTGCTGCAATGAAATTGCCGAGAAGCCTTCCTGCGTCGTGCCTCAGGGCGAACGTGTGGGAACGTATCTCGGTGCGGTGCCCGACCCTGCCAAGCGCAATCTGACGCTGGGCACGTGGCGCTGCTCGAAGTGCAAGAAGAAGTGCAAGGTGACCCGGACGGCAAAGAGCGCCGGTGCCCAGTCCAGACCACCTTCGCGGGATAGTTCCCGTGCGGTAACATTTTCTCAATCTCGCGCCTTAGACGCGCAATTATTCCCGAACGGGAACATTCTGGAGGAACCATGAGCCACGCAGACCATATGATGGGGTTAAGCCCATCGCAACCTCGTGACACCCACGCGGTACGCATCATCGTCGTAGGACCGATTCTGCCTCACCCGAACGCCGACAAGTTAGAAATAACAATGGTCGGCGGCTATCAAATCGTCACCGGGAAGGGCAACTTCAAAGAGGGCGACCTCGCGGTCTACATCCAGCCCGACAGCGTCGTTCCACAGACCGAGCCGTTCAAGTTCATCTGGGCTGACCACGTCGGCATCGACGGCAAGGTGCCAGAGAAGCGCCGCCGCATCACGGTGAAGCGTCTTCGCAAAGAGTACAGCGAAGGACTGCTCATGCCCGTGACGGATTTCCCGACCGAGTTGGTGTGTGGAATCCTACAGCAACGTGCCAGCCTCAACCTTCGGGTCGAAGGCATCGACGTTGCCGAACTCCTCGGCATCACGCACTACGTCCCTGAGTTCGACAAGGAATCGACGAAGGCGGACATCGCTGTGTCCCCGAAGCGCCGCTACCCGAAGACCCTGCGTGGATGGTTCTATTGGACCCTCCGCAAGATTGGGTTCAAGAATGCGGGCGGTCGGAGCTACGCTGAGGAAGTCAGCTTCCAACTCCCGGTCTACGACATCGACGCTCTGAAGAACCACAAGAACTGGTTCGACGAGACCGACATCGTTCAGGTGACCGAGAAGATTCACGGCAGCAATGCGCGGTTCACTTTCATCCTCGACGATGAAAAGCAGGTTCTCGGTCCCGGCAAGTTCTACGTCGGCTCCCACGAGCAGTGGAAGATGGACGGCGCGAACGTGTGGTGGAACGTTGCCCGTGCCTTCCCTCAGATTGAGGAGTGGTGCGTGCAGAACCCCGGCAAGGTTCTCTATGGCGAGGTTGGTCCGACTCAAAAGGGCTATCGCTACGGAGCCGAGCAGGGCGAGACGTTCTTCTTCGCGTTCGATGTCTACGACCCGAAGACGAACAACTGGACGTGGGCTGGTAATGAAGGCTTTGCGCCAACCGTGCCCATCCTCTACGTCGGCTCTTATGACTTCGAGAAGGTGAAGGCTCTGGTCGACGGAAAGAGCACCGTGCCTCAGGCTCAGAACATCCGTGAGGGTGTCGTAGTTCGCCGCCTCTCCGACAGTCGCAAGCTGAAGATTGTCAGCAACAGTTATCTAGAAAGTGACGCTAAGTGAACTTGAAGATATGCCCGCACACCGGACAACCGGGGCGGTCAAAATGCAATCTGTGCATCAACGATTTGCGTAAGAAGCACCGAGCCGCCGACCCCGAAACATATAGAGGGTACTCCCGAAAGTGGCATCGTAAGAAGTACGGCGTCAACACAGGGGAGCGGCGGGTGGGAACTTGCCCTTTATGTGATGCGGAAGGCGTCGAACTCCGACCCGACCACAATCACGAAACCAATAAGTTGCGGGACTGGATTTGCGCCCGCTGTAACATGGCGTTGGGCTTCATGGAGCAGAACTCGAACCTCCGAAGACTACTCGCATACTTGGAGAAACACAAATGAAGAAGACCATCGGTTGGTTTATCATCCTTGCCGCTCTGTTCCTGTGTCTAGCTGGGTTGATGATAGGGACCGGGCATGCTTCGACCACGTCTAGGACCAACGCATTCGGTGCCCAGACGATTACCAGCGACCCAAACGTCACTCTGGTTGCTTCCTTACTCGGTGGAGAGGTTCACAAGGACAGCGACGGGCGTCTAGGCTACAATCTGCGCCTGCATCCCAAGTACACGTTTGGTCTCTATGACGAGAGCATCATGTTCTGCGGCGACATCCGGGGACAGATGGACGGCAAGCAGACGACGTTTCAGGCTTACACCTATCGTCGCGCAGCCAGCCGACTCATCGACGGCATACCGTGCCACGCTCTCGTTGGCGTGGACGATGTGAAAAATGAGAAAGGGATTCAGTGAACTTCAAATTTGAAATCAAGACGGGCATCCTGTACGGACTCGACGGCAAGAAGGTTTGGGCTGGGTACGCGGGCGGAAACTGTGGGAAAAATCCTGAGGCAATCAACAACCCGGACTTCATCAAAGTCAAGAGCGTCGGTCCACTCTGCCCCGGCATCTACACGTTCGGCACGCCCGTGGCTCAGTCGCACCTTGGACCGTTCGCCATTCCACTCATCCCTGACCCAAGCAACGAGATGTACGGTCGCGGGGACTTCTTCTGCCACGGCGACACAACGCCATCCGGCAAGGCTTCTGAGGGTTGCGTTATTATGCCGCGATGGGTCCGCGATATGCTCTGGGCGTCACCGTGCCACACGATTGAAGTAGTCATCTCACTCTAGGAGCGCACACATGGATTCTGTCGGCAGCAAACCGGACCTATTCGGTGTGGGAACCCGTTACGACCACTACGTCGAATTGCGAGAGGTCTTCGCGCTAGGCTCAGAGGTCATTGACGGGCTGGAGAAAACCAACCGCATCTGCGAGGCTGACAAGGTGCTGCGGACCAAGTTACAGGGAGCCGTCGAGGTTATAAATAAACGGCTCTCGTACCTGAGCAACTTCGAGCAACTGACGGTCTACAGTTCTGCGCTGGCTACGATGACTCGTGTCGTCGAACTCCAGCGCAAGGCGGGCAACTTGCCGGAGACCAAGAGTGGGAAGTTCGGAGCGACCAATGAGCAAGCAGCGGCGCAAGATGTCAATCAAGTACGTCCTGAAGAAAGTAAGGGCGGCGAAACCCTCAACGCCTAAAGAGTTCCGTGCCCTCGGTCTTACGCTGCGTGCGATTGGCTCCGGCGCATTCCGAGACGTGTTCAAGGTCACCAACTGCGACCTAGTCGTGAAGTTCCCGATGGAAGGCAGGACGTGCGGCAAGAAGCATACGCTGTCTGAAGTGCGGCGGCTCACGCGGCTGAGGAAGTCACGAGTGATGCGACCGCATCTGCCAGAGGTCTTCTATCTCGACAAGCAGCACGGCGTCGTCATCATGCGCTACTACCCTGAGTACGAGTCGTTCGAGACGCAGGCTGGCTCTATGGGGAACCTGATTCAGAGGCTCATCTATGCACACACCCGCGTTCGCACTAGCGACATTCACACAGGCAACGTTCACAAACGGAGAACGAACCATGAGCAATCTGTCATTATCGACCTTGGTTATTGACCCGCACTTCTGGCAGTCGTTCCAGTACCAGTACCAGTACAACCGACCAGACACGAAGGTGGGCGAGAAGACGACCATCTACGGACGCTGGTTCTGCGCTGGCGTCAAATGCGACGAGTGCATGGTACGCTGGTCTTGCTCTCTCGAAGCCGACGGACCAACGTTCGAGCCATGCGAGATGCACCGATGAGATTCGCCAACGGGCGCTACCCAATCGCACACGACCAAGAGCAGGAACCGATTGACAACCCATCGCAGCGTCTCATCCTCCAAGACGATTCGCTGAAGATGCGGAAGCGACCGGACTACGCTTACGACACCGAGAACGGATACGCCCGCGTCTGGACGTGGTGGTACACTCCCAAAGACTGTACCGACATGATTAAGGACGTGCGGGCGAAGGGGCTTGCGAAGGGCTTGCTGAAGATGGAGATTCTCATCGCGCAAGAGGCTTACGCTGAGTCGATGGATTGGTTCACACGAAATGGATTTGAGCGCGACGAGGGACGTGGGTCAGGCGACCTACTCTCTTTCGTTCGGGCGCTGTAGTGCGGTTGTGGCGGAACTGGTAGACGCACAGCGTTGAGGTCGCTGTGGGAGCAATCCCGTGAAGGTTCGAGTCCTTTCAACCGCACCAAAAGAAAAAGAGGCCCGCTGTCAATATAGTTCCATCATGAAACCATATTTGACAGTGGGCCTTTTGCATGTTAAGATGTGGTAAGTTCTAGGAGGAACCCATGAAAACTTTGTTTCGGATGTTCGCCGTTCTTTCGCTGCTTGTAATGTCGGCGGTTGCCCAGATTCCAACGCCGTACGTCTACGCCGGGGGAATTATTAACGGCTCTGGATATTCTACCGTTGCAAGTCTGGCGGGAGTCGGCCTCTCGTCGGAGTCAAACCATTTCTCTTGGCGTGCGGAAGCGGACTACGATAACGCCAAAAAGGTCGATGACGGAGTCAACGGAATCTCGGGACATAACACAGGACGCGACCGAGGGCTACGCACGTCGGTCTACTATCGTTTTAGCAATGGCTGGATGTTTGGCCCCGGTGCTCGATGGTCCGAGCTATCAACAACAGGCTATCAAAAACAATCGTGGCACGGAACGATGGGCGTAGGAAAAGACTTCATCAGAGACAACTATTCTTTCCGATTGACCGCCGACGTTCTTGTGCCAAGGATTGGTTCAGAGCATGTCAACCAACAGGGCTGTACAATCCCTAAAGGGCAGTGTACGAGTGGGCCACAAGGTGTCGATGTTCATTACGTCCTGCCATCTCCAGCACTCCACGGACATTTCTTTTTCATGGTCGATGCTGGCGTATACGTCGTTCACACGACAGTGACCAGCACCGACCCGAAGTTGACCGCCCTGCAAATCGCCGCGAAACAAACGACCGGAAGCACATCATTCACATTACTAGTTCGATTCTAGCTTGCTTTTTGGAGAACAAATACAATAGTGACATGGACAGTGACGGTGTTGAGACTCAAGGTAAGAGTCCACGCCGTCGCTGCCGTTGTAGCCGGAAGGGGCGGGTCGAAACTCACATTGATGACCGTTGGGTCCGCTGTCGCAGCCGCCAGAGCACCTGTGTCCATATCGAAAATATACGTGTTCGTTCCATCACTCAGACTAGCAGTGAAGGCTAAGTCAGTCGTCGCCGCCGGAGTGACTGTCAAAACCAGAGTCGAGATGTCCGCAAAGATTCCCGCCGCTTGAGCCGCAACAACAGTTGTCGCTACACTGGAATTCGTGATAGTGGTTGCTTGCCCCTTTGTCTGGCCGCGACGATACGGCTTCACGAACACACTGCCTTGATAATCAGACTGGATAGCTACTGATTGGCCCGCTGCGAGAGACGGTGCAGTAGTCTGGTTAACACTCAGAGTCGCAACAGCATTCGCTGGGGCCGTGGCTGCGGTAATGACCGCGTCCAGAGCCGCTGCGGTCGAACCGCTGATACCAACTTTCTGTACACCTGAAGCCGCCGTTGAAACAGCCGCGTTACCGATGTTCTTTGTATTGTGGTCGAGAACCCCCGCTGTGGTTTCGAGACTCGTTCCTGCACGACCTTCGATACCGACAAGCTGGACGCCCGCCGCCGCAGTGCTGCAAGCAATGCCCACAACAGAGGACAAATCCCCCTTCAGGGCAGTAGTTGCCGCGATAACAGCAGCTTGTGTGGTGCCGTCCCAAATCTTGACCTGTGAGTCGTTAGATACCGTGACACGAGGAGCACCCGTGCCGGAGACACCAGTCCCCGTCAGAATTGCATTTCCCGCAATCTGGTCGAGACTCTCCCGAATAAACCCATTCGGGGTACTCAGCAACGGCTTGAATCCCGTCACCGCCCCGCCCGCGTTCGTGGTATATGACCCACCCAGAGAAATCGCGAGTGGTACAGTTTCCACAACCGACAGAGTAATAGTACCTTGAGTAGTGACTGTACTCAGCCGTGCTCGAAGTTGACCAAAGCCGACATTACGAATTTCATATGTAGCCGTGGCTGCAGTCCCTACCGGGTTAGATGAACTGAAGAACGAACTCGACGGGACCAGAATATCTTGAACATTGGTCGCGGTCCATGTCGCTCCACCATCAGTCGTGTACTCGAAGGTGATAGCCCCGTTAGCCGAGCCTGTCTGGGTGACTTGTACTGTGACAAATGCGGGACTGTCACCCGAAACTGTGAGATTGGCAGTCGTGTTGAGCGGCGTACTGGAGTTCCACGTAGCCACACTAGTATTCACTAGGCCCGCAGGCTGTGAGGCAACGGGAGTCATGCCGGACTCACCCTGAATTGAAATCACATCAACTGATGGAGTCCCAGCTACGCCCACTGCTGGTTGCTTCGCACTGGTTGCTGCTCCAGTCGGAGTCACAGATGCCGCGACATTGACATTAAGATTTCCAGAAGGGTCAAGAGAGACAGGCTGGAGAACTCCACTCTCGCTACCGCCAACGAGTGTAGCCGAGGAAGGTGCCCCCGCACCTATTGGAGCGACAGAAGCGTTAGAGCCTCCACCAGAGGTCACGTTGACCTTCAGGGCACCAGTACTATCAACATCTGCGAGATTTCCCGAGAAACCTTCAATGATAGATTTCGGACCTTGCACAACAGGATTTTGAACGGGCTGAGTCATGATTTTTTTTTCTACACTTCATTCCCGAAGTGTGTAGGGTCCGGTTGCCAAGTGACCGGATTTGAGTCTAGGCTGGGGTTTGTCGCAGGAATCGGATTGCCGAAATGCGACGGATTAGGAGTGGGCCAAGTCACAGGATTACTATCATCCTTCGGACTCGCGGGAGGAACCGGATTTCCTTTTCGATAACTCTTTCCGGTCGTGTTGAGGTCAGTACGTACAACACCTTCAGGCATGACGACCTTTCAGAATCTTTGGTGGACAGTACAGGGGTTGAACCTGCAACCTCCTGCGTGCAAGGCAGGCGCTCTCCCATTGAGCTAACCGCCCACAGGACATGTACTGGCACGATTCCCGAGGCACAAGGCCGCAGGGTTGACAGCCGACTCCGTAGAGTCTCCCGCATGTCCACGGGTTCTCACAGCAATCGATAGGCTATTTCGCATTACTCCATCGATGTGTAGTTGTTGTTCATCGGTGCCCGCCACAGAACGCGAATGGCTGCGTAGCCATTGGCGACATCGTCGGCGGTCATCGTGTAAATCACTTTAGTGCAATTGGGCGAAGACATGGTGCCCTCTCCACTCCAACACAGGACCGGAGTAGGCGAACACGTTATGACTGTGTAGTAGCCCGAAGTGCGACTAGGTTAGAACGTTCGGAGCCGTTCTCTGCTCCCGAAGTTTTGGTAGCGGGAGTTGGATTTGAACCAACGTACTCTGGATTATGAGACCAGCGAGGGAACCGGACTCCTCTATCCCGCCATCGGGTTAAGGCTTGATTGCTTCACGACCGAGGAACCCGACAGCAACACCAGCCCAGAAAGTTTTCCACTTACTCCGGCGGGCGTCTTTCACGAGGGCATCCTTCTCATCTTTCCATGCCTTCGCGTTCTTGTCGTCTTCGGTCTTCATGCTGCCGATAAGTTTATCGCGGTCAGCCACTTGTGTCAAGGCTGATGCGGTATTCGCTTGCGAGTCACTCAACTGCTCTTTGGTGTCTGTCAGGTCTGCGCTACAAGCATCTGACAAAAGTTTCGTAGCGGTGAACTGCTGGAGGTCTACCGTCGGCACGTTCGCGCCGGAGTCGGTTGCGACCAACGGCGTAGGCAGCGCCGGATACGCGGCGTTCAAATCTGCGACCGCCTCAGGCGGCGTCTTCGGTGCCGTGACTTCTACCACCTTCTTCTGGGTAGCTGCGTCACGAGCGACGATGGTCTGGACGAGCGTTGCAATCTCGGCGTCCTTCGCGGCACGCTCTTGTTGCGCGACGGCGTCGTGTTGCGCCATCGTAGCCGTCATCTGGTCAACGATTGCTTTCTGTGCGGCGGCATCCTTCGCGGAGACCGATGCTTCGATGTCCGCCTTATGTGCGGCGTAGTCGATGTACTTGGTCGTCCCCATGAACCCGACCGCGAGAACCGCTGCGATGATGATGAGACGTTCGTGTGCAACGAACCACTTCAGATACGTGTCCAGCATGTTGTCTCCTACTGATTGACGAGAAACGTTCCGTCGTCACTAATCTGCGTTCCCGGCAGACCGCTCAACTGGTCGAGTGCCTGTTGGAACACTTGACGCTTCACTTCAAGGTCGGCAGAAGCCGCCTGAATGGTTGCGAACGCCGTCTTGTACGCGGCAACCTTTGAACTGATTGCCGATTGCTGCGGTGCTGTCAACGGTGTGACCTTCATGCTTCTCCTGTGGTGCCAGTTTGTCCGAACTAGGAAACGGATTGGGTGGCGAGTGGAAGTCGAATCCACCAGAGGTCAGGTTCACAGCCTGCCATAACATTCCCAGAGTTATCATCGCCACAATTTGCCGCACACGCTCACCGGGGTAACTTCGTTCTTGTCCCGCGTTGGTGTGCGGACTTAATCTGGTCCCCGTGGCAGGTGGTGTGCCCTGCGACCCTCGCCTTCCAATGGCGATGCTGACCACATTTCTCAGCTTCACGGGGTCATAGAATTTGTGTGGGTCTTCGGCTCACGCTTCAGGTTACACCCACTGTCACCCCTGACCATTTCGCTTCTAACAGGCTGGTCAGTCCACGCTCCTGCACATCGGGGTTCTCCCGGCAAGCAGGTTATCTTACAGCGTCTTCAGGTCGAAGAACGTCTTGATGCTCTGGTACTCGTGCGGCGACAGCGGTTCTGCCGTTCCCACTTCACCCTTCTCGTTCAGAGAGGCAATCTGGTCGGGCATGTCATTCAACGTCGCTGGGCGCTTGCCCAACTTGATGAGTGTCGCGGTGAAGACGTAGCCGATGAGATTCCAAATCGCCTGAGTCGCGTGAGGTTCGTCACGCATCCCAGCCTTCAGCTTCGCCAAGTGTCGTTCGCAGGAGTCGATATACCATGACAGCGGCATACCCTTCTCCCAATTACGTGACGCGTACTTTGCCGCGCCGTCTTCGTAAATCCGGCTGACCATCCAGATGACCCAATTCGGCACGAGGGATGGTTTGCCCTTGTTTGCCGACTTGTCGCGCACTGCGCCTGTTTCCGTTGTACGACGTTCGCCGGAGTCTTTGAACCCCTCGACCATCGTCTTTGTCTCACTCCCCATCATTCCCCCTTCAGAACAATTTCAGCGAACTCGTTCACTGAGTAAACGCGTTGAAATTCGGGATTGACATAGTCCTGATTGTGAGACGCGTTCATCAGAAAAACTTGACAGGTCGGGTTCGCCTTCTTGATTGCTTCACAGTTTGTCGGACGGTCGTCGATGAAGTAGTCGTACTTCAGCGCAGCCGCCAACGGACCTTTCTCGTTCGAGACGAACACCGTCGGGAACGCGATAAGGAAATTCTTTCGGAGCCATGTTGCAGATTGGCGTCCAACGTCGATGCCGCCCTTCGTCACCGCACGAGCCGTCGGAAAATACAACTTGGTCCGATAGTCCAGCTTGTTGATGAGTTGAGCGTCAACCCCCGGCATGACTTCGAGAGTCTGCCAGAAGTCGGGCGTGGCGATGATGACATCCCACACTGCGACGACGATTTTGTCCTTCTGCTCCGGCGTTAATGGAGTCCCGTCGAGGAACTTGCAACCGTCCCAATCCCAATTGGACTGAAGTACGTTCGGGTCCACTTGGAACAGCCGACGGGCGATGTCCATGAACGTCTTCATGAAATTCGCTAGAACGTCGTCAAGGTCCATGCCAACAATCTTGCGATTGTCTTTGATGAAGTTTGGGGCTGGCATGTTAGCTCAACCCCAAATCCTTCAGAGCCGGAGGGGTCTGTTCGCCCTTCACAATTCTGAAACCCTTGATGAAGTTCATGTCGTTCATCGCCTGAAGACGCTGGGTGTGGATGAGCCAGTAGGGAACCTCGTAGGCTACCTCTTGCGTTCCACCTTCAGCGGTCTTGGTGATGATTGACATTTCACACGTAGGACCGCAGCCGTAGCTGCCATCCAACGGAATTACGAAGCCTTTCGGCTGGTCTTGGTCTTCGGACATAGTCTCCTCCATGCTCGAACGATTTGTACTGCGAAACCTCTAGGCGTGCCACTTCCCGTTCTTCATCGTCACGATGGCTCGTTGCCCGTTAGGGTAGAGCACCACGTGCGAATGACTCCACGAACTCGGACCCGTCGTGTAATCCCAGCCCGTTGTCAGCTTCGACGACGTGCCAGCGACGTACAGCCCGTGATAGATTCCGGCTGAGTGGGTGTGCGCCGTCGTTGCCTTCTTCCCAATCTTTGCGAGAGTCGCGGGGTTACCGAAACTGCCGTTGGGTCCAAGGTGACCGTGCATACCGCATTCAACTTCAGCAATCTCGAAGGGGTCATCGGGGAGCAGGAATTGAACCGCGCCCGCTTTCAGACCAGCCTCGTTCTCCATGACATAGCGAGTGAGATTGATGTTCTTCACCATCTTCATCTGGCGCAACTCGTGGAACATGAAAGTCTGCATACGCAGGAAGATTTCAGTGTTCGGCGGGTCCACCCGATAGTCGTACTCTTGCAGCCAAGCCTTCAACCACGAGCGGTCGTGATTGGCGTCAGGCACGACGGTCTTGCACCACGGTCGGAGATAACGCTCCAGCACCGTGCGGGTCTGCTTGAACTCCTCCTCCACGCGGTGAAGCCCACGGAGCCACACGGTGAACTTCTCGTGAATGGCTTTGTGCTTCCGGTTGTGGCGGTTGAACCCAGCACCCTCAAACAAATCGTGGATGAATTGCGCCGACGGCTTGAGCGTGTCGAGCATCCCCTGAGACGCTTCGACTACTTCAGGCTGCGATGCCGTTGCGTGCAAATCGCCCCACGTAATCGCGGCGACCTTAGCGTCGGTTGATGTAATCTCCCCGCCCTGTGCCACGACTTGCAAATCTTGAATCGTGCGACCGTTCTTACGAGCCGCAACTTGACGTACCCACCAATTGCCTTCGCTGTCCACTTCCACGAGAAGGAACGCATAGCGGTGGTGATGCTCCGCTTTGATGCCCAGCTTCTTCTGGAGATAGTTCATCAACGTCACAGCGCCCGTCGTGTAAATCATCTTCGTCGGGACATCGGGCGTTGTGGCAATCGAACGCATCTCAATCTTCGTGTGCGGGAAGACGATGCTGTCTGCGCCGCCGTAAGTCTCCAATCCCGCGATAGGATTATCTTCGGTCGGCAGAATGTTCATGTTACCGCACCAGAGGAGTCCCGGCGCGAGTTGTACCTTCTCATCGCTGATGAAGGGCACGATAGCTGGGTCGAACCACAACGTGTGGTCGTAGGCTTTCTTCGTCCCACGCTTCACCGCCAGCTTGCCGTAGTTGTTCTGATTGTACGAGAACGTTCCTACGAGAATCTGGGCGTCGTAATGCTTCGCCATCGCTTGCACGTTGTCCCAGAAAGATTTGTGGACGTGCGTGTTGTTCTGAGCCGAGGTCAGGATGTACCGTTTGATTTTCCCTGTCGCCGGAAGACTGGTCTCTGTCGGAGCCGCGTGGCGCTTGCCGCCAGCAAGGGGCTTCTTCCCCATGCCGACCGCTGCGAGGTTGCGCCGGATTGAACTGCGAGACATGCCGAGTTCTTTTGCTACGGCAGTGATGTTTCCGCTGTACTTGTTGAACAAAGCGACCACTGTCGCACGCTGCTTCGTGAGTGCCTCTGAAGTCTTACCCATTGTGCTCCTCTCCTAGATTTCCACTGTCGTGTCGGAGTCCCCGGTCATGTGTTGCGCCATGCGACCGATGTTCTTATCCATCGTGATGATGGACCGCTCCATGTGCGGAAAGTGGTTTGTTGCCATTGTGTCGATTTGCCCGACGGTCTTGGTGACCTGAGCCTGCGCCTGACTGGAGAATTTGCCAGCCTGCCATACAAGCCAGATGACCGTCCCCCAGCCGACGAGATGAATGTGTTGTGAAGCCCACTCGAAGGGGCTATTTCCCGCTGTCTGTTGCGCCGCTTGCGCCGCTTGCACCAGAAGATGAATCATCGGAAGTTCCTTTTACTTTGCCCCACATCTGAGCGCCGCCGTGAGCCGCGAGAAACCCGTACATTGCGTACAGGGAGTTCACGTAGTTCGGACCAAGGTCTGCATGTGTCTTGACGTGAACGACTGTAGTCACGATGAAGACGATGATGGCGATTGGGATATGTGCGTAAGTCTGCAATTTCTCTAGCACGTTAGTCCACATTTCTCCCCTCCCTAACGCCAGAAATTAAGACCGCCCATGTTGGCGATGCGGTCGTGGTTCTCTGGAGACCGGACGATTTTTTCGAGGAACCATTCGCGTTCTACGCGGGCGAGGTCCGCCCAATAGAGTCCGCCTGATTTCCCTTGCGCTCTATCCAGTGCGCTGAGTGTAAGGTCTGAGACCGAGCCGTCGTAGATTCCATCGACGGCGTGCAACAGTTTGATGAATGCAGGTTCCCACACCGACGGATGCGTCAGCGGCGGGAGTTCGTTCTCTGCCATGAATTGCGGGATGTTATCTATAACTTGTAGCCAACTGCCCCAGCCCTGCCGCACACGATTGGCGAGTGCTTGCATGACCATCTGTCCTGCGATGTGCCCGCCCGAATAGGACTGACCGAACCGCCAGCCAGCCTGCACCAATTGAGCCTTAATAAAATCATCCTGCTTGAGCACTTCGCCGCCTATCCCACCATGCTTGGATAGCAACACTGCGTTTGGCAATTTCTTCCGGGGATTGTTTACCCTTCGGACGACCTTTACCAATTGCTTTCTTGTTGCCTCTATGGATGGTGCTCAGAAACCGTCGATGTTCTTCGGTTCGTTTGTATCTCCCGTTCTCAGCCGCACTACCGCCAAGCCCTCCGTCTGCGTGGTTCCGCAGACATCCGGTGCTGCGGTCGATTCTACCATAGAAGTCTACGAGAAACTTCTCTGCGTCAAAGGCTTCCTGCTCATCCGCGTATTCCTGCACGATGATTCGACTCCGTGACACGGGACGATGCACGGAATGTTGAACTCGGAGGTATGCCCTTCCGCCCGTGCCTTTGCCGACATAGTACGGCGTCCCGTCTTCCCTCAACCAGAGATAGACGTAAAACTTGAGCATAGACCCTTCCATAAACAGAGTAGCACGAAGGTGTGGTTACTGTCAACACCTTCGTGCTAGTTACTTTGGTTTCGCTGGTTGTTCGCTACTTGGTGTCTACATCTGGCGGATTCTGAAGGGCTTCCACTTCCCGTTGAAATTCCTCAGGGAGTTGGGCGATGTCTTCCGCGTCGAGAGCCTTCGGCGCGGGCGGCTTGCCCATGAATGCCCAATGCAGGTAGTTGTTCAGCGTCATCGGGACTTTCGCCCGAATCATCGCCGCCTGTACTGCGTCCTGTTTCGCCATGTGTTTGTGCCTCCAAGCACGTTCCTAGATGCAGAGTCGCCCGACCTGACCGAATCCGAACACCGCACTCGGCACAGAAGGGCTCAACGAATCTGGAATCGAACCGCGTCTTCATGCTCAAAGCGTATCAGAAAGGGGCTGATGTTGTCAACCCCTATTCCTTGACTTTGACTATGTTCGACAGGGCATCGGTCACCTTCGAGCCTGTTGGGAAGTCCAGCGATTGATGATTCTTACCGTCCACAGTTTCGAGAACGATGCGACCATTTCGTAGTTTCCCTGCCGCTGCACGAATCTGACGTGCTTGGCTTTCAGTGATTTGTTTCGGTAGCGAGAAGACTTGCTCCTCGCCCGCACGTGACATGCGATAACGGCTACGGATGACGCCTGTGTCTTTGATGAACTGCTCACGCGTATTCTCGGTAGTTTTGCCGCCGAGCATGTGGTCGTGTTCACCAACGAGCGGAATCATGTCGCCTTCAGGTAGGATGAATCCTGCCTTCAGAACGTCTCCAGTCGTTCCATACTTCTGCTTGAGTGCGTCCGTCACTGAGCCTTCGCCAGTGCCGCCCGTTTGGATTTCGCCTTCGCCGCCGAGATGATAGACCGCCTTTTGATTGGCAGCTTTACCAGCTTTGATAGCGTCCGCACGTTTGTCATAAATCCTAGCGACATCTAACGTGTGTGCCCCCGTATCGGGGTCTTTCCACGTGCCAACAGCATGTCCGGGTTTGTTAAGAACGTCGGAGTTGATGTCTTTGAAGGCATCTATGTGGTCGGGAGTTAGTTTGCCTTTGACTTGCTGGGTTCTTTCAGGATAAGAGCCGACTGAGTATTTGTTGGCTCCCGCGAGATTGTTTCCCTGCATGTCGAAAGTCGAACCGCCCTTTTCGTTGTGCGCCGCGACCTGTTCCTCGTTCGAGAAATCCGTCGGATTGAAAGACGTGCTTTCATCTTTCAACTCACGCGTAGGTGCTTTTGTCTCAGGTAATTCATCCCCACCCATCCACGGCGGTCGAGTGAAACCCTTCGCCGCTTTCACAATCTCTGCACGTGCTTGGTCGAGTGTCAAGTCGCCCGCCATGTGCTGGGACCAGATGCCCGTCACTGCCTTGCGGAGTTCGGGAGTCCTTTTCTCGTCGCCCATGAGAGCCTTAACGCCTTCCCATGTTATAGATTGCAGTTCACGCGGCAAGATACCGATGCGTTTCGCTGCGTCGATATAGGCTGCGTGGTGAAGCGAGTACATCCCCTTCTGACCCGTGGCTTTGTTCGCCGGGGCACCACCGAAGACGCCCTTGATTTCTGCGTCGTCACTACCACGAGGGATTAGCATGTCTGCGTTAGCAGCGTGCGTGTCAATCGTTGCGTGACCTTCCGGTGAGTTCGGAGAGATGATGTTGTTGTAGAAGTTCCGAATCTTGTGACCGTCACCGATGACATCGTGGATGGCGGCAGGAGTGCCGTCGCCCTTGAGCATCTCCAAGGCTTTCGCCATTGGTGCGGGCATTCCCCACTGCATGTTGAGATGTCCGCGAACGTCGCCGTTCGGAGCATACAACTCAGTTTGAGGAGCGCCGTGTGCTTGGTCTAGGATTCGCATCCACAACGCTTGCGAGAAGTTCGTCGCGTCTGGGTTCTCAGGGTCGTTGAGTTCGTCGAACGTCTTGCCACGAAGTTTGTCGAGTTCAGCGCGGAAGTCTGGTTTGATTCCCTTGCCGTTACGAATCTTCGATAGCGTGGTGTCCATCTCAGGTGACCACTCGTGACCGCGTTGGTTGACGTACATGTCAATCATACGCTTCGCCTGACCCGCGTTCACGTCCCATGCGTTCTGCGGAGAGAGCGCCGCGATAACTCCTGCGACTTTCTCTTTCGGTACGCCGTACTGGTCTGCCCACTTGATTGCCATCTGGTGAGCAGAGTCATACCAGAGTTTCGAGATTTCACGAATCTCCGGCGGAATTTGATTGTGCAACCATTCAAGGTTGCCCGACCATCGGTCAACAACTTTCTGGAGACCCTGACGAGGATTCGCCAAGTCTTCAGGAGTCAGGTTGATTCCCAACTCAGGATACTTGTTGACTTCATCAAGCAGCTTTGCCATGTGTCCCGGCTTCAGCTTCTCAGCTTCTTCGATTGCATCCCAGCCCGTCTTGTGTTCGGTTGGGTTGTTCTCGCCTGCGGGACGTGTGGAGATTTCACTGTCTGGGTTGTGCCCAGCGGTGACGCTGCCTTCCGGTTCGGCTTGCTTGGGGATGAAGTGCTCGACACCGCCGCCTTGTTCAGTCGGGTTGCCATCGCTATCCATCACCGGAGCGTGTTGCACATCATAGCCGCGCCGTTCGAGTTTGTTCCAGTGCCCTTCGTTCTCAGGAGAGCGGAGGTCTGGGTGGTCGGAGACGATTCGACTGTACGCGTCGGTCTTGTTCATCCGAGCGACAGCTTCGTCCATCATCTGTTGTCCAGCGCCGGGAGCATCGACTGCGGAGATGCCCGTTTGCCGGAGTTGTTTCTTGCCTTCAAACCCCGGACGCGTGTCCGCTTCAGGCTTGAGAATCATCTGGCTCGTGCCGTTCGGGTGGTCGAACTGCCATGCGCCGTCTTCACGTCGCGTGACCTTCATATCACCCGGATTGCCGCCAAGCCGCTTGACTGGCTCATTGATGTTGCGACCGACAGCGCCCTTCTCACTCGAAAGCGGAGACGCCTTGTAAGCATCGTAAGCCTTCTGGAGATAGCCCTTAAATCGTTCGGACACCGAGAGCGCCTGTGGGTTCTGGAGCGCCGCGTTGATTTCCTTTGCCGCTGGTTCGGAAGTCATGGCGTCACCGAGGAACCGAGTCATCGCCGTGGTGAGAACGTGCTCACCAACGGTCTTGCCCAGCATTGCCTCTGCGATTGCGCCGATGCCGCCGTGTCCCGCTGCGATGAACGGGATTGCCTTCGCTGCGAATTTCGCGAGCGTTCCGAACTCTGGGGAGACCTGTTGGTCTTTCAGAGTCTTGGCGAGTTCAGCCAACGTGTCGATGTGCTCTGGAGTGAAGCCAGCTTTCACAAACTGGTTCTTCTCATCAGGCATCCGGCGCAAACGGTCAATCTGTTTCGCCAGCTTGTTGCCATCGACTTGATAGCCGCCTTCCTCACCCGGACCTGTCGCGCTGTCGAATGCCGTAGCAATCTTTTCCAGTGCGATAGCCTTGCGGTAGTTGCCCTTCATGGAGTCAACATCAAGACCAGCCTTAGCGAGTTCGTCGCGGTGCTTGTCGATGATTTCATCCTGAAGCGCGAGGGCTTCCTTATATTTCTGACGACCCTCAGTCGTGAAATCGTTCCGAGAGTTGTCTGCCATGTCTTGTGCGTCACTGAACGCGTTGTTGCTGACACGGTCGAGTTCCTTCATTGCGGGCACAGATTGCTCACGCATGTCGCGTGCGTGCGAACGAATGCCAAGACGGTCTTGGTCGTTGATGGTGGTCTCTGCGCGAGAGCCGACAGCTTTACCTGTGGTCTCTCCGACTGCTTGCTTGACCGCGCCTTCTGTGTTGCGTGCCGCTTCCTCGTGAACTGAGGGGTCCACTGCTTTCTGGGCTGCGTTTGCGAGTACGCCATTGCCCTCTGCGCGAACTGGAATCTGGTTGCCGTCCACGTCTTTCATCACGGGACGAACCCTCTCTTGAAGTTTCGCGCCACGTTGTGACAAGTCCTTCGCGCCCGCTGCGCCAGCTAGTGCAGCTTGACCGAGACCGCCGAGCATCTCCTGAGTGTTCTCTGGAGTAGCGCCGTTCTCAATCATGTCCATGCCGCCGTGAGCGCCTTGGTACAGACCTTGAAGACCGAACGCAGTGCCGACGAGTGGTGACGCGACCTTGGCAATCTTACCGACCGCCTTCGCGCCTTGGACTTCCTCAGAGCCGAGTCCGAGAGTTCCGAGCGAGAGTGGGCTGGTGAATCCTGCCGCAGTGCTGGAGGTATCCGCCGCCGAACCGTTGATGAACGTGTTGACAGCCGAAGCCGCCGCCGCGTGATGGGTAAGAAATTCGCGGATTTTGTTCTTCTGGATTTTTCCGCTCTTGTCCTTTGTGAGTTCGCTTCCCGGCAAGAAGTGGTCATTCGCCTTCGTCTCGAAGTCGTTGACGCCGGGGAGATACATTTCCTGATACATCTTCTCGAACGCAGCGGCTTTGATGATGTCGCTGGTCTTCATGCCTTCAGGCAGAATGTTGTCGAAGATAGGTTGGTTGACCCAATCCCACGCACGACGGAGCAGACCATGCTTCGCCAGTTCTTGCTTCTGCGCCAGTTCTTTCTGGGCATCAGACTGAGCCATCCCAGCTTTTGCGCCGGGAGTAAATGCGGGAGGAGCCGTGCTCACCACAGCGGAATCGACCATGTTGTCGAGTCCGCTCTTGAGACGGTCGCTGTCTGATTGCTGAGGCAGCGGTTGTTGAGTGGGTGGTTGTGAGGGAGCCGCTGGTTGAGTCGGCTGGGCTGGCTGTTTCGCCATCTGGTCTACCATGCTATCCATGCGTTACTCCCTTTCAGTTACTTCCAACCATTTTCTTTCAGAAGTTGCTTTGCCAAGTCCGCGTTCCCGTTCGCAGCGTCAACGTACATCTTGACGACCTTCTGCGATTGAGCATCTTGCGGATTCAGTTGCGTAGGATTGTTACTGTTCCACCCACGCGGCAACTCTATGGACATCGGAGCCGATTGACTCTTAATGCCGAAGTGGTTCATCACAGAGACCGCCGCCGGGGAAATAAGTCCGGGGTAGTTCTGCTTGACCGTGTTCTGGTACTTCCAACCGAGACCAGCCGCACGAGCATCGGCGGTGTTCGTGATTGCCTTGAGCGCCGTGAGCGCCGTCTGAGCAGTCGCGTCCTTGCCGAGCACGCCTTCCATCGCACGGATGTCAGATTCGTGTTCTGCACGATTCTGGTTGAGGAAGTTCATGTATTCCTTCAACGGTGCGATGATGGTGTCTTTGAACGTCTGGTAGTTCTGGTCGTTCGCTGCGTTCTCAGCAATCCACGAGAGCGAGTGGTTGAGAAGCGGAGAACCTGAACGAACCCAAGCATCGTTCGCGTCAAGTGCTTCTGCGGTGTGCCGCATGAGCGTATCGAACGAAGACAACTGAGCGCCGATTTTGCCTTGCGGGTCGCTGTACTCTTGGAACGTCTTGGACCGGAGTTCTTGGTTGGTCAATCCGTGCGTCACAGGGTCGAGACCACGTGCCGCGGCTTTGCGCTGGAGAAGTGAATCCATCATCAAGCGTGCGCCGCCTGAGCGAATTGTCGCCAAGTCTTTTGGACTGGAGAGACCGCCGTTGAGCATACTGTCGGCTGTCTGGTCGAGCACGGCAGGGTCTCCGGTGCGGAGGTCTTCCTGCTTCTGCTTGTCGTTCACTTCCGTGATACGGCTGCCGATACGTTCCGCTTCCCCCGTGGTCAACTGGCGGTCGCCGGGAATCATGGCTTGGAGAGTCTTGCGGTCGGTCGGGTCTTTGATGTTGTTGATGGCACCGAGGATTGCATCCTGTTGAGGTTTGCCAATCGGAGCCTTATCACCAACGCCGCCTTCTTTCGCCAGAGCATTTGCACGTTGACGTTCGAGGTCGGTGTCACGCATCCAATTATCGACATCCTCAGGCTTGCCGAGTAGGTCGAGCATCTTGCCGCCGTCCGCCGTGCCACGAATGGCGCGAAGAACGTTGTCAGTGTCTCCAGCATCAGGACGACCGTTGCCAGCCGCGAGAGCCTTCTCCGCTGTGTCAACTGCTGCCTGATATGCCGCTGGATTCTCTTTGTACGCGGCGGCGAGGTCGATGTTACCCTTCGCCTTAGGATTGATTTCTTTCTGAGCACGATTGAGGAAATGCTCAACCGACGACAGAGTGTTCGCGGTGTGGACCGCGTCCATGTATGCGTTGATTGGAACCGTGACGTTCCCGCCAGTCAGGTCGAACGCCTTGGCGTAGCTCTTGTTGAACTTGCCGAGTTCGTCCGTGACTTCCTTAGGGAGTTTCAGGTTCGCTTTGTTGTTGATGATTGCATAGGTCGGCTCGTCTTCGAGCACGCCCGTCTGCGGGTTGGGCTTCGTAATCATGCCGTCGATGATGACGTTGTTATCCATCAACGAGTGATTGCCCGCGAGAACTTGGTCAGCCGTCATCCCTTTGTTGAGGAAGATGCTATCAGGCATGTCGGCGGGACGGTTCTTGTCGAAGTCCATCAGGGGCTTCAAGAAGACATCGGTGTTTCGCGCAACAGTGTCCGCGAGAACTTCGTGCTTCTGGTGAGCCATTGCAGCGGCTTGCTGCACCATCTTGGAGTTGTTCTGGAACGTCATCAGCTTTGCAGCTTGCTGGTCGTTCGTCATTTGCTGGGCTGCGTCACGACGCTTCTGCTGGAACTCAGCGCCTTTCTCAGCCGCTCCCGCCATCGTGTTAGTCGGGTCAGCGACAGGACCATACGGCGTGTTACGATACTGAGTCGGAGCCATCAGACCCGCGAGTGCGCCCGCAAGAATTGCCCGCCCCAATTGCCCCTTAGTCTGTGGGACTTCTCGGATTGCTCCGGTCGCAGGGTCAACTACTTTGACAGGTCCACCAGACATCGTCTTGAGGATATTGTTAAAAATCCCCGACATCGGATGCGGTTTCTCTGGGGTGTTCGTGACCTCTCCTGTAGGCAACTTGTCATTTTGTCCCGGCTGAGGTTGCGCCGGAGTCGCGGAAGGAAATACAGTTCCCGGCTGCGTGGGCTGGGTTGGTTGAGCGGGCGGTTGGTTAGGAGTGACTTGAGTCTGTGTTGAATCTGACGTAGTAGTCTGTGCTTGTGGGTCGGGCATCTTTTCTCCTTAACCTTGTGCGGTAGGACCGCTGTACGTACTTGGGAAGTTTCCGGGGCTTGGTGAAGAACCACCGCCCGTCAGACTCTTAGCGAATCCGCCGCCGATTCCGCCGCCGAATCCACTAGCGAAGGAACTGATTGCAGACGTGCCGAGTTTCATAATGTCGTTCATCGCCCAATTGCTTTGGGTGTCGAGGTTCTGTTGGCTGGACTCCGCTTGCTGTTGAGCATCCGTAGCTTCTTTGTTCGCGGAGGTTGCGGGGTTGAACACGTTCGTCGAGTTCTCAAGTTCGCCAGTGGCAACCTTCCAGTTCTCGTTACCCTGCTTGTAGTTCTCAATGAGGTTTTCGTTCTCTTGCGCCGCCGTATCAGCAGCCGCCTTTTGGTCAGCCGCCATGATGGTCGCCTGAGTTCCGCCAGCCGGGGTGACAACGTTTCCGCCGCCGATAGCTGCTACACCTGCCGCCGCCGACGCCTTGAGATTGCGGGCTTCGGTCGCGCCTGCTTGAACAGTGCGGGCGTCCACAGCGTTCTGCTGTGCTTGGCTCCATCCAGTTTGGCTAGGACCACCGTTCACAATCCCGGTGAGTCCGTTCTTGATGGTGTTGAACACATCGCTTGCGCCTTGGAAGATTTGACCAGCTTCGTCAGTCACCTTGCTGGAGAACTGTTGAATCTGGTTATTGATTGTTTTGAGAGCCGAAGACGGTCCACACATTAGGGTTTCACTTTCCACTGTTGCAAGTATTCGATGGCGGATGCCAGAATCGACGGGTTGTCTTTCAAGAACCCAAGCCCTGCGTTACAGTCGTTGCACAACAATCCCCGAGGGGTGTTGGTAAGATGGTCGTGGTCACATGCGGGTTTCTTGACCAGCGACTCAAATTCAATCTTGCATATAGCACATCGACCATTCTGAGTTACCAAGAATTGGTCGTGCCGTTCTAGAGTCCACCCTGCTTCTCGCAAGTCTCTCGACTTGGCGGCGAATCGACCCTTGGGGGTCTTTCTATAAGCGGTGTGGTTAGACCGTGAGCACATTCGACATTGGCGGAAACCCTTTGGCGAAACGTAAAGATTGTCTCCCGAAAGGGGGTGACCCCGCTTACAGAATGCCTTCATGTTTTGTTTCCTTTAGACTTGCAGGATGTATTCGCATTTGCTCTTTTTCATCTTGAGCACCTTCTCGAAGAAGGTTGCGAGTTTATCGCTCTCGGTCGTGATGATGATTTCCGTGAAGCCATTCTCGCGGGCTTTGTTAGCCGCGTCGATAATGCCCCGGAGAATTGCTCGACCGTTGCGATGACTATCCGTCTCGTCGTTCCACACGCACGAGATGCGAAGTGATTTTGTGAAGCGCACGAACGCGATTGGTCCCTGCGAATCTTCGATGACTTCAACCGATGCCGTGGGCTGGGTGAAGTGTTCTACCTTCCATTCGCCGGGGTGAAAGGTGTCCCGGTCAATCGCCTGCTGCAATGCGGGCAAATCGGAAGTTGTCATCTTACGAATCATAGCCCCTCCTACAAGGCTTCGACGCGAATGTGAACTGCGTACTGCATTGCCGAGCCACTCGAAGCGTAACCCGTCGTAGAGAAAGACAGGTCCGTCGCGGGACCACAACTGAGGATTGCGTCGTTCTGTTGCACCGTGGTGAGCAGGTTGCCGCTTGCCGTCGGTGTGAGCGTCCACGTTTGGAGTTGACCGTTGTTCTGGTCGGTCCACGTGAGCACGATGGACGGAAGCGTCGAGGAGACGCCGCCTGCGGTCGTGACGATGATGTAGCCAGCTACGCGGTAGAGACCGTTCGCCGGAGCCGAGACTACCGTGGTCGAACTGATGTTCGCCGTCTGTCCGGTCAGGTCAATGTTGTCCCCGGTGAGTTCTGGTGCCGACGTGACGTAGGCGCTGATGTTGCCGCTTGAATCTTTTTGGAAGGTGACGTTCGTCGAACCCGCTGGTGCCGCTGGGAGTGTTGAGTTCAAATTGATTGACATGATGTCCTTTACGGGGCGACGATGACGCCGTTCACTTTCACAAAGGTCGCGTTGACGAAGATGATGAAGTCGTCACTCGTCGGGTCTCCGTTGACGAGGATGCACGCGGTCTCCAGCTTCAACTCCCACTCTGCGTCATTGAAGTTGTAGCGATAGATGTTCTGGTCAACGAGTGGACCCGCTTGAATCGGGTTGCCCTGCCAGCCTACGACCGTAACTTGTGTTGCGCCCGCCGCGCCGGAGATGTCACCATTGAGCGGCGACTGCGATGCGGGATACGTTTCTCGGTTCGCCATTATGTCTCCAGTGCCAGATAGGTAATCGTGACCGTCGCGCCGGAGATGCCTGCACTTGATGGATTGATGACGGAGACGTAGATGCTGGCATTCTGTGGCGACTGAGCATTCGCACCGATTCGGTTCTGCCAGTTCCACTGGTAAGGCGTCGTGTCGAACACAACGTCTGTGATGATTCCCGCTACAACCTCGAAGGGGACGGCTGTGTCGGTCGCACGGGGTGCGTCACCACTCTGTGTGATTGGGTCCGCGTACATACGAACTTCAACCGGAGATGATGCGCCGAGTGAGAGAAGCTGAAAAGATTTCGCCATCGTCACAGTGGCGAAGTAAACCCCGCCGGGACCGAGCGCCGGAACGTTGATAGATACCGACGCGGAGACTAGCGAGGATGAAGAACCTCCACCGCCGCCGGAGCCTTGCTGGATGATGGTCGTGTTATTGTTCGTCGTTCCACCGCCGCCGCCCGTGCTACTCGCGGGAAGTGGGATGACTCGACGGGCTGGAATCTTTCCGTCTTCGTTGAATTGACGGAGTGTATCCGAAGTCGCGTTGAACGGAGGGAGCGGACACCGAATGAACGGGTTCCCATCAACCGCAGACCCCGGCTGTTGAGCCGGAGCCTGTGGTCGAGTTGGATTGTCAGCCGCGACGAAACCTTTTGGGGAATCGTGACGGAGTGTCTCGCTAAGAGGCGGCATGTTTACCCTTCTACTTCATACGCTCCGAAAACTGTAAGCGTCTGAAGTTCGTTCATTGCCGTCTCCGGCGTCCACTGGAACAGGATTTGCATGTGCCGACAATATGCCACAAGGTCTTCGTCGTCCGACAAATAGAACCGTTGGGCGAGAATGGACTTGCTTGGCGGCAAGTTCGGCGGGTCATTAACCCAATGCTTCAGGGTGTCAAACGACCCCGTGTAGTACGGCAACGCCTCATCCATGATGACGCCGATGGTGAGTGGAGAGCCTACGTTGACGCTATCCGTGGTGATGAATGAAACCTTTGCAACCTGTCCGGGTTGTGCGAGTACGATTGAACCGATGACACCATACGCCGAGTACGTCGTGCCGTTGATGTCCGTCGTTCCACCGTCAGAGGTTGCTGTGATGGAACGAGCAAGGATATTGCTGCTAGAGCTAGTTTGCCCGACAAGCAAGTTATGAACGCCGGGACTAGTCTCGACACTCTTAATCGCACCTGCACCACCGCTGCCTGCGATGGTTGCGAATGGTGACCACGCTACGCTGCCCTGTTCAGGAGCAGGCGTTGCGATGCACTTGTACCATCCGTTTACGCCGTCTGCGAGATACCATGCTTGGTCTTCGCCGTTGATGTGCCACGCGACGTAGCACTTCGACGTGTTCCAACTCGTGCCCGCTGACCCGTTGTTGAGACGGAGTAGGTTGCCGATTGGATAGCCGACGTATGAGAGTCCTGCGCTTGGGTTGAAGATGACGAACTGCTTGTCGGTCGTGAAGAACCCGATGAGTCCGCCGTTGATGTCCAGCGCGTTGTAGTTTGCAAGACCGACCCCGGTGAGGTACGGAATTGCGGGAAGGATTGGACTGCCCGATGTTCCACTCCCAGCAATGATGTAGACATCGCTCACAGTGAAGACCAACATACCGATTGCCGTCGGTACGAGGCGTCGAACCTGTGAAGCGCATTCCGCGAAGTTCCCCGGCGCAGTGCCGTCGGTTCCGTTTCCTACCGGAGCCAGCGGACCCGTCGTCCAGTACACCGTGTCACCGATGCTGTACCAGATGCGACCAAGATGCTGCGACAGATTGATTGCGCCCGTCGCAGGAGGAGTGTTCTCTCCGGCTTGAGCGCCTTGAACGAGATTGTTCAACTCCACGTCAGGCACAGTGTCCACGTAACCGTATCGGAGATACTGCGTTAGCGGGACGGTGTAGGGCGAGTTGACAAAACCCGGAATGAGCAGCGGCGTCGTGAACCCGTCCGCAGAGCGGAAGATTGCGACGTAATCTGCCTGAGGGTCAATCGCGTTGATGTCCAGACCGGAGCCGGGACCAAATACGACTTGACCTTTGTTGATTGGACCTGTCGCTGCTGACACAGGACCAACATTGGACACCGTCTGGTCGAGCGTGTTGACCAGAGCAATCCAGTAGAGCCAGCCCTGCGTGCTGAGTGCAGTGATGGTGTTGCCCGTCGATACGCTCGTAGGGACTGAACCTTCGTTCATCCATTGGAGCGGCGGGCTTGGGTCCGCGAGAATCGAACCTACCGTCGTGTTAGTCCACGTCGGCTGAGTCGTTCCCGTGATGCCTGTTTCATACGGACCTTGCTGGTTGCTGTTCGTGTCGATGATGCTTGTGGCTGGGAGTGTGTAAGTCTTCCCAGCGGTCCACACGTAATCGCTCGTTGGACCAAGATTGTTCCAGAGATACTGCTGACCAGCGGTCGATACTTCCACAACCTTGCCGCCCCACACGATTTGCTGGTGGGTCGTGTCGTAGCTTGCGCCCGACTTCGTGAACGCCGGAAACACTGGCGCTGAAGTACCGGACTCGTCAAGACCGACTGCGAGGGTTTGTGCGGGAGCGCCGCCGGAGCCGGGGCACATGAAAATCATAAACCCGCCGGAGTGATACCACTTGGCGAATGAGATTTCCAAACCGTACAGCCCAGCTTGCGGGAACTGCCACACAGCGGTGTCTGCCGCGTGATTGACCGATTGGTTGAACGGACCCGGACCCGTCGTTCCCGACAAATTCGTGCCGCTCATGGAAGACGCAGTGCCGTAACCCATCTTCGGGGTCATCGTCTGCGGGACGTTGTTTGCACCGCCGGATACCTTCGAGGCTCCCGGCGCGACAGTCAGAGGGTTAGTCTGTGCCGTGTCGAAAGAGAAGATGAGACCGTCGTTGTGCTGCGAAGTGAACGTGTACGTTCCGCCGCGTGGGATGTAAACCATCGTCGTGATGGTGCCGACCCACGAAGCACTCAGCCCTGAGAGAATCGTGCTCAGTGCGCCGACTTCACCAGCGCCGTTGATAGCCGCCTTCTGGAAGTCAGGTGAACCTGAGAGCGAACGTTGGAGCCACAGACCGTTCAACGAGGAGTGCGTCGGACTCTGTGACTGCCAAGAGTACGAGTAGCTTCCGGTGAAGATGTGCGGGTCAGTGCTGTTGAAATACAGGAACGCTCCCTGCCAATCTGAGTTCTGGTGGGAGTTCGGTTCTTCGAGCGAGTACAAGTCAATCGTCTGGTTAGGAGCGATGAACGGCTGGGTCTTGGGACCAAGCTGGAACAGATACTTCGTCGAGGAGACGATGAAGTCTCCGACGTTGTAGTGCGTGTGCGCCGTCCACGTCAACGATGGTGCTAGTTGAATGCACGTCCACACAGCGGTTCCGCCATGTACTGCTTCTGAGATTGTCGATGCAGCGTTCGTCTTCAGTGCTTGCCCGTACTCGCCAACGAACGCGGGGAATGACCCGATGACGTTCGTAGTGTACGGCGCTTGGAACGTCGTAGTTGTCAGACCCGTTGCCGAGACTGTCAACTGAGTTCCGTCGAGATTCGGGAATGAACCCTGTCCCGCCGCGAAGGTACACATGTTCTGGAGAGTTACTGAGTCGCCCGCGACGAGCGCCGGAGACTGAGTCGTGGTCTGGAAGTAGATGTTCACTCCGTCAGAGACCACACCGAGGATGACTACTTTCTGTTGGGGCGTCGGACTTGCCGTCCACGCAGGTTCAACTGAACCAGTCGTGCCTGCGGTAGTTACTCGCCACAGGTGTCCATTGACGGGGTCGATACGCACCGAAGCCGGAGAGTAGTACGTGTTCTGTTGCCATGAAACTTCTTGCCCGCTTGCCTGATAGGTCGGAGCGGAGGTCGGCGGGTTGATGCCCCACTTCATTACCGAAGGCTGTTGACCGTCACCATAGTTGACGCCACGGTTAATCCACACCGTGTTGCCGTCTTCCGTGAGGCTGCCCATGAACTCGTTGCCGACAGCTGGTCGAACCGTGCCCCACGTCGGAACACTGTTGCCAGTGATTGCGATGTAGGGAGTCGTGCCGCCGCCGAGGGTGCCCGTCTGGAGAACGAACGCTTGTCCAGTTTCAGACGATGAAACGTTCGCGTGCTCGAAGGCACCAATGAAAGTGCGACCGAGCAGAGTGTGGTCATACTTGGTCGTGAGCGTAAGCGTAGCGCCGTTCAGGAATGCGTTCTCGTTCATGCCCCACAATTGGAACGAAGTCCCGATTGGGTAGTCACGAGTGTCGTCCGTCACATTGATGGTCAACGTGAGAACATTCGCAGAGATGGTGACGTGCGTGACGTTGCCGATGCTGATGCCGATGAACTGCTGAAGGTTTCCCGTTGCAGGGTCTACGAGGTACGTTCCAAAGGGATACGTGCCCGCGAGACCATCGACGCCTTGAAGATTGTTATTGTTGCCCGCGCTATCGCGGACGAACAGAGACGTGAGCCATTTACGGTTGCTGACGCCATCGGCAAAGTACAGCGAGTTGCCGACCGACTGCATGTAGCTCTGACCCGCGCTGGCTGACTTCGTGTAATCAAGACCGTAGAAATACGAGGAGTCGCCGCCTCGCTGGAAGTTCTCGTCGAGAGAGTAGAGATGGTTCGTCCCGGTTCCGTCTTCGTCAATCATCGTGAAGATGGACTCAAGGGTAGTGCCGAACGCATCGCTCTGCGCTTTGTTGACGCGGAACTCCCCGAAAGCGCCGGGGTCGTTGTACGTGTGTTCTTGGTCGAAGATTGGATTACCGGGACGCCGAATGAGCGTCAGACGGTTCGACACTTCGATGTTCGAGCCTGCGATGAGAGCGTCACCCGAATTGTCCGAGTAATACTTCTCAGCAATGTGACTCGCACTAGCAGCCCGAAGCGGGGAGCGGTTTGTGTTGAGACCGTTGAAGAAACGCCCCTGATAAATCGGTGCGTACTTCGGTGCTTTCTGCGGCTGGCCGCCGCTGGCTGCAATCTGAGACATGGAGAACCTTTCTAGGTGGAGAACAAAATCGCCGGGACCGCGACAAAGTTGGTATGGTTAATCGGAGTAAGTGCTCCGAGTGTATTCGGGAGTGTGTTTCCGCCGACCAATCCGTTTGCCGCAATTCCGATTCGGGTCGGTCCCGATTGCGGATTGACGAAGTCGATGCCGTTAAGCAACTGTGTCAACCACTGGTAGGGGACGTGAGTGAGAACGCTGCCGTTCGCGCCTGAAGGAGCCGCGAACACGAAGTAGTAGCGAATACCCGGACGGAGTTGAATGCCGCTAAGAGTCACCTTGGAGTAGTGCTGGCTGGCGGCGAGGCTGAAAGCATTCGCCCCACAGTCGATAATCTTTGTCCCGGTGGAATCGTAGATGCCCGCCGTGAATGCGCCGTTGCTGCCCGTAACCGTGAAGGACGACGCTGCGTTGACCACGAAGCCCGCGTCGAGATACATTTCAACGGCGAACACGGTGCCAGTCGCCCAGAACCCACCAGAGTTGTCCACAACCGGACCATACGACCGCCCGCCGAGAAACCACCCGATGCCGGGGGTTTTATAGAGGGGACCGTCGAACGTGATGTCGCCGGAGCCGTCATCCGTGAGAGTGATGCCCGACCCGTTCTGTAAATTGATAGTCGAATGCGGGGTTGGCGCTTTCTGCGTGCCGTTGACTTTAAGAATGAACCCACCCGCCGCTGCGTCAATCGTGACGCTGCCATCTCCGTTGTCGGTTAGGGTGATGTTGGTGCCGGATTCAAGGTCGAGAATGTTCTGTACTTCGTTGGGCGTGCCATCCGTCTCTAGCAAAATGCTCGTGGAAGACGAAGGCGTCCAACTGTAAATCTGGTTCGGAACCCAGACACTCAAATCGAAAGTACCACTGCCGATGACTTGCTGATTGTTTGGTCCCCAAGCAGGCTGACCTTCGGCGGTGTATCCTGTGACGCGGTAGTACGAGTTGACGGGCGAGAGTGCGTCGTTGCCCCAGATGTCTTGCTGTGGACTGGTAACCACATTGCCGTTGGCGTCGAGTTGAATCTTAATCGTGATGCCCGCGCAGATGTTGATGCCGTTCACGTTGCTATCTTGGTTCAGTTCAAAAATCAGATAGCCGTTCGCCAGAACGTTGCCCTCCGCGTCTTGAAAGTTGCCATTGAGAAGTTGAACTGGATTTGCCATGAGAGTCCTTTAAGCCGACAAGAATTGGGTGAGCCAGCTTTCACCAGCGTATCCGTTGCCGCCTGACAAGACGACCGTCGAATCCGCCGTATGGTCGCCGGAGATGGTAAAGTACGAACCTCCCGGCATACTCCCAGTTCCATTCTGTAGGAACACGACCACCGAACCACTCGTGCTGTGGAGACGAATGATGTAGTCATAGTGCGGGTCGAACGTCATGCTGAAAGTGTCTGACGTATTGACGCCCGTGCTGAGAGTTGGGGTGAAGCTACTGCCGAAAGAAATCGGAGTGCGGGAGATTACATCCCACGTATCCGGCGCAACCTTTGCGATGTTGATTGCCGAGATGGGGAAAGAACCGCTGACTACGCTGAGGGTGATTTGAGCGTGAGTGGCGTTCTGCAAAAGTCCGCGCCCTGCGAGACAGAGGAACGAAGTTCCGTTCCCTAGAAACGCCGTCGCCGGGGCGATGAATCCGCCCGTGGGTGATGTAAAGGGCAATGGGAATACGTTCAGCCCAGCGGGAACGCTTGCCGATGCGAGAGCCGCGACACTCACGGCAGTGACCCCATAGTTGACGCCGCTGCGGTCTACGGGAATGATGTCTCCCACTTGTGCGGGATTGCCGTTCGTCAACTGAGAAATTTTTTCGGATGCCATTAAGTCTCCAAGAGGATTGCGTTCGGTACTCCGCTTTCGAGGAGGAACACGCCGCCAGTCTCCGTCAGGAGATAATTGGGGGCGGCTTGTGAGGCAATTACTATCTCGCCCTGCCAAGCAATCGCGCCGCCGTAGCTGTATGCCACGACTTTATACTTTGAACCTGCGGGCAAGAGTGCATCATTCGCCCAGAGCGCCACAAGCGCCGTCCCGTTCGCGTCGAGTTGCACGCTGACTTTCTTTCCGGCTGCGACTTGTGGTCCGTTGTTCCCGGCGTCGAAGGTCAACCGAAATGTCGCGGTGCCGTTCGCCAGCGGGTTCCCCTGCGGGTCTTGGAACGCATAAAGCAAGAGAGGTTTAGGTGACGCGATAGTGACAGTGCCCGTCTCCGTGTCGCTACCTGAACCGCTTGGAAAGTTCGGCGCTCCCGGTACGTCGATGGTGAACGAGCCGCCACTGACGCCGACTACGGTGAAGGTGTTGCCATTGAGATACGTGTCGAGAGGCGTGAGAGTCAACCCCGCGAAAGAAACCCGCGTTCCGGGTGAGATGCCTGCGACGGAGTTCACGAAGACTGTTACGACTTCGCTGCTACACGTGACTGCTGAAATTGTTGCCATCGCTACCTCGTGTGATAGAACGGAGCCGTCTCATCGGTGAATGAAACGTCGGACCATTCGCACGGCTCTATGCCGAGTCGCGCCGCAACGTCTGTCGTGATTTCATCCTGTAGCGAGATTGCTTCTTCGGAACGTGTCTCCCACGGCTTGAGCAGCGGCGGGAGGAACCGATGATACGCGTACTTAGACGCGGTGTACTTTACATCGCGGAGTAAACCCGACGCGATGATTCGCTCAACCGTCTCGCGGCTGAACCCTATCGCGGGTCCACTGAGGATTCTTTCCCCGGTGTGAGTGTATCGGTACGCACAGAAAATTGGGGCGTTGGGAAGTGTTGCGGCTTGATTGACATGCGTGTCAGGGTCAACCTTAACAAGCCATTCGTCATCGGTCTCCAGAAAGAGGTTGAAGAACCGTTCGGTCCAACGCCCACTGAATTGCGACAGCTTTAGCCTTTGTCCTTCCTGATAAGCCACTCCGTTCCGGCGGCAGAAGTCTTCGTAATCCCCGACTCCCACCCCATCTGAAATAGACAGGATGGAACCTCGGTAGCACCTTTGCAAGTTTGCGATGCACGTCTGTGCGAGATGCTGGTCACGATAGACTCCCACGTAGAACATTACTGGCTCCGAGCGTTCATCCCTTGTTGCATCTTCGCGGTGTAGCCCGCTTGCAGGGACTCCCACATGTTCAGGAAGATTTGTTTCTGTTCCTCGCTCAGACCTTCTTGCCGTCCGAGGAGTGCTGCTTTGAATTGGTTGTTCGCCCATCCAGCACGCGGGTCGTCCGCGAACTGCCACATCAATGAGAGGAAGCCCCAATCGTAAATGTACTGCATGAAATCCGGCAGCGGTGCCCAAGTCTGGTTGATGCTCGTGACTTGCGGTGCCGCAAGCTGGACATGAATCTCGACAGGGTATGCTTTATCTGGCGCTGACTGGACACGGAAGGTGATGTTCCCGCTCCCGTCTTCAATGTGTGGACCGATGAACTCTGGACGATTGGCTGAGGATTCCAACGACAGGTTGTTCTTTACTTCCAACTGGAACCACTTGTTTGGAGTGCCGTCCGCGTTCAGGTCAAGCACGCTTGCGTGTTCGATATGTGAGAACAGCGGGACGTTCAAGCTGTAGTCCTGAGTCGTTAGACCCGTGAAGACGCCTGCGGTATCAGTCGCGTCTGCCAGCGTAGTGTTGGCGGTGAACGACGTGCTGTTTGCGGTGAGAACCTCAAAGATGTTTCCGTTTGCCGTGGTCAGCCCACCCGCGAATGCCGAAGCGATGATTGGGTCGCCTTGCGCGAACGTGTTCGGCGCAGTGACCGTCAGGACTCCAGACGAGATGACGGCAACCGTCGAGGTCGCTGTCTTAGGCGTCGGGTTACATGTAAAAACCAAGTCCTGATTGTTCCACCACCACTCGAACGGAGGTCCGAGGATTACCTGCATGACGATGTTGGCGCTGGTGAGAGCAGGCTCCAACGAGTTGCCGATGACAGGGTAGCGGTTGAAACTCATTCGCTTTGCCCAATTGATTGAGTCTTGAATTGTGCGGGTGGAGATTGCCATAGGTTCCTATCTCATGCCGAAGAAGTCGAACAGACTCGGCGGTCGCATCGCGGGCGGCGGTGGGGGTTCCACGTATGCCGTGAGCGACGGCGCGAAGGTGAACGCTTCAGTGATTTGTTCGTCAGTGAATGCGGGGAGGAAATCCACTGTAGACCAGTGCTTGTCCTGTTCGTTTTCTTTCCACAAGTAAGTTGTCACAGCGACGATGCTTCCGTCTTCTGCGATTACTGCGGACCCGCTGTCGCCGGGGATGACTTCCATGCCAAACCGGACGACGCCTTGACTCTGGTCAATCTCGCTGAAGTCATCGAACGGGAGTTTGATTCCATCAAGACGCCGGGGAGGATACTGTCCTTCGCCGTCGCCGTAGATATGAACCCTCTCCCAAGACTTAGCTGGGCGGACTTTGTACTCCACGAAATTGTGAAGCGGGGGTCCGTCGATGAGATAGATGTCGTGGTCACGATTGTCAGTCAGAGTCTTCTGGATGTGATAATCGTTGAGCACGAGGTCAAGGTGAATCTTAGTCAGCTTGTCATCCTTGTTGCAATGAGAAGCCGTGAGCAACGCGTGCGGACCAATCGCGGTCGCGGTGCATTCTCCTACCGCACGAGTGCCACGGAGGAAGACAACCATGTGGGTCGCCTTCTGCTCAATCGTAGGAGTGTTAAGGTTGGTCTGGAATTTTTGTGGCGTGGAGCAAGCAGCGAACAAAAGGGTTAGAGCGAACAACAGGCGTGGAAGCCATTTCACGTCGGTGTCTCCAACAGAGCATCCGGTCTACGTCGCCATTAAGAAAAACTATACCACTTTTTCTAAATGCCCTCTGTTCGACGGTACAATGTCTAGATGCCCCAAGGACCGTAAGGTTGCGCGGGGTTGACTGAGTTGTACGCCCAGCCTGTTTCCATAACGTTTGACATCGGGACAAAGCCCCAATCATCTTGTTCGCGGCTGCCCTGACGAACTGCGTTGTCGAGCGCCTGCATCCACAGCTTGAACTCCATGTCGAACTTCGTTCGCAGCTTCGGGTCAGGAGAGAACCGATAGCATTGCGCGAAGAAGCCCGTCTTGATGTAGGAGAAGTAGTCGTCTGGGATTGGTTCGATGAACTGGTTCAGCTTTGTGAACTGTTGAATCTTTGCCTGTCCAATCGGAGCAATCTGCCACACGGGTCCAGTCTGAGAAGGACCGGGGTAGATGCGGAATCCGGCTGCCTTGGGGTTGATAGCGGTCCAAGTGACACTGCCGTCCGTCACGGTCGTTGCGACGGTAGATGGTTTGGCGAGTGTTGGGAAAACAGGATTCAGGTTCGAAAGGAAGGGGTTCGTGTTGCCACACGTTCCATACGTCGTGACCAACCACAGGTTGCCGAAAGAATCTTGGACCTGAGTGATGGGGTTGGACGGCATGGACGTTGCGCCGAGCGGACTCGTATAAACCGCGCCGGGACCGGGGTTTTGGATTCCGGTAAGAGAGTTGATTTGCGAGACGCCCCACGTTCCGAACGTCATCGTGTCGTTCTGCATCCACGCGATGCGGGCGTTGTTGCTTCCGGTGGTTTGCAGGCTGGTGATAAGAACGTCGCGCCGCACATCGACTACCGCGAAGGGTTTCGGGTATTGTGTCGAGCTAGTGTTCCACGCCCCGCAACTTTCGAGCCAGCCAAGATTGACCACGTTCGATGCGTAATCTTGCTGCCACGAGTTGATGAAGAAAGGCGGAATGATGATGCGGTTGAACTTGAAATTGAACGGAGACCCTTTGGAACTCCCCGCCAGCATCGCGGTCATCGCGTCATTGATTGCGGAGAGTGCAACCGTTTCGTAAGCGCCGCCCGTTGGGAGGGTCGGTGCGAGGTCGCCCATTGCGCGGGCGATGTCCACGAGGTTCTGCACAGTGTAGCTGGAGTTTCCCATAGGTTCCTTTGAAAGTTAATCGGAGGTTTATGCGCCTTCGCCTCCGTACACGAGCGGCGTCCGTCATCAGCCCGAAAGCCCTAAGACACGACGCTGGCACTCGCTTGCAACTTACCGAAGGTTGGTCGAGGAAATGTTCTCGCGGTAAACGTCAGCCGCGTCAACCTTCTGACCTTGTTCGTTGAGCGTAGTGAATCGGCACTGGACCGACGTGGACATTGAGTTGCCCGTCGGATACATCACTGCCGTTTCGTACTGCTCCACAGCTTTGTCAAACTTCGCTTTGTTGAAGCTACCGTCGGCGGGAGCAACGTTGCGACCCTTCGCGTCGAAGAAAAAGTTCTTCTCGACCGGAGGATTCCACGTCTTACCGCAACGGAGACAGCGGACCCAGATGTCGCCGTTAATCATCTGGTGCTTGATGACGGCGAACTGCTCACCGTTACCGCCAGTATGAAGAACACGATTGTCGCGGGCGTTGACTTTGCCGCCCTTGCGATGGGTGCAGATGGAGAACCGATAGTTGTCGGTCGCCTCTTGCTGTGCGAACGTGCGACCCTGAGCAGCGCGGTCTTCCTGCAACTGCTTCTCGCGGAGTTCACGCTCTGCGATTGTCGCCTTCAAGTCCTTGATGTGGTACTTGCGTTCTTCCTGCTCCAGCTTCAGTGCTTCAAGCTGTTGTTTCTTGATTTCGAGTTCGAGTTCGCGGGCTTGCAATTCCGCCAGCTTAATCTGCTCATCGACACTCAGCGTTTCCTTGTTGCTCATACTCCTCCTATGATTTGTCCAACATGCTACCTTGGTTGCGGAAGTGCTGCAACGTTTGGTTGTACCGATGGAAAGCAGGCGTCGTAGCGGGCTTCCCAAAAAGTTCTTCGGCTTTCTTCTCGCTGATGACTCCCTTGAGAATCAACTGGAGAAGGCACGTGCGCCAGCCGCGATACTTCTCGGTGGTGGGCACGCCGTGCTCGTCGAAGCGCATGACGCTGAGTTCAGGTGCGAACCCAATCATGCACCAGCAGCCGACTTCCGGCGTCTGGTTGTCATGCTTCTGAATGACGAGCGTAATCTTTCCGGCTTGTGGATGCTGGCGATACCAGCACTTCACTCCGGCTTCACGCAGCTTGTTGATGAACACGACCGAGTGCATGATGCGCCCGATTCGGTCCCCTGCGTACTTGTACTCCTCAGGAGTGACCCAGCGATATTCTTTCGCTGCGTTCTCCGAGGCTTCCTGCAATCGACAGAGTTCTTCTTGCGTTTGGCTCGACGGTTTCGCGTCACTCACGTTCTGAGCGTACTCAGCCATCGCTTCGAGCATCTCCGGGGAGTCGGTGTCGAGTTCCGAATCGTAAGTCTCCCAAGGTGCGAGGTCGTTGGCGCGAGTCCCTTGCCGTGCCGCAATCTCCTCCGGCGTGAGGTTGGGAATAACAGCTTGTGGCGCAGCGTCTTCCCAACGCTGCATATATTCTTCGTTTGTTGGCAACCTTCCTCCTAAATTGTGTCGGCTCTCACGCTGGCTCTCGAAATGGTGCGCGGAGAGCCGTCCACAGTTGATGCGAGAATCCAGTCTCATTCCCCCGGGAGCAAGCCGTGGTGAGTGCTAGTGCTTTCCCCGCGTTCTAGACCGCCGGGTTCCGCCGTCGGCTCCGCTTCCGGTAATCCACCTTCCCCGGTGCCTGTTTCTGTTGCCGCATCAAATTCGCCGTTACAAAGTTGCTTGAACAATTCGTCGTTCGCTTGCGCCTGTTGAATCTGGTTTCGCAAGCTGGTTACCGAACCGCGCAGTGCGCTGTTCACACGCCGCAAAAGGCGGGCAGTGTTGCGCGAGACTTCTAGTTCTCCGCGCAGAATATCGTTGGACTCCACGAGTCCCGCGATGATGATGTCTTTGTCCTTTGTCCCCTCCGACATAGGCTCCTCCATTTTCAATAAAGTAAAAGTGCTCACTAAACTTTCTAGGTTTAGTGAGCACGATGTTGCGTCTCCCTTACGGGATTACCGTGACGATAATCTGGACGTAGATGAAGTTCACAGGTTCCGCTTCGTTGATGTCCGAAGGACCATTGCCAAGCGTATTATCGAAGGTCGGGAAAGAAACTTCGACAATCGCCTGACCGACGCCACGAGACGTAATCAGTCCGCTAGAACTGACCGACACAATCTCAGCCGTGTAGCCCGCGAAGGCACTCGGCTTATACCACGCAGGCGGTGAACCCGCCGCGTTGTTGGGGTCGCCGTAAGATACGTAGACCGGGGAGCCGACCGGAGAGTATGCGTTGTTCTTCACGTCAACTTCGGTGGTGGTCAACTGGCAGGTGTTAGAGAACCCGCCCGCCGAACTCAGGCTGAGCGTCAGGGCGTATTGCGCGACCGGGAAAGTTCCGCCCGCCGTTGCACCGATACCCTGACCGTTGGTGCCCGATGCACCCGGATGAACCGTAGTCCCGCCGCTAGGACTCGTGATGCCCGTTCCAGAAACCTGAACGTATGCTGCTACACCCAAGCCGTCCGTGGGGACGTGTTGGGGATTGGGATTTCCACTCATGTTAAATTTCCTTTTCTGCGAGGCTCTTAGCCCGCGTGAGAATCTCGGTGACTCTCATGTCCACAAGCAGAGACGGAATCTGGTGCCCATAAGCCCTCGTCAACGCCATTTCCAACCAAGCACGAATCGAAAACTTTGACTTGCTGGCTTGACATGACAACATCGAACTTTCGGGATGTGAACTACAGCAGGGGACGAGGTTGCCGGGAATGTGACCGAGAGACGAATCAATGCGGTCTAAACCCCAAACTTTTCCTTCATCGGGAACCCGACCGCAATAAGTACACGGTCTGGGATTTCCCAACTTGTCGAGGTAATAGTGAACTGCCTCGGTAGGGTTGGAGAACCCGAAATCACGTCCTGCCACTTTGTCTGCCCAACGCATTCCAAGATACCTCTTACGAAGTATCTTGTAATATCCGTTTGACATCTGTTTCGCACGGTTAGAAAACTCCATGCCCGCCCGCGTGTATCCTACGAGCGTCCCATCTTTTCGCCACTCAACTGCCCAGTATTCTACCGTCTCTACGGGAATTCCCGTTCGGTCAGATATTTCCTGTCGGCTTCGTCGTTGACGCAAACCTTCTAAAACTTTTTGTCGTATTTCTTCAGTGTGTGCTTTCATCTTCTCTCCTTAATAGAGAACATGAAAACAGGGCGTGATTAAGGCACGCCCTATTTTCGTCGTTGCCGTCAGGGTTAGCTGATTGCAGACGCAGCGTCGATTTGACGCATACGGATTGTAGTGTCGGGACCGAGTGACGTAGTAAAATGTACGCGATACGCAGTCCACCCCGGAATCAAACCTTCGGGGTCTGCAACACTCGGTGCGGCGTTCTGCACGATGTTGCAGGAGATGTTGCGCCAGTCGCCATCACCGTAAGCAGTGTCCTGCTTGGCTCCGAGGTTGATGGAGAAGATACCATCGCGCCCGAAGATGTAGGTGCGGAGAGCCGTCAGACCAGTCACCCCTTGGAAGTTCGAGGTCTTGGTCACGAGGTTCGTCTGGAAGAACCGAACGCCGCTGGTCGGCAGTTCAATCTGTTCCATCAAATCCACGCTGACGAGTTCGTCCATGCGTTGCTGACCCTCGACAGTGTGCTTCAGAATGTCGATAGGGCTGTCGTTGCTGTTGTCAGCCAGCACGTCGCCAAGGGCGAACGGGTGGATAACTCCGGCGAACGCTTTCCCGCCGTCGAACGGCATGACCGAGCGACCCGCAAGCGACTGAACGCTGTTACGGATTTGGCTCAGGGAAAGAGCGGTGAAGCTGGAAGTGCTGGAAGCAGCCAGTTTCACGAGCACGGATGCGTCAATGCTGTTCGCGCCGTCAGCAGTTGCACGGACGAGAGCAGACAGGGACTCACCGAGGCGGTACGACATTTCCTTCGCGCAATTCTCGACGGTGTTGTCAATCGCCGTAGCGAGGGACAGAGACGAGAAGTTGGCGTAGTCAGCGTACTCACCAATGGTCGCGGTCGTGGTCAGCACGTTGAGGCTGAGGGACGAACCGACGGTGCCTTCGGTTGCTTGGACAGTGTTGGCTGCCAGAGGAACGTACATGTACAATTCGTACTGGTTGCCGCTGCCCACAGGCAGTTCGAGGCGCTCCGAGCAACGGATGAACGGAGTGTTTGCCTTCAGGTTCTCACGGAACTTTTTGTCGTAATACTTCACCGTGGACTGGGGCAGGTTAGAAAGCTGGTTTCCTGCGGGAGAAAAACTCATGTGAGTTTATCCTTGTTTGGTTTAGACAGTGGCTCCTGACTTCACTGCGCGGGCTTTTGCCGCTTCAGCTTCGAGCCTGTTGACCGTCTTCTGGAACTCCGGGTCACGGAGCGCCGCACGGTACTGCTCTGAAGTCATTCTGTCAATGTCTCGCAGAGTAATCGAAGACCCTCCTACTCCGGGCGTTGTGACGCCGGATGAGGCTGAAGAAATTGATTCATTCAACCCTGAGGGTACGTGACTCTGTCGCTTTGCTTGCGCCTGCGGTTGCGTCCCCAATCCGGGGGTCGTCGCTGGCAGTGCCTGCGGGTTCGGCACTTCTAGTTCCACGGGCACAACGGCAGCGGGGGCTGCGGTCGGCACGAGTGATACCTGTTGCACATCAGGTGCTTCTTTGAGCAATCCGGCTCCAGAAAGCGTGTCTTGGGCGAGTTTGAAATTTGCTACGGTCGGAGCGAGGTTTCGCTTGCCCATCCAACGCGTAACGATTTCACGGTTCTCCGGCGAGTCAACATAACCCGAACCGGAGTTCACAAAGTCGATGTAGTTCTCGACAGCGCGATTCTGAATGAGGCTGCGTTGCACTTCATTCAGCGTGTTGGCGACAACCGAAGGCTTCTGACCGAAGACCGACTCAATCAGCTTGTCGGTTGCGCTCGCGGTCGTCTCAGGATTCACGAGTTCGCGGGCGATAGTGAACCGCTCATCCGGCGTCAAATCGCGGGACTTGAACTCAGGAACATTCTGAAAACGTTCTGCGGTATCGGGAACTGCTTCCTCGACGCCGAGCGCCTTCTCGCGGGAGACCTTACGAAGCTGGCGCAGAATCAATTCGTTCTGCTTGACCAGTTTGGTCGTGAGTTCATCCGGCGTTTTATAGATAATAACTTGCTTCCCACCGAGCGGGCGTCCATCAGCATCCATCGGCTGATACTCGTAACGCTGGTCGGGGAGTTCCGCAACCGGGGCTGCGACTACGGGAGTCGGTGCCGGAGTGGGAACAATCGCGGGCGATGCGCCTGCGGGGGTTTCTTCGATGATGATGGTTTCACCATTCGCACGGGCAGCGGCTTCTTTGTAGAGCCGCTCAACCGTTGCGGAAAAATCGGGGTTGCTCCGAAGGTTCTCTTTGTATTCTTCGGAAGTCATCTTGTTTACTGCGTCGAGCGTGATAGGTGTAGACATTTTCAATCTCCTCCAGATTGTTAGTTCGCATTCGCCCTTCGTCGCATCAGTTCTTTCTTCCACTGATGATTCCAACACAACGTTTGGAATTTGCCATCCGGCAGACCTTGAGCTAAGACGGAGTCATACAAATCTTTCCGTCTTGAATCCACGTTTCCGTCATCTGCTACGTGGTCAAGAGTTAGTAAGTCCGGGTCGTTGACATCACAACCAGACCAACAGCATTTCAACTTCTGGTCCTTGCCGTAGTGGGCAAGAACTCTCAGTTTGTTCTCCAACCGATACTGACGCCGTTGCGGTCGCATTTCTCGGTCGTGGGCACGTCGCGCATCTGCGGTCTTGTATGGCACAGCTAGTTCCAGTCATCCGTCAACGGTGGGTGCTCAGGATTCTCCGGGGTGCCAATGCCTGCGGCGGCAACTGCTTCAAGGTGCAGCAACTCAGTGAGACGCTGCATCACGCCTGCATAGAACATGCCTGCGCCCTTGGCTACTGCATGATTCGCTACAATCTCCTGCGTGTTCGCAGTCGATGTGTTCAGCAACTTGATGTTGAGCAATCGAATCTCTTGCTCCATTAACCGCTGGAGGATGTCGAATCCTTCAGACCGAACTTGCGATGAAAGCACTTGTCGGTCGCGGTCGCTCAACTCAAAGGACAGTTCAAGACCTTTGATGTTTTCCTCCGTAATCTTGAGCATTTCTCCTCCGAAATGGTGGACAGGGTGTCAGGTGAACCTGACGACCCCGCCCGTCTCTTACGCAACTGTAGGCAGTTGACCTTGCAGCCCACCCGCACTCGGCACCCCTTCAACCGCTTCGCTCATGCCGCTGGCTTTCGCCGCTTCACGAGTGATGTCGCGTTTGATTCGGTTGTCCGATGCTTGGTCTTCCAACTGTTGCTTCTGTTGGAACTTCTGCTGGTCGCTTTGCTGTTTCGCCTGCATTTGCATCTGCATCACCGCAGCCTTCGAGTTGGCATCGCGCTTCTTCTTCATCGCGTCTGTCATCGGCTTGATGATGTCGTTTTTGTTCTTCCACTCCGATGCTTCGAGCCACATGGAAATGATTGGCTTGAAGTCGATGTACTCCTCATTGATGTCAGCCAACGATTGCTGAATCTGAGGGTTGTTGAGAATCTGAGTGAGCATAACCATCGACTGAGCCATCGTCCGCTTTGCAGCGAGAGACGAACCCGCCAGAACCTCGTATTCGATTTGAGCGTCGTGATAGTCCTGAATGTTGAACTCGTTCAGGAAATCGTTGCCCATCTCTTTGCCGAGAATGTGGAGGATTGCCGCATCGGACATGACGTTGAACACGAGCATGTCGATGATGGACAGGAATGGTTTGAAGACCTGTTCGATAAAGTTGTCGAGAGGTCCGTCAAGTCGGGTCGCACTCGCGCCTGCGAGAATGTTTGCGCCCGATGCCGAGCGTCCCATACCAGACCGAGGTCCAGCGGAACTCCCTTGGACAAGCTGCTGGTCTGCGCCCGAAGACGATTCCGTAGCCTGTTCAGATTCTTTCAGCGCCGCCCAGATGTCGGACGGAACTTTCGGAGACTCCAGCAAGCGGTACGACTTCTCAACGTTGGTCACTGACATGATTTTGCCCAAACCAGTTTTGATGGTCTGTGTCGGTGCGTTGTCGTCGCGGTTGCGGAGGTAAACCGGGTTGACTCCGTAGCTCAGAATTTTGAGGATGGAGTTGATGGTGCCTTGGTCAACACGTTGGTTCTGACCAACGATGAGTCCGAGACCCATACCGTAGAATGCTTTCGGTCGGT